CACAACGAGAATGTAATGGTTCTATGATACGATTCTTGTAATTACAGGTAAAGATAAAAGAACAGTTACCTGAGAACTCTTCGATTGCATTACGCAAAGCAGGTTGAGTAGAATTTGGATTAAGATAATCTGCCTCGTCAATGATGATGACCTTGCGGCCACCAGAAAGACTCATTGACGATGCATAGTTTTTAATCTTCGTTCTAAATGTATCAATGCCACTCTCATCAGAACCATTGATTACTAGAAAGTCGCAACCGATTTCGTTGCACATTGCTTTCGCAACTGTCGTTTTTCCAATTCCTGGTCCGCCAGCCAGAAGAAGATTTGGTATGCTCTTCTGATTGACGTACTCTTGAAATGGTTTCTTCAACCTTTCTGGTAGAATACAGTCCTGAATTGTTTTTGGACGATACTTCTCTGTGAACAACAAGTGTTCTAGATTTGTCATTATATAAATCCTTCATCAAATAAATCATTGAAATTAAAACTCACTCAACCTCGTAACAGCCATCATGTAGTTCTCTGTCACTACAACATAAGAATTATTAGTGAAAAGAATTCTTGTTCCTAGTGGAGAATCTTCTACAAGATATACTTCATCTGGATTGATGGCTATACTAACATTTTTTTCTTTATCAATAAAGTATTTGAATCTCATTTCTTAGCCTCAAATGTAGAACCAACTTCAGTAGTAATGTAATACTCAATCGAAAACTTTGTGTTTTTGAAATGAGCAATGCCTTTAGATGAAATAGAAAGATCATATGCACCGGTCAAAAGTTTCTGAATGTTTTCCGTTTTGAAAATCATACGATACTTATTACCATTGCCTTCAGATTCTAATTCAAGTGACTGTGTGTGTGCAGAATCGTTTGCGAGATCGATGGTAAGTACTTTGACTGTACTACCATCAGATTCTACAGCGATCTGAGGTGACCCCAAAACATTTGCAGAGTCCAAAATCCAACGAAAATCTTCAGCCGAAAGTTTGACTTGAATTTCAGGACTTGGCATCTGCAAATCTTTTTCTGGAGGGGTCACGATCATTGTAGGTTCACAAAACCGATACTTAATTTTACTACGGCCTTTTTGCCCAGATATAATTACATTCTTCTCATCAAACTCCAACTCAAGGTCGTTTTTGTGTAGAGAAAGAACAGACAAAAATTCATTGATATCATAGATACCAAAGTCTTTTGGTAGTTCGTCTGTAATTGTAGCCTTAGCAAAAATGTTTTTAAGATTGGAAACAGTTTTCAAGGTCTTCCCTTTCTTCAAGAAAAGACCTTGATTGATGGTTCCAAAGTTTTTCAAAACAGCCAATGTAGTATCAGATAATTTCATAATATAATTTTTCCTTTAAATTAAACTTCTTCCGAATCTTCTTCGTCTTCTTCAATAAACTTTGAATATAAACTTTTGTTTGTTAAGTATTGTGTTGTGATGTTCTGATCGTTCTTACCAAACACAATTAATTTTCCATCATCAGGACAAAGCCCTTCCAAATTAGCAGGAACTACACCATATAATTTGATTTTGAAATCAGAAGTGCTTTTTCCATCAAAGAAACCGGAACTGATGTAGCTCAATTTCTCATACCACATTTCTTTGAATCGTAGTACTCTGGTGATGAAAGTTGATTCCAATGAAGCGCCAGACAACAGACCAGTGTGAATAACAACACGAACTTCTTTTGTGGGGTTCATAAGTGATACTTTTGCAGCATCAAAGATTGATTTCGAAACAGTACTGTAAGATACAGGAAAATAAATTACTGTGTTTGTATCGATGTATTTGTTCTGTTTCAACCAAGAATCTACATTCCCAAATTTCCACTCTTTTGGTTCAAGACCAGTTCTTGCAGAATAAGCAGAGTGATCAAAAATGAGACTAGTCATTCGTTCGATTTTTGAAGGTGTGAAATCTGCACCAACAACTTTTACCCAACTCTCAACAACATCACGGTTGAATGAAAGAGAACCTTCAGCAACAAGCTTCTTTCCAACACTAATGATATCATCGAGTTTTACAGTACCAGAAGGACCGTTCTCTTTATTTGCGTTGAGTCCAAATGTTAATGTAGCAAATGAACGAACACTTGTATCTTTTGTTGTGTATTTGTACAAAGCGACGATGCGGTTTCGTACTTTCAGAGTTGGCAACTCAAGAATAGAATCTTTTGTGCGTCCATCTAAAAGTGTATATGAACCTTTGTCTTCTTCAACAACACAGATTGGTCGACCATGTAGTCTCCATCCATTTGTTGTGAGGTCATGCAAGTGATCTGCATAACGATCATTACCACCCCCATGTCGAACAAACTGACTGTTTGACTGAGCAGAAGAGCGGGAGATTGAATCAGTTTCCATCAAGATGAAATCTACGAATTCCAATCCTTCAGGAAGTAATTCCCCAAAGAGTTCTGGATAAGCTGGATAAGATTCTTTTTTGATTGACTGTTTTACGAATTCTAAGTGATCGTCAGTAAATCTGAAGTTTTTTGATAATGCTACAATAGGTTTTACAGCCATGGTAATTCTCCTTTTTAAGGGTTAAAGTTTTAAATACCTGTTTTTCGACAGGGTCACAACAAAGTGTGATTTTACTCACACTAACAGTCTAATTTCTTTTTAGACTGTCATGATTATATAGTAAAATTAATCCGTAATGCAACACTTTTAGCAAATCTTTTCGGTTATAACCACCTTTTTTGCCGTATCTTTGTGCATACTTCATAATATTTCCTATACAAAATCCGTCACCATGGCCAGCATCAAGAATAAATTCAGTTGCCTGAAACTTATTCATTGAGTAATGCTCGCCATAAGTGCTATCTATATAGTCTTTGAATTCTTTCAAAAGACGATCTTCATCATATTTGTAATCAATCATAGTTTACCTGTATAATTGGCAACAGCAGGCATATTACCATTGAAAGCGTAAGTGCCAATATGTTGAGTTTTCATCCAAGGACACAAGAAAATCTGTCCACCAATTTTACGCCACATCTGACAGAACATATAGTCTTCACTTAGGTAACGATCTGAACCACCACCAGTAATAGATTCTTTGTAGTCAATTACAGTATCAAAGAAAGCATGAATATACCTTGAACCGTCAAAGTTTTTCTGGCCAACATGATCTGGTTTATAATGAATCATTGGATAAGCTTCTTTCATCTTATCAAAAACTTCTCGTTTAATCATCATATAACCAGTACCAATTTCCATCACTTCAAGAGGTTCTGTTACAGAAAATGATTTAGTACCTTTCACTACATTGAATACATAGTCACCAACAAGTTTCTGAACTTCATCAACTTCGATATCAGGATTCTTTTTGATGGCTTCAATAATGTTACGCCAATTAATTGCCTTCTTTGGATATGGGGCACCAATAACTTCTTTATCTAATGCTAGAAGAGCAAGAACATCTTGAGCTGAATAACCAATATCAGAATCAAGAAACAACATATGTGTACAATTTGATCTGAGAAATTCATCAACGAGATAATTTCTAGCCCTAGTGATCAAAGATTCATTAAATAGAAATGAAAATTTACATTCAATTCCATATTTGTTCATTACATTTTGCAAATCTAACGAAGACTTCATATAAAGACCATGTGCCATTCCACCGTACATTGGTGTAGCAACAAATAGTTTATTCTGTCTTAGTTTTTCAATATCAACTTTAATTTCCATAATTCACCCATAAACGAAAAAAGAGGAAGCATACACTTGTATATATGCTTCCTCTTTGTTTTTTTACTACTTCTTAAGCAAAAGTACGAACTCCTGCCGAGCGCAGAGCAGAGATGCCTGCAGCAATCATTCGTTTAGTAGGTGTACCCAAACGATAGAAAGAAACTTTCTCGCCGTTCACAATGCGGCTGTTCAGGTAGATTGCATGACCTTCATTGCGAAGATCATTAATGGTTGCGGAGGGATTTGCAACACCGAACATGCTCTGCATCTTTGCAGGGGTCAGGGTGTTGTAACCAGTGGACTTGGACAGATAGTTAAGAACTTTAGATTTAACAGACATTCAAAATACTCCATAAAGTAAAATAGTCGCAGGTTAGAAACATGTCTGAAAGGCGACTGTTCTCTCAGACATGTGTACATCATACTACAGGGTCATACATTTGTCAATACTTTTTAAGGCAAATTAGAAAGGAATATCTTCTTTGCCAATCTCTTCAGGCACAGGTTGTGTTTGTGTCATCAGAGTTTCAGTGTTGGCACCGGCATCTACTTTAGTGTAGAGATCAAGGAAAGAAATCTTTGTATCATCATCGAAACGATTCAAACAAAGCGTAATTGCCTTAATGCGATCTCCGAACACAGAGTAGGTCTTGGCAATATGCACAAGACGGCGAGTGGAAATCACTTCGTCAACACCGCCTTCAACAAAGGTTTTGCGAATGACTTCTGCCCAAGTAACAAGTTTCTGAGCAAATTCATCATCAGCACGACCAAGAGATTCAAGTTCTTTCTTAAGAATCTTTTGTTCAGTTTTGTTGGAAGGCCATTCTTGTTCGTAAGTATTGAGAAAACGCTCAAGAAATGCTTCGTTCAGAACATTGGTGAACATGTAACGACCATCTTCTGAACCTTTACCTTTTGTGTTCGCAGTGGCAACAACTGTAAAACCAGGTGCAGGTTGAATCAGTTCATTCTTCTTTTTAAGCAAGAATGGTTTGCCTTCAAGAACACGCTGCAAACTGGAAAGGTTTTGTGAACCGTAGTCAATCTCATCAATACAGAGTACTGCACCTTGACGAGCAGCAACAGTCACAGGACCATCACGCCATTCCATTTGACCATTGATCAAAACGAAATTACCGAACAGATCACTTTCATCAGTTTCAGGTGTCATAGAGACGCAAACGAATTTGCGTTTTAGTTTGGCACAAGCCTGTTCAACAGACATTGTTTTACCATTACCTGATTGACCAGTAATGAAGATCGGATAGAATCGATTCGAACCGATGATCGAAACGAGATCGTCAAAATGACCGAACGGTACATAATTTTTGTATACATTCGGTACAAGGTTTTCGACCTCAAGATCAGTCACAACCGAACTGATACGATTTTTAGAAGTTTGCATAGGAATAACCTGAGCTTGCATTTCAATAGTTACGGGAGCAGCTGTTGCAGGTTTTGCAACAGCAGTGGGTACTTTATATAGTCCACGCTTCAGACGATTTTGTTCGTCACTGGTAAACCATTGAATACTTCCAATTCCTACTTTTTTGGCAACATCTTTGACTTCAGTACGAGTCAAAGAAGTTTTACCGGTTGCAACAAGGGCGTCAATGAAAAGTTGGCGATTAATAGTGCGAGGCATAATATAGAACTCCTATCAAAGTATATAAAACATTATAACGAAAAAAGGGGGAATTGTCAACCCCCTCTGTTGTATAAAAACAACACTCTAGACCGCAATCCCATCAATGAATTTAGAGACTAGGACACGGCTTACTTGGCGTTTTTGATTGTGTTTCAGAAACGCATTGGCAAGTTTTGATGCAGTAACTTTGCCTTCTACAGTAAAATCTTCATCTTCAATCTTAAGGTCTTTGCCACCAGAAATCAGAAAGAACTTATTGTAACCAGGTTTGTACGAGATCAAAAGTTTTTCTTTCTTGAATTCTTTCACAAGAAGATTCACTTTCTCTTTAGATGATTCCCAATCTTTGTAAATGGAACGATTGTTCAGATCAATACCTTTTTCATCAACATAGTGATCACGAATCATAGCTGGAATAGTAGAACGACTACCAGAAGAAACAAAGAAACCGAAAATCTTTGAACCAGTTTTATCTGAATACCAGTTCATGATCTGTGGTTGAATATCTTCTGATTGTTTAATCTGATATTCTTTCTTAGTAGTCTTGTCAACAATAAAGACATTGGTGTATGAGTAACTAATACCGTTTACTTGCCAAGACTTTTCGATGGTAGGGTTGTAGTAGTAACTGCAAAAATCAGAATCACCATCGTGAATCAAAACGGTGTTTACAATGTCAAGATTGTTCACTTTGCGAAACTCGTTAGTGAGGTCAGAAAGAGCAATCATAGCCTGATTCATTGGTGTATTACTCAATGATTCAGACATTGCAGCAGTAAACAAACGATCAGGGCCATACGAATTCATCAATTGAACCATGTTACGAAGTACTTTAGTGTACTCTGAATTGGACATTTTAGAATTCATATACTCACGCAAAAATACGGTACCCATTTGAAGTTCTTTCGGGTTCATACTAAAGCAAGTAATACGCTCTTTAGCATTAGGCGAAAACTCATTCGGAAAGTCACAAGTATTACGAACGAGAACTTGATCACCGAAACCGTAAACGACAAAGGGAATATTCACTTTGCGGCAAAATGATGTAAGCACAAGAATCTGTTCAATAGAACCAGCCATGTTCTCAGTCATAGAACCAGAACGATCAAGAAGAAGCACAAGACCGTGCGATTTACCTTTGGGTACACGCATTACTTTACGGAAGATATTGTCATCTACCTGATATTTGTAAATGCGAGATACATCAATATCACCAGTGTTCGCAACTTTTGCCTTTGCAAAACGAGATGCAGCCTTCTTCATCTCAAATTCTTTGACAAGAAGCGAAACATATTTCTCATTGCGTTTCTTGAACTCTTGAATCAAAGACTCAAGTTTGCACTTTTGTGCATCAGAGAATCGTGCATTACGATCTTGTTCGATCTGCTCATGAACTCGTTTTGCAGGTGTGACAATCTGTTTCATAACAGGTTTTGGTAATGTCAGATACAGATAGTCTTTTGATTTGGCATCAAGAAGATCACCCTCACGATTACGAAAGTTATCGTCAGTTTCACAAGTAGGTTCATCAAAAGAATCACAAGGCGATGAATCTTTGAAACGATTGATTTGATTGCCTTCTTCATCAATATCATCATCACCATCGTCATCAGTATCGCCTTCAGCTTTACCTTGACCTTCAACATCTTCTGATTCGTCATAATCATCACCGAAAGATTCGCCGTCATCTGATTCTTCACCTTCAGAGAATTCAGCATCATCCATAGGTGAATCATAATTGAAATTGAATTGTTCTTCTTGTTCTTTCTTGGAATAATCCCAGACTTCACCAGTGATTTTGATTACATCATCCCAGGTTTCACAAGCACGAACACGGTCAACCAAATCTTTTTCTTCTGCACCAAAAGTAACAGGCAGAGTATAGTCAGATTTAGTATAGAGATTCAAACGGTTAATGAAAGACAGATCATTGATATCTTTGTTTCCAATACCAAAGAAGTCTTGATCTATTAGAGTTTTGTATGCACGGACAAAAGAAGGACGCAAACCAGGATACTTGCGTTTGATTTTCTTCTCAATACGGGCATCTTCAATAACATTCAAAAATGCTTTGAAATTCTTACCATTGTCACAAACGGCATCATGCCAACCTTGTGCAGGTGTATAAAGAGCGTGACCGACTTCATGACCCATCAAAAGGTCATAAAGATCGCCACTCATATCTTTCCAAATGGGACAGTATAGAACACGGTTCTTAGGATCAAATGCAGCCGTATTCATTTTACGGTGTTCAATACGAATATTCTCGGTCGCAAGCAATTTAGCTAGCTGAGATTTAGTTTGGGAAGTAAAAGTAGTCATAACAGTTCCTATCGAATATACGACTATTATATCAGAAATGGGGGAATTGTCAATACGAGATGTTGTATAAAAACAACAGTACTGCTACTATATATTGTAGTAAGTTAGTACTCACTAACCCTTGTAAAATACGAAAATCGGTTCATATTTGAGCCAGAGACCGTTTACTTTACAGAAGTTTTTAGATTTTGGCAACCCCGTTTCGGCATCAACTCTGTTACCACCAGGCATTTGTGCCAAACTCATTTTAAGTTTGCCTTTGTATTGCATACCTAAAGATTGCAAAATATCGATAGAGTCTTGTTCAAGAGGCAACATTTCTCCACCAAATTCTGCATCGGCAATATTCCAAAGAAGATACCGATCTGATGCAAGCCATTCGACACAAGTTTCTAATGTCTTGCGAAGAAAACCTTCTCTCCACAATTCATACTGATTGAATTTCTTGTATGACTGTTCGGCATCTTGTGAGTATGCTTCTTTTGCAAAATATGGTGGAGAAGTAAATATCAAATCAAGTTTACCTTTATACTTCTGAAAGTTTTTGTTCTTGTGTATTTCTTCTGAACCTAATTGGTAAATTTCATATGTGTGTGTCTTAGGAAACAAACCTACTGCACGATATGTTTTTGTATTGAAGAAATCAGCAAACTCATGGTACTTAGTTCTACCATTCTCTGTATTGTGATCTGTATTTGGATCAGTACCAATGTAGTGAATGTTTCTTGCATCATCTACAGATAGAGCTCCAAGTAAACGACCACCCCAACCAGAAGATGGATCATAGATGTTTATTTGTTCTTGTGCCTTAATATGTTCAGTATATCTTTCATACAGATATTTTGCAGTTAGTGGGGGAAAGTTTACTGCATATTGACAAAAAGAAACACGAAAGGCTTTAAATCCTACAGGGAATATTTTACTTCCCTTTTTGAACAAACGAATACGAAATGTTTGAGCCTCTTTATGATCAACATTTGTTTTGCATTGATCAGGTACATTTAGTTTGAGAAGATCGTTCTTTGAAATCAAAACATACTTTTGATTCTTTAGTTCTTCACAATAACCAGTGTACTCATTATCACCAGATGTTCCTTCAAACCAGTAATCATGTGTATCGTACTTACGAGCTGTTGTTTCGAACCACTCAACAAAACTTTCAACAGATGTTACTTTGAATGGTACAGAACCTATGTTCGAAATTACTTGACCTTCTTTTACTGGTGTTGAATGACTGTAGAAAGAATCTCTTTTGAAATGTCGTGATGCATATGTAACAAATGTTTCAAGCAATTCATCTTTGGCAAAGTAATCATAGATTGATTTGCCTTTCTCAACATCTTTCGTATAGTTGATCTTTGTTTTCATCATGGTTGGAAACCATTGATTAACAGCATTACCAGTAATACTAGTGTTACGAATTACATCTAACTCATTTGTCAATTCATCTTTCATAAGAAACTTATGGACAGGATATGTTGACATCTCATTGAACTGATCAATGATCTCATTCTCATTACAGCCTACTCTTGGTGGTTGTCCTTGTTCATCCCAAAGACGAACTACTTCCTTTCGCATATCAATTACCCATTGACGAAAATCATCCATAGACATCCATAGAATCTCTTCAAATGATTTGTTAAGGCTTGAATTTAGAAAGTCGGTATTTCGTTCGTAAAAATATTTTGTCATATCTATATCACTTCTGGTTGTGTCATTTTTTTATACATAATTATTTAGGAGGAACAAATGAACTCACTCATTATAACACTATTGTTGAACACAACGCAAGCACCACCACCGGTAGTAATTAATCAACCAGTAGTTACCGAAGAAAAATCAGCATGTGCTGGAGATGAATAGAGGTAGACAACACCTGGTATCTTACCGTCAGACCAACTAATCATGCCGACTTCTTTCATACCGTTTTTACCATAGAACAATCTTGCTCTAAGATTTTCGGCACGAACTGTAAGCCAAACATTCGTTTTCATTTCGGCAAAAAATTTTTGTAATACTTTAGACGCAACACCATTGCCTTGTTCTAAGGTAACAATTTGACCAATGTGTGCATCACCTTTTTGAGCTTCAGTGTTGCCTATCTTTTGTTTTCTTTTATACACACCAAAGATGATCACTACTCCATCTTCATAAACCACATTACCACTTTGAATCTTTCTTGCAATGTAATCAGAACGAATGTGTGGAAAATATGTTTTTTGATATGGTGCAAAAGTAAGTTTTACAGAATCTAAATTTTCAAGTGTTGCAATTTTCATTCTAGAATTAATTTCCTAATTGTTGGGTTTGAATAGCAGTCGACTACTAAATGTAGTCGATCTTGATCCCATGTGTTATGTACTTCATGAGCTTTGGTCACATCTGCATAGTAGTAATGGCCTTTCTCAAAAAAGAAGTCGATCTTTTCTTTTCCTTCATACAAAGAGAAGATAACTTTGGGATCAGTTTTGATTGGAATGTGTATACGAACAATTTGTCCATCATCAAATCCAATACTCTTATCTATCTTATCGGTATGTTTTTCTATCTTAGTACCTGCCTTCAAACGCATCACACGAACTCGTTCAAAGGTTGCAGGTATTTTATATAGTATTTCATTTAAGGCTTGCATCTCTGGTAATCTTCTCAGAGAAGTATCTTGTAGTTCTGATTCATCAATACCTGACTTTAATACACCAGGTTTTAAAATATTTTCTGGATCAGAACTATAACCTCTCAACGAGATAGCTTCCCAATTACCATCATTGTATTTTGTCTTAACTAAAGACAGAGACATGTTTTCAATATACTTTACAGCAATATCAAGTTTATCATCACCTTCATACTTTGGTATATTTAATTTTTTAGCAACTGGCCTTTTCATTTGCGTCTCTGTGCCCTTTTAATTATCTTGGTTTGTTTCCTACGACCTTGAGAAAGAGAAACTTTACCTACTTTAGAAGTAAACTTAACACCGTTCATATGATCTAGTTCATGAAGGTAACATCTTGCAGTCAAACCGTCAAGCCATTTCCTTTGTACTTGTCCTTGTTCATCAATATATTCTGCATGTACAGACACAGGCCTCTCTACTTTCAAAAACAAACCTGGAAAAGAAAGACAACCTTCATTGTCCTTGGCAACTCCACCAGAAACTTCTAGTACTTTTGGATTGATACACGCCATCTGAAACTGATCTGTACCAATTACAAACACTCTTTCATATACACCACATTGATTTGCAGAAAGACCAACACCACCATACAGTTTCATCGTCATCTTCAATCGTGCAATCAATTTATTCATTACAGGATTAGGTAACTGATCTGTATACTCAGGTATCTCATCATCTAACATTACATAGTTTTCACCATATAAAGGTAATGGTTCTATTGTCTCTTGTTTCTTAACTACTTCTTCAGAAGTATCAATTGTTAAAATTTCACTCATTTTATTATCTTTGAAAAATTCTTTACCTTCTCAAAACGAATTACATTACTAAACTTATCTTGTAGTATATCACCTTTATGCGATATCACAAAGATATTTACACCTTCTAACATATGTAACAACTTCATCAACTCTTCTGTGCCGTTTGCATCAAGTGAAGAATCAAATGTCTCATCTAGTATCAGTAGATTTGTATTTGCAGAATTCTTCAGTTTAGCTACAGCACGCCAAGTCAACATCAATGCCATATCAATTCTTTGTTTCTCACCCTCAGAAAAGTTATGGTACGAAAAATCGTCACGATGTCTGGACTTAATTGATTCTTTAAACGATTCATCAAGGTTAAAGTTTACAAAGAAATCTAGTGACGATAAATACTTGTTTACTAACTTATTGATTACTGGCAAGTACTGTTTTATGATTTTGGTTTTGATACCAGTATCTTTTAACAAATTAGAGGATACCTCATAATATGTATTTTCTTGCAATAATTCTTTTAAGTGCGATTGCTGTTTTATCAAACTCTCCCGTAGTTCTTGCAGCAGTTGTTCTTCTTGCGTGGACGATACTGACGTTGCTTTAAGATCAGCAATCATTTTTCTCAAACGATCAATCAATTTATTTGTCTCAGTGATTGTTGTATTTGTCTTTGCAATCTCTACTTGTTTCTCAGTTATCTCTTTCTGAATATCAGCAATCTCGTTTAACTTAGTCTGTTCTTCATTCAGTTTCTTTTCGAGTTCTGAGAGACCATGTTTGCAACTAGTGACTTTAGCGGAGAGATCATTAAGTTCTTCCTCTTTAAATTCACTGGCAATGGTTTGCCTACATGTTGGGCAATTATCATGTGTCTGAAAGAAACTGATATCTTTCTGAAATTTGGATAAGTTGCTTTCAATCTGCGATTCAAGTTTTGTAATTTTCTTGACTTTAGCCTCTGTGTCAATTTTACTTGCAGTAACCAATTGCAATCCTCTTGTCTGTTGGGTAAGTGTTGCAACAGTTTCGAGTAAGGAGGATACGGTATTGCTATGACATTCAATCTCACTTTCATATTCTTTCACCTTGTCTTCATTGTTTTGTTTCAATTGATCTAGATGTTTCTTCTGTAGATCATACTTCTGTTTGTTCAATTCAAGTTCATGCTTTAAATCAACAATCAAAGTTTTATTGGCAGACAGTCTTTCTTTCACCAAAGAATTCATTGTAGAAAAGATTTGAATGTCTAACAAGTCTTCAATGATTGCACGGCGATCTGATGCAGACAATTGCATGAAAGGTGTGAATGAAGCTGAACCAAGAATTACGATCTGTGTAAATGATTTGTAGTTTAGTTTCAGTACAAATCGTTCAAGGTATTCTTGATAGTCTCTAGATGCCGCATCTTGATTCAGTAGTTCATTGTTGCAGTAGATTTCAAAAACATTTGGTTTAATACCACGAACAATTTTATATGACTTGTTATTGGTATTAAACTCTAACTCTACAACACAATCTTTACCATTGATTGAATTAATCAGATTAGGTTTGTTGATATTGCGAAAGGCTTTACCGAACAATGCAAAACACAATGCATCAAGTAAGGTTGACTTACCTGATCCATTTGAACCCACTATCAATGTATTGGCGTTAGTGTTAAGATTAACTTCTGTAAAGTGATTGCCTGTTGATAGTAAGTTTTTCCATTTAATTGTTCGGAATATAATCATATTTTATTTTTACAATTATCAAAATGATATCTTTTCATCGAGTTAGAACCACCAGTTTTTTTACAATGTGGACATTCAATAGTTTCATATTTTAATCCTTTATTATAGGGTATTTGACCTTTGTGGGCATTACTCATATTTGTTCTTGATTTATCAGAATGAATTCGTCCTCTATTGTATGTGTGTCCTAAATGTGCCAATCTATTTTTTTCTTTAGATTCTTCAGAATGTTTTTTGCCAGCAATCCAAGGTTTTTGACCTTTTTTTCCTTTTGAAATATTTTCTTTCCATTCATCAGTAAAATTTCTTTTTTGTCCTATTAATTTATTTCTTCTCTTTTCTATTGTTTCTGGTTTTTGTTTTTTGCCAGTTAGTTTTTTAACAATTTTTTCTATTGCTTCAGGTTTTTTCTTTTTTCCCAAATGCGTTTTTCTTTGAATTTCTCTGATTATATCTTCTTTTCCTATTCTTCCACTCAAAGCTTTCCAAGCAATTTCATCTTGCCAACATCCATGATTTTCCCAAAGCAATTTATGTGCTTCAGCGTGTTCTTCTATTGTCAATTCAACAATATTTGATGGGTCATCGGTTCCACCCATATGTTTAGGTATAATATGATGTTTATGAGTTTTGATCGACATTTAAAGCCTCTAAGTATATTTCTTTTATAATAGACTTCATTTTTTTTGGATCAATATCTTCCGTCAAATTGTCTATTACCTTATTTATAATAGTTAGAGTATCTTCTGCCTGATCTATTAGTTCTTGATCGTCTTCTAGAATCAGATCATTAAAGTCTTCAACAATAGACAAATCAGCCACACCAGTTTTGTAAATCAAATCTACTACATGATCAAAGAGAAATGGGTTTTGTTTATTCACTACAACAACTTTCACATAGGTATCTTTGAGTGACGAGAAATCATAATTCTTCCAAGATTCAAAGTCTGTTTTAGTGTCATCATATACTACTTTATTAAACATAGTATTAGTATTCTTCACAAACTGCATCTCTCTAGTAGCAGTATCAAATATATGAAACCCTTTTGGATCATTGTGATCTGCCCATGTCATTTCGTATGGCGTACCAACATAGGTAATATTACCGTCTGTAGATTTGTGATGAAAATGCCCAGACAGAACTATATCATACTTGGAAAGAACCTTTTTGTCAAGCCCATGATCACAAACATTGCCTTTATCCATTTCAAAGCCTGCAATCTCAAAGTGACCAAAACATATCTCAGACTTTGTTTTTTTCATTTTCTGAAAGATTTGTTTCTCATTCTCGTCACACATCCAAGGTACGATATCAATCGGCACACCATCAAATTCTACGGTATCAAAAACGTCATAGTATTTGATACACTGGTATTCATTTAACAATAGACCAGTTGAGTTTACCTCAAGTGTATTTTTAAATGCAACATCGTGATTGCCAAGTAGTGTATGTAGTTTGATGCCAAGATTTTCACAACGATCAAAAAAGTATCTACGGCAGAGATGTAGTGTATTGAAGTTGATGAATTTTCTGCGATCAAACAAATCACCCATCTGAAATATAACTTCAATATCATTTGCCTTTAGATAAGGAAAGAATATCTCATCATAAAATTTTTTGAAGTAATTGTGAAAGTCTAACGAATCACCTCTAGCCCCAAAGTGTGTGTCACCGAGTATACAAAGTTTCATGTTGTAATTGTGTCTTCAAATGTTCAATTTCTGTTTTTAATTGCAACTTCTTTTTCTTCATTGAGGTAACAAGTGCATCATTACCATAATGTTTTTCTTCTTTAATTATTTCGGCATCTAGTTCACGATGTACTTTCTCTAAGTGTACCAGATGATGTTCAAGTTTTTCTTTATCCATAATATTTTCCTATTCATGCTTTTTGTTTCTTTTTGTTTTCTTTTGCTTCTTCAAAGTTATGAATGAATTCAGAGATGTTGTCATAAAGTTGAAACTGTTGCATATGGCCATCTGCGTCTTCAAACATTTCCATTTCATCAAATATGCCAAATTGTTCTGTTGCCTTATACTTGACATATAGTTGCTTTTTTTCTCTAACTATTCTTCTTAGAAAAGCATAATATATGATTTGAGTAAAATATGCAAATGGATTGTTACTCTTTGCCGGGTTAAAGTTACGAAAGTACATAAGGCAATTTTCTATACCATCTGAAATCATTTCATCTCTAAAAGAATAGGATACAAAATTTGGTTTACGAGAAAGGTGATCAGCTATCTTTAGAAAACATTCACCAATATAATTTGGTATAGGTGGGTCTGGTCTATTCTCTTTTTCAGCTACAGTACATGCCTCTTTGTAATCTATAAGGGCTTTTAGGAAGTCTGGGTTGTTAATGTAATGATTTGTTTTTCTACTCATGATATAGGCAATCTTGGTTAAATGTTGTTGACATGGAGCTTGACAGGTGTTATAGTCTGGGTGTCCCGTTTGAAAATTAATGTAGCTTATTATTCTTTTGCTCTTTCATTATCTCTTGCATCTCTTCTAAAGTTAGTTGTTGTTCTTCCTCATCGTAGTACTCATCTTCATCTTCTTCATCAGACATCATTAAAGATTCACCAATCTGTTCATCCCCAAGTAGTTCTTCTGTTTGAAAAGCTGCATTGATATAATAAGAAACAAGTTCATCTCTTGGTTCTACAATAGTAAGAATGTCAGATGCATCAATAATTGCTGAATTCTCTTTAATGAGTTCAACAGGTAACCAAGGCATCATCATCATAACAGTTTTACCAGTAGGTAATCTTTTAAAGACAACATGCATTGGCTTATCTAGTAGAACCATATCATTATCTTTATCATCAGAATAATTTGCAATGATATCTTCACCAGATTGTAGTCGAACTATTTTTATGTTATTTTCCATCTTTTAACTCTATGTTGTAAAATTTATAATTGAACTTCTCTTCATCATAGATTATACACCTAGCAATGAAATGTTTCAAGGTGTAATTGGCATATTTGCCTATACGAAAATCATCTGTGATATCAAATAAAGTTGCTTCTTCTTTGTTATCACCTTTACGAAGCCCACGACCTATGGACTGAAGATTACGGATACGAGACTTGGAAGGAGAAGCAAAAACAATGTTGTGAAGATTACGAATGTTAATACCTGTGCTGAATGTTCCATAAGATGCCACAATGATTGCATTGTTTTCTTTTTCTGTGATTTCTCTGACTGATTCTCTGACTTCGACATCTGTGCCTCCAAACACAAAAAATACATGTCTTTTACTTGCGGCTTCTTTAATCAATGAGTGTAATTGTCTGCCATGTTTATCTACAAGATTAAACAACACAAGTGTATTGCCTTCTAAAGAAAGAGTTAAATTCTTAATGAATTCATTTCTTTTAGTGTTACTTACTATGTAGTTAATCTCTGTTTGATAGTCCCATTTCGTTGCTTGTTTGCAAATTTCTTCTGGGTACTTAAGTATTAAACACTTGATCTTAAAATCTGCCAAATGTTTTTGTTCAATCAATTCTGAAGTTGTTGTTGATTGATATACAGGCCCAAACAATCCTTCTAGTACGAGTCTATGTGTTTGTGTTCCATCAAGTGTACCTGTTGTGCCAATTCTATATTTGGCATTAGTGCAACCTGTTAGAATAGTGGTAAGTGATTTTGCTTTGAACTGGTGTGCTTCGTCACCAAGAACAAAATCAAACTGTTCAAAATATTCAGGATCATTTTTGTAGATAGATTGCCATGTAGATATAGTAAGAAACTTATCTATCGTGCGATCTTTACCTGAATACAATCTATGGCAATATTCATCTGAATCAAAACCGTATGATGAAAAATCTTTAAACATCTGTTCAACAAGAGAAGTTGTTGGTACAATCAACAGGCCTTTCTTGTAGTCAGCCTCTAATAGGTATCTTACAATTAGATATATGATAAGTGATTTACCTGATGCCGTAGGAGATACGAGCAACATTCTTTTGTTTCTTACAGAATGTACAAAAGATTTTAATTGATAGTCACGAACTTCATGTGGTATATTTAATGTATCGATAAATGCTTTTGCTTCAACTAACGAATAATTCTCAGTAGTTGACACATCAGAATCTATTTCTAATGTGTATTCTCTTTCTTTACAAAATTTTTCAACATACGGTACTAATCCAAAATACAAAGTCTGTTCTCGTAATGAAAACAGACGAATGTATCCATCCCACATTTTATTTTTGTATGCAGGTACAAATTGAAATCCTGGTACTCTAAAAGAAAAGTATTGATGTAACTCTTGAGCAAAATGTTTCTCACATTCTATGCGTATGTAAGACTCATTTATTTTATGTAGAACTAAATCTGCCAATTAAACACCTTGTATAAATTTTTCATACTCTATGAATCCTCTCAATTGATATGTTCTACTATTTAGCTCTTTTATAATGCTGATGCAAACCTCAACGATTTCTTCATACATAATTTTTTGAGCCTTGTACTTGTTCATATCTTCATCACTATCTAAGTATGTAGTGATATCGGATTTAAGTACAAAAGGAAATGGTTCCCAACCATACTGTTTCAGTTGAGCATCATCTAATTTGCCAGTATAGTATTCCCACTTTAACTTCTTCATCTTGTTATACTTAAACTCAGAGTCACGAATTGCTAGACGATAATGAGAAAGTATGTTAAGATATTTACTGTGAAGTTTTGGAATGTCTAGAAGTGCTTTACCTGGTTCAGTACGATCAATCTCACTATCTTTACCCCACATCTCTAAAAGTTCATTTAATTTAACCATAGTTATCCTCCTATCTATAGGATAACATAAACAATATTAGTTGTCAAGCAGTATTTGCAGTTTCTACTTTTTCTACATCAAACAATGTAAAACGGAATGTTGCATCTGCCGTTATGATAGAATCTGGACTTTCGGTAGTTGAAACAACAAATGATGATACCGAAATGGGGAATACATCATAGAATTTGAAACGAATACTTGGCTGATTAGAAGAAGTCAATAAGGTAAGTGTTGCGTCAGAATATTGAGGCAATCTTGTGTTGATTGATCTGGCATATGAATTTAATTGAGGCAATGCTTTATATTCATCATAGTTAAATGGGAATGTCATTGCACGAATCCAATCGTGTATTTCTTTCCAAGCTGTTAGTTCTTCGTCAACATAGAATGTAATATTCAATACATCGTATACTGGTTTTTCTCCAGGTAAATATATTTCAACAAATGGATTTGTTTGAGGCACTTCAGATGTTGCTATACCTGGTACATTTATTGTTTGGCAAAAGAATTGTAAATTTGGCGCTCTTGCGAACGACAAAAGAAATTTGTTTGATTGATATAGATTTGGATTTTTTGGATTTCTAACTATTGCTGTCATGTAGTTTTCTTTATATGAAGTGCTATGTCTATGATTTGTTCTTGCTCTATCATAGTTATAATCTTACTTGTTAAGCTTATTTCTTGTTGAATGAACAACATTTTCAACTGAAGTTCTTTCAATTGTTGATTATAGAATTCTAGCTCTTGTTGTTTTCTTGCCCGCATGTCGAGCAAATCTGTTATCATTAGTATCTCGCTCATACCATTATTTATAATAAAAAAAGGGAACTATTTCTAGTTCCCTTTTAAAGTCTCTTATTGTTATAAGAATAATTTGAGACTGAATTACATTAAGTTTGCAATCTTGAAGCCACGGTAGTATACGTTGCTCATAGCACCAAGAGCGCCAAGACCTTGTGTAGTACCTTCTGCAAATGGGTTGGCAACTAGACCGTAACGAGTCTTGAAACCAATCTTTGGTTGGAAAGTACCTGTATCAACTGCACGAACCATTTGCAATGGTACGTATGGGCAGTAGAACATACCAGCGTCATAGGCATTAGAACCTTTGTAACCAACAACTGCGAACTCAGATGTTGCACCAACTGGGAAATATGGGTCGATATAAACTTTGATACGACCAAACAATGTACCAGCGTATGTGTTACCTGTATCGTCAACTGTTAGATTAACTTGACCTTGTAGAGCAGACTGATAATCAAGAATACCAGCCATTGCAAATGCGGAAGCAACATCAGAAGAACAAATCATGATGTTACCTTTCCCTCTACGAGTAAGTTTTGCAATTGTGTTTGCTTCTCTTTCGATTTGGAAAGCAAGACCTTTAACTTTTTCAACCATCCAGCGACCATTTGAATCTGTGTCAAGGTTGAAAGTACCGGCAGTTGTTGTACCTACTTGAGCACCAACTTTGGCAATCTTGTAGATTGTACGAATAACTTCACGGTTGATCTCTGCAAGAATTTCAGAAGAAAGAATATTTGCGAGTTCTGTTTCAGCGTCAAGACCATGAACTGCCTTAAGGTCTTGTGCGAGTTCCATAGAGTACTCAGCCTTAAGAGCACGGGTCTTAGCAGTAACAGTGACTTTCTCAATTGAGAAGGCCATTTCATTAAAGTCTGCGGAACCACCAGCAACATCTCCAAGAGATTCAGCTGTAGCAGTTGCCATACCAGCACCAGCAGCAACAGATGCAGATGTAAATGTGTTACCAGAACCTAATGCAGTATTAGCAGCAAGTGCGAGATCAGTCTGTGATGTACCTGCACCAGAGAATACTGTATTTGCTTCATTGTAGAAGGCTTCAGTATTAGTATTTGCCTGACCGTCGTAACGAGTTCTCATTGCAAAAATAAGTCCTGTTGGACCTGTCATTGGCTGAACGCCGCAAACATCATAAGCAATAAGATTTGGTAAAGAACGGCGAACTAAAGAAATAAGAATTGGGTCGAAACCTGCAACTGGGCCGTATGCATCAGCAGAACCACCAAAACCGCCTGTGCCTACTTGTGATGTTGGACCTGCTTCTGTAAGAATATTAGAAGCTTTCTTCATTTCTACAGCTTGGTTCTCAAGAATAACAGCTGTAACTGCCTTACGATAAGGATCAGAAATTTTTGGAAGGTCTGGGTGCTCTAATACACCTTCCCATTTCTTTTGAAGTTGTTCTGAAAGATACATAAAATACTCCTTAATTAAATTTTAGTTTTAGAAATTGCTTTTGATACTGCGGCAACAAAAGGATCATTGATATTTTTGTTTGCATCTTCAGTATCTTCTACTTGTTCATGAAGTTGTTCTGCATCTGCCTTTTTAACGCCAGATGGGAAATAGTTTTCACGGATTGTTTCAAGTTTTTCTTTGTACTCTTCCTCTGTGGAAAACTCTACACTCTCTGCGAGTGATTTGATTTTTTCAACTTGAGTTGCCGTTAAACCATCACATACTTCATAAGTAATTTGGGATTTGACAGACTCGACAAGAGCCTTTTTATACTCAACTGCACGCTCAATCTCTTCATTAAGTTTACCTTCAAGTTCTTCAACTTTACCAGCAAGTTCATCAACGAGATCGACTTTTTCAGCAGGAACATCAATATAATGTTCTGCAAATAGATTACGAAGACCAGCAATAAATTCCTCAGAGAGTTCTGCACGAAGACCTGATTCAATTGCCAATTCGTTTTCTTTTAACCACTGCTCAACAACATAGTTGAGATAGTCATCAACCTTTTCGGTTAATTCTGTTTTGATTGTTTCTACTGCTTCTTCAAGCATAGAAGCATAATCAGCTTCTAATTGTTCTTGAATCTGAAGAACTCTGTCATTAACACGAGCTTCAAAAATTGTAGAAACTTTTGATCTGAAATCTTCAGAGATTGTAGAATCATCACCAAAGATTGCATCTACATCTTCTTTAATAGAGTTTTGAAACTCTTCTTCAGAATCAATTAATTCTTGATCTTCATCAGTCTCTTCTTCTTCTTTTCTCAAGTTAGTAGAAGGCATTGCTGAAGATGCATCAGAAGGTTTTGTTGTTGGTGCAGTTGCACTCTTAGCTGCCTTTGTTGTATGAATCTTGTTAGAATCATCATCAGGTTTGCTATTTTGTGGAGTTGGACCGCCAAGGTCTACAACACCACCTTCTAATTTTTGTGGAGGCATTGCTGTAGCTTTACTCTTGCTTCCTGCAAGAATTTCTGCTGCTGCTTCCATTAGTTGATTTGTTGCCATTAGGATTCTCCTTATGATTTCTTATTTATAAAATTAAAGTTTTCTGAGGTAATTTTCAAACAGTTTTAGAGCAACTTCTTCGATTTGTTTCTTAGAAGCTCTCTGAATAGTTTTCTTTGCACGGTCATGGTCTGCCTCTACAAATTTACCGTCAATTAACATCCATTCTTTATTTTCCATGATGCCGTTAACGAAAGCACCAGGTGCAGATGGATCAGCCACAATATCAGCAGCAGTTGCAAGTCTAAGGTCATCTTGTACCAAATTATAACCTTCTTTAGTTTGAACAAGAGAACCTAGTGCTCTGGATGAAACACCTACACTTATGTCGTTCTCAATAAAGTTTCTGACAATTTGACCATATGGTGTTTCAAGAATAAGTGCTTTACCAAAAAATGTATTACCATTTTCAGTAAGTGATAGAATTTTGTGTGAGACTCTTTCTAAATTGAGTGAAGGCGTATCTGGGTGACCAAGTTCACCTAATGCACGACCTTCTTTAATATACTCTTCGGTATATCTAGCAACCTCATTACGCAATGTATCCATTTTGTACATACGATTGTTCTTGTTGACTCTATCACCAACAAGAAAAGTTCCTTCAATGTAAAGTTTTTTCTTACCGTCTTCTGTTTCTTCGGTAAGATATTTTACATTCTCTACTGTTTCTCTAATTAGTTTCATTTTACATTCCTGTTAGTGATGGGCTGTATGTTGCTGTTTTTGCCAATTGTATAATTAATGTTCCACCTGAACCAGAATTGGTAATATGAACATTTGATGTAGCACTATTAGCAAAAGAAATATCATATTCATAAAGAACAAAATGTGTCGTGTTCAATAATTCTAAGATCAATTCTCCACTAGTGTTATCGCCTCTGTATACTCTCCAAACACCATCTGTTGTTGCAGAGACTTGTGCGATAGCAGCTTCAGTTACAGTTTCAGCTGGACTTGCTGCCAATTGTGAAAGTGTAATAGTAGTTGCAGTATTACCTGTAACTCTAATTGTAGATTTAGCTCTAAGAGCATTTAAAATTTCGTATGCCATTTTACCTTAATCCTATCGAGGCTCTTCTACGCATTGACATCTTTCTCTTCATTAATGTCCTGCGTATTTTTGCTCTCCGTGTTGTTTTCCATGATCGTTTTAACAGTCTTGCTTTTCTTAATCTTTCAATAGTAGGTATTCTTTTAATTGTATTACCTTTACCTGCTATTCTAAAACCTTTAATACTTGATCTTCTAGCATTTTTTTGTACAACAATTCTACCTTTAGCATTTCTACGAATTCTTCTACGAATTCTTTGCACTCTACCCATCTTAACAATGTTTGGATTTCTTTTTGGTGCAGCTTCATCTATAATTTCAACTTCTTCAAATATATCAGCTGCAATATATTTTTTTGCTTCTGCTAATCTTTTTCTCAATATTTCATTTAGATGATTTCTAATATCATCTTTTGCTTCTTGTAATTTATTATTTAAAATAAAATCTATAAATTTCATTTTTTAACTTTACTAAATGCAAAGTCTGCTGCTTTTGCCAAATGTGCAGGTGATTTATGAACCATATCTGCAAACTTCTTTTTGTTATCATCGTTCAATGCTTTATGAACTTGTGTAATTGCCGATGCAGTATAGTGATCAACTGATTGTGTTTGACCATTACCAAATTTAACACTTTGTTTTTGTTTAGCTGCAACTATTTTATGTAGTTGATCCATTACTGCTTCTTCTAACTCAACATTTTCTACACTTTCAGCCTGAACTGGTGCATCAAGATTTTTATCTGTAGAATAAGGAACACTAAAATACTTATTAATTTTATCACTGTAGTATAATGCTATTCTTGTATCATTTGGAAATAATCTAATTGCTTTTCTTTTGAGAACTAAAACAAAAGGTGGTTCTATTTGAGATAGTGACTCATCTAGTTCTACTTTATGTAAAACTTCTACTTCTTCTTTTTGTTGTTCGTCTTCTTCTCTACCATACTGTTCATCACCAATTTTAATTCTATGTGCTTTATATTTTTTACCTGACTTAGTTGTTTTATAATCAGAAGTATCTAGAATACTTTCTTCTAATTCTTCACGAACAGCACGGCGAGTTTGTTGAAATATTTGTTTGTTATTAGAAATTAAATCAACCATTTTATTAAAAAGATTTTGAAGAATCATTCTATCTGCATTGTTGAATACAGGTCTATCTTCTTTCATTTTGTCAAGAATCTTATGAATTCTTTGTAACTGTGCTTTGTTTGCAAGCCCAGCACGAACAAGCATATCAAACTTTGCGTAGTCTGATTCTTCTTCTATAATTGGTTGTTTAAATTCTGTTAATGATTTCATGTTATTAATTCTATTAAGGCATACGATCAAGGTCTCTGTGTAAACGACCTTGCATCTTATCCATTGCTTTTCCAAAACCAGCTAAATGTTTTTGTTTCTTTGCACCTTGTGGCATTGTTCTAGTTTTGTCAACTACTTTTCCAGCATAAGACTTTAAAGTTTCATTTGAAAGTTCATCAATCTGTTCTACTTCTTCTTGAGTAACAGTCTCTTCATCTTCAATAGGAGTATCAGCAGTATCTTGTACTTCTACTTTTTCTTGACCGTTGTTGAATAATGTTGATGCAATTTCTTTTTTAAATGCATCTAATGATTCAAATGCTTTTGTTGAAAGAGCATTATTAATTGATTCTTTAGCTGCAACATTGTCTCCTGCTGCTAACTGTTCAATAAAATCTTTAATTTGAGACATGTTAAACTCCTTTAAATTATTTTCTATTTATATTAGTATACTTGTCAACTTGAGCATCTAATTCTGGTGTCATAGATTCTTGTTGTTGATCTTGTTCTGTTACATTATCTACTGGTGGTTGAGGTATCATACCACCATTTTGTTGTTGTTGCATTTGTTCATATTGTTCAGCAGAGCCATCTTCTTGTATTTCTTTTTCCATCTCATCAACTTCTTCTTGTGTCATACGAAGAACATTCTTTTTAATCCATGTTTGTGAAAAATATTTACCAACAAATGGTTCTAACATGGTAAGTGTCTGTACTCTTTCACGAAGAAGTTCTGCTTCTCTTAACTCTGTAAAATTATTATCTTTCTTGAAGTCATAATAAATGTCTTCTTTAAATTGTTCCCATTCTTCTTTAGTACAAATGCCTTTTAAAACTAATTGTGTTTTTAGAGCATTATCAAAAATCTGTGAGAACTTATTACGAAGTCTATTGATAAATTTGGCAAATTTTAATTCATCTCTAGTTACTTCTGTTGATCTGCCAAGTGATGCAAAACCACCACCTTGTGTTTGATCCATTCTAGAATAAGGTACATTTAAAGACTGCAATAATTTTTTACGGAAGTAATCTACATCTTCTATTTGGCCAAGATTTTGACCTGCTGGAAGTGTAGTAATCTCTGTACCTTTACCACCTTCTCTTCGTGGCAACCAAAAATCTTCAAGCATTGACATGTGTTTACGATCATCACGCAACTCACCAGTATTGGCATCATATACCATCTTGTTACGATACTTGATCATAATATCACGAAGGTATTGTTCTGCTTTACCTTTTGGCAAATTACCTACATCAATATAGAACACACGGCGTTCTGGTGCTCTTGATAGTCTATAGATTACAACTGCATCCTCAATCATTCTTAATTGATTGAGTGGTTTGATGGCCTTGTGCAAATAAGAAATAACAAAAGTATTCTTTGCATCCATCAACCCAGAGTTCACATTGATAATTGAATCTGGTGCAATTCTTACACCAGCATTTACTTGTGCGGTGTAAGTTTGTGTTGTTGTACCACGATCATTATAAACATAGTATTCTGCTATAGATTTAATTACCATAGCACCAGTTTTAGGATCTTTTTCTTTTTGAATCTCACGAACTTTTCTGATCTTTCGTGGATCAATATATCTTAATTCTTGTATGCCTTCTTTTGGATTAGTATCATCAACTAGAACATGATAGTATATTCTACCGTCAATGTACCATCTCTTGAAAAGATCATCTGCCAAATTATTGAAATTTAAAAGAGTTAAAATATTTTCAAACTCTTCTTCAATTTTCTTTTTAATTGTCTGTGGTTGTTTTAGTTTGTCCATGTTAATAGACACAACTTCACCTGATTCATCATGTGTTATAGATTCATTTACGATATCATCAATGGCCTGTTCCAATTCTGGATGATTTGCCATCTCACGATAACGAGTGATCAATTCTAATTCATTACGAACTGCGCCTTCTAAATCTACATATGTGCCATAATAAGCGTTTTGAGTGATAGTAACTGCACCATCATCAAGTGCAGATGTTGGAAGTGCAAAAGTTTTTTGCTCAGGTGGTTGTTCCTGAACAACATCTTTTTTGCCTATATTGAAACCAAAAAGCCGAATTGCCATCAGATGTATCTCCATTCTTTATTATTTTGCAATCTACACCATATCATCATATATGTATAACCTTCAATTTGGCGTGAGGCTTCACTAATACTACCAAAAATACCAAATGGAGTTTCTATTTTTTTAGAATTATTGTTTTTACTACCAGATTGATTTACATGAGGTCTTTTACCACGCATTTTTTGTTTGTGTTCTTCTGTTTTAAGAACACCTGTTAATTTTTCTTTTGCGGCTTGTGCAGCTAAAGGTTGAGTCCAAAATCTAATATCATCTAAATGTTTTTTAACTTTTTGTTTGACTTCTGGTTTTTTATGGATTTGTTCCATTAATTTACCATGTTTTTCTTTATCAATAACAGTATGTCCACCTTGTCCTTCTTCGTCACATAAATTTGCCCATTCTTTAGATTGTGTAACATTAAATTTTAAAGAATATTTTTTGGCAATTTCACGAAATTCTTTTTCATTTTCAGTTACAAAAAGACAAGTGGTTTTAACATTATTACCATGTTGCTTTAAATGTCTTTTCCAATATATTCCAGAACCAGTATATTTTTCACATTCAGAAAATGAAGATGCAACATGTTTACACAAGTATTTCATACCTGTATCTACATGTTCTTTGACTAGTAAATATAATGCCATACGGTGTCTTTCATCCTATAAAAAAATAATAGATGGGGTTACCCCCACCTATTACACTACACCAGTCTCTACAGATTCCCACCACTGATAAGACAGAGTTACAGAGAACTCTTCAATTGTATCATTTGCACCCCAATCAACATCAATTGGAGTGATATCTGATGGGAATAGACCTATAAATTTATACTTCTTCAGAACATTACCAGCTTTACCAAACTGAGTAACATCTCCATCAACACTATAACCTAATGGTGTTAATGCAATTGGACTTCTTACATTAGTACTATGAGTATTTAGGGCGTTCATCCATCTTTCAAAAGCGTTACGAATGATGAAGTCTTCGTCGTTAATAATTGTAATTGTCCAATCTACAAATGATCTATTACCTACAAACTTTAATTCTCTACCAAAGTATTGAACTGGCACAACACCAAGAGTTGATCCTGGTAGTTGTGCTGTCTTACACATGAATGTTAGTTTTTGTTGTGCGTTTCCTGGTAGTGAGAATACAGGAAACGGCATGGATACTTCAAATAGATTGGGACGAGCTCCGTCTCCAGTCATTTGTGATCTAAATTCGTTTACTGAAAATGCCATTTAATTATCTCCTGTTTTTCTATTTATTAACCAAAACGACCAACTATTTCTTCAAATCTTACTCCAGTTCTTACTGCAATAAAGTTAAGTTGAATAAAGTTGATTGAACGAGCAGGTTTAATGTAAATGTCGCCAATAAATTCATTGCGATCAATTACTTCGGCTGTATTATTTGTTTCATCGCATACAACTCTGAAGTCACTAATACCACGGCGTCCTTGAACATCACGAAGATATGGTTCAACTAAGTTTACAAATTGTGCTCTTGTGAATTGATCATTAAATTCAAACAATGAAGAACGAGCAGCTCTTGCAATTGCTTTTTCAAGTACAATAAAGAGTCTACGAACATTGATACGATCAAATGCACTTGGTCTGGCAAGAAGAGTTTTGTCTCCAAATAACATTGTACCTTCGCCTGGGAAACTAACTACAGGATTAATACCTTTGACATATAAATCATCTCTTTCAGCTTTAGTTGGATTCCAAGAAAGTTTAATGATATTTTTAATTATGCCTCTATTTGAACCTGCAGGTGAATACCAAGGATCTCTTTCTAAGTCTGTTCTTGCACATAGACCTGCAATGTCAGCATTAAGTGGAACCCAACGATAAGTATCATTGTACTTGTCGTACTGATATTTCCAACCAGAATCCATCACTGCAAATGAAGAAGATTTGTTTAATGTTGTATTACGGTATAATAATACATCAGTTGATTCTGATCCGTAATTATCTACAACATCAGCTTTTAATGGTGATATAAATGCAACACAATCTTTGCGATCTTCTGCAATATCAATAATCTGAGATGCAACAGTATTTCCAGCAGGACCAGCAATAATTAGAGATATGTCTACAGAGTCAGGATTGGAAACTTGTGAGTATGAATTTGCTATATAATTTTCATTTACATCACCATCTGCACCACCTCTAAGTGATACTGTAATTGCATCTTCTAATAAATTAAAATCTGTTGTGGCATTTTCGCCCCAATTCGTTGTAGGTAATGGGTGAGATAACCACCAAACATATTTTGAACGATTATTTAAAACATCTTTGTAATAATTTGAAGTTCCATCTGGGTTTTTAGCATCAGCTGCTTTAGATACAAATGCAAATCTTTCTAGTACAGCATTTGCTGTTCCACTAAATGAACCTCCTGTATCAACTACTACAATATGTAATTCATCGTTAGCACCACTTAAATTTGAAACATAATCTGATGTAGCTGGTTCATCTGTGAATAAAGATGCATATGCCCAACCAGTAAATGTGTTTGAATCTGCCATCTCTATAGTAATAGAATTCCCTAAAACACCTGGATATTTTGCAGCAAATTCACCATAACTATTTGCGCCAGTTGTATGATTTAATTGATAATCAATTTCATTTTCAATTTGAATATTATCAAATCTCAATTCAATTAAACCTGATTGACCATTCGCACCTAAAGCAGCAGTTAAAGTAGCAGGACTTATTGTGGGTATTTCAAAAAATGAACCGCCTTGTAAAACAGTAGCTGTATTAATAGTACCATTTGCATCAGTTGTAACTTGTATTACTGCATCAGATTCATTACCTAGCAATGTTATAGTGGTATTAACATTTGGTTCATATAACACACCATTAACTTGAATAATTGCACTACCAATTGGATTTTTTGAAGTTGCATTATAAGAATCTGATGCGACTGAACGAACTACTTTGAGATTGTTTGAGTATGCTAGAAAATTTGCGGCTGAAAACCAGTATTCATAATTATCATTTGTAGGTTTACCAAATCTTTCGACTAAACGAATCTCGTCAGAAATAGTAACTACTTCATTAGCTGGACCCCAAGCAAACTTCCCGGCAAATGCGCCAATAGAACTGGCAATTGAAGGCACAACTGTACTCAGATCAATTTCTGATACATTTACGCCAGCTGATAATTGAAATGCCATGGATTTCTCCTTATATTGTTTGGATCAATTTTCTTTATTGTGTATTTAGTGTTTTTACAATCTAGACGATAAATACCCTGGAGGCAAAGCAGTTTTCTCTTCTGCCATGTTGTAATTGCCCCAAACATCTCCACCTTCTATCATCAACTCTTCTTGTTGTCCATCATTTAAAAATCCTATAGGTAACATCTCTTCTTCGATCTGTTTAATTTTTTCTTCGTAGATTGCTTGTCTTAAATTAACATCCGTTATTTCTTTGAAGTATGGATTGGTAGTTAACCATCCAAAAAGAACTAGACACATAACTAAATCGTCATGATAACCTTCGTCGGCCTCATATGAATCTCTTTTTTCAATAAATGTTGACATCTCTGATATCACATCAGAGTCAAAAACTAATAACTTTTTCTCTTCAATTAAAGATTTAAAGTTAAAACAACCTATGCGTTTTATCTTTCTATCTGTATGAACTCCAAGTCTTGTCTTACCTGCACCACCAAAACCACCAGTTATTTGTTGCCCTCTTGAAGTTTTTGATACAAAGAATATATTTTCATACTCATATTCGGTATATAAAATGTGTGCGACTTGTTCAGACATATTTACTTCAAGTAAAACATAAGCCTGATTGTACTGCGATGCAACTTTATAAATGACAGATGGATATACGAGTGGAGCTATACTATTGTTTCTATATTTGGCAACCAATTTATATGGTATTTCTGTAACATCTATGACAACAAATGCAGAATAATCACCACCTACGCCTTGTGCGGTATCAACGACAAGAACATATGATCTAGGTTTAACTAAAACTTTACCATGTTGATCTTTTTGTCCTACAACAGGATACTCATATACATCAAGACCCTCATCTTGTAATATTGGAGTGTTATACGACATTTGTTCAATTGCATCTGCACGAATAAGAGTAAGTGCAGAACCAAGAAACTTACATAGAACTTCTTGATTATATTTTACTTCTCCAAGAACACCTCGTTGTTCTGCTGCCCATTTATCATCACGACCTGGAATTTCCCAATATGGAATGAACAAAGGAACAAAACCGTTTCTACCATTCTCTGCATCATTCCAAAACTTCCAAAAGTGATTGTAACCAAGAGGTGTAGAAGTAATTAGAATTTTTGTTGTCTTACCAGCAGAAACTACAGGGTAAACAGAAGTAAAGAACTGGTCTGCAATATTGTTTGGAATGATTGCAGCCTCGTCAATATACAGAAGGTTGACTGACTTGGAACGAATACCTGCCGCAGTAGTTGCAGCAGTAAATACTTTAGAACCATTCTCTAGTTCTATGTCTCCTTTGTTCCATGTCTTAATACCTTGTTGCATCCATATAGGTAAATTCTCATACATCAACTGATAACGAGAAAGAATTTCTCTGGCTGTTTTGTCTTTGTTTGCTAGAATCGCAACATTCTTATCTGCTTGAAACAAAGTATACCATAAAATATATGCAGCAGATGTTGTAGTTTTTCCTGCCTGACGAGATTCCATAATGATAACTCTACGGTTATCATGAATGGTTTTTATTTTTTTCTTTTGACAATCGTAGAGTTTGAACTGTTGTATACCGTGATCAAGTGTAACGATGTAACAGTAGTTATCAATAAAGTAAATAGGATCTTCAGAACACTTTTGGTATTCTATAATTTGTTCTTCACTAAATGATATTGGAATACCAACTTTTTTAAGGTTGGCATTTCCTAAGTAACTTGTATCAGACATTATTTCTTAAGTAGTTTCATTAACTCTGCTGTAGAACCAACAAATAAAGCTTTCTCAACATTTACATCTCCAGCTTTGTTTTGTGATGTTACCATCAAATCTTTTTTGCGTTTCTGTATCTCTAACAAGTCTTTATTTAGATCAGACATATTCTTAATCAAAGTTGCCATAACTTCATATGCACGAGGATGTTGACTATCACGAGCAACAACTGCCAATTCATCTACAGCCTTACTTCCTTTTTGAAGTAAATCTTTAATGTTTTGTCTTGCAATCTCTGTGTCTGACTCTATAGGATTAGAAAACTCAATTGGAACAGTTTCTTTTTGTGGTTCTTGAACTTCTAAAGGAATAGGTTCTACATCAAATATTTCAGATAATTTTTCATTTGTTTTATGCATAATTTTCTTATTTTCTATCATTTAGAATCCTGTCATCTGACCCAATACAACATATTCGTTACCGCTAATACCGGTGCAAAGTATGCTAAATGTTACCACATCTATTCCAGTGTTAGTTGGTGTTGGAAGAGTATTGCCTTGCCATATGAGTGTTTTTGCACTACCTTCAATTTGAACAGCACTAGGATATCCAGGAGTTCCTGTTTGTTCTATAACTATGGTTAATACAGTAGCATAACCTTCGGCCAAGTTTAAATTAGTAAAGTTAGCAGTCCAGTTACCACTTACTGATGTGCAGTAAGATATGTATCCAGTGCTACAATCAAAATCTGATGTAAATCCGCCACCATCTCCAGCTCTGATGGTTAAAACTTCGTGAACACCGTCTTCAATTTTAAGAACATTTGTTGTTATATTTCCAACGGTTAATAAGTTACTGTCTGTTCGATAGGATAAATCTGTATCTGCTCTTACAACCACAGATCCAGTTGTAGCATCTACGAATGTTGGATACATCGTAGTGGTTAAACCATTTGTAGCCAATATGTCAACTGTTGCGGCATTCCCAGTAAATGCCGTGCTTTGATTTGTATTATCTGGAAATGTTAAAGTTAAATCTCTATTAAATTGCCAAAACCCAGCTCCAGTAAAAGCAATCGCCAAAGTGTCATTGTAAGATTCAAGACCCGTTTCATTTATCCAAGTATTTGTTGTTTCTGAATCACCTGGTTTCAAATCAATTTGTGGTAATGTTAAAGAACCACCTTGAAATATATAAGATACTGGAATACCACTTGTTTGTTCTATCACAAATGGTTCAGAAACAGATAAATTGCCAGTTTCAGTTAATATAACAGAATATGAATTGTTTGATAACGTAGATGTTGATATTGTAAGAGTGTTTGCATAATCATAAGCATCTTGTGCTAATACATTTGCTGAATTTGCTATAGTAGAAATACTACTTATAATATTTGAATTATCGGTTAAATCTGCAACATCTTGTATATAATTTGCAACAACCAAATACCAAATGTTTTCTTCTATTTTAATCAAGCGAGCAAAACTTCTGGCAGGTATAAACCATGATGCTCTTGCTTCTCCAGATCCAACAGCATAAATTTGAGCTTCAACTTCTTCAATGTGTTGAACTCTTTCAACTGTTATTCCAATACTTTCAGTTATAATTCCAACTTCTGAACCTATTGGAAAATCTAAGTCACTGTCTCTTGGTACTGATATTGTCATATCATAACCACGAAGAATTCTCTTAGAATCAATTGATCTTATTGTATAGTTATCATTATCAAGCCAAACAACAGGCCAATCTAGTGGAACTGATGCAGTAATTTGAGTTGTTCCATCTTCAAAAATAACACCAACTTGATTAGAAGTATCAATCAATTCTCTAGTGTAAGCAAAAGAACCATTTGCACCCCCAACACCACCTAAATCCCATTGTGTAAATTTTACTTTATAATACTTATCATTTGTAATATCGTGCATAACCAATTCTGCACCAACAATGTTACTTCCTACTTTTTTTCTTAATGCTTCTGTAAAAGTTCTATAGTGTCTAAATTTAACATTGTCAAGATTACTCCAACCAGTCCAATTCCATTCTGTATTTGCTGGACTTACATCTCTATTAAAACTTACTTCTACGGCAGAGTTATAAATTCCTTGTCCATTGTTTGCCCTTGCAAGAGAAAGACCAGTGTCTATAACATCAGAAATATCCGTATTTGCTGCTCGTGTAAAAGTAATTATATTAGATGTAGGTTCATGTCTTTCAGTAAGTTCTATATGTGTGTATATTACTGTATTTGCAGCTGCTTGAGCTGTTGTATATGCTAAATTTGCTTTTTCTCGAGCTACAGGATCTACTTGCGTATCTGAAACAATACTATTGGCATAATTATAAGATGCTTGTGCAATATTATAAACTTCAGTAAAATTATCATTTACTTTAATAAATGCTGTACGCAGAGGATCACCTGTACCAGTATTTGGCCCTGTGCCTATGTTAATTGTTTGTTTTGCCATTATTGTTTATCCGTAGTTATAATAATTGAATCTGTAGAAAAAATTGTAGAATCTGTTGTAAATAAAGAAATAATATTATTTGAATATTGTTGAGCATTAAAATATTCAGTTATTGTTTCAGTAAAACCAAATCCATCATCTGGTTCAGCATCTAATGGATTAGATTGAACTTCAACTTTTGCAGTTTTAGTATTCAAAGTAGGATCAACATATACATTACCTATAACTCCACCAAATCCACCTGTACCATCTAGACCACCTACATCACTATATTGACCAATTAAACCACCACCAACTTTAACTGGTGGCCATATGTAACCTTTTGCAGTAAATGATAAGTCCCAAATAATAAGTCTTGTTGTTGACATATCACCTTCATAATCAACATTTGATGTTACAGAATTCAATATGATTGGCATATCATATTTTTGTTCAAATGCATTTATAAAATCAACTGTTACAGTAAAATCTGGTGTAAAAAATGGAAGTATCTGTTCAAGTATTTGAGTACCGTCTTCTGTGTGTCTAACAAATATAGACAAAGAAAATTCAAAATTATATGGTACTGGAACAAACTGTGTACTTAAACCACTCTCAGAATTATATGCAAAATTTTGTAAAAGACTTTGTTGTTTTCTAGATATGTCATATGACAAACTATCAAGATTGAAAGACATTCTTGGTACTACTGTGTTTACAGATTTTGTTAAATTTGGATCAGAAAGAATTCGTGTTAAATATTTTTCTTTAGCACCATAAGATAATGGTACAGTCATTTTTAATTGTGGTTGATTGGCTTTATTAAAACGAATAATTTCTAAATCATTAAAAAGTGTGCCAAATGCTACAACAACTTTTCTTATAGTTCGATTATAAAAATGTGGGTTACCTAACATTAACCTTCTCCAAATGGATTTTTTTCAGACCAATCTAATATTTCATCACTCTCAGTTTGTATACGATTGTTGTCTATAATATCTTCAAATGCATTATCTAAAGTGGCAAAGTCTGAAATTATATTTGAAGTGTAAATTGAACCAGAAGTATTGCCAATTAAACTACCTGATCCAAAAGTACCGTTTACTCTATAAAGTTCAACAAATTTATTTGGGCCATTTGTTACAGAACTATAAACTAAAGCTTGTGCTGTTGCATTTGCTAAATCTGTTCCTTGGTAAACAATTTCATCATTTATATATTGGCCAGAACCGCTTGATAATGTAATTTTTGTTCTTGCATAACTATCTCTAATTTGACTATCAATTTCTTCTATGCCAGTTTCTACAATCTCATTAGAGAAAACAAATTGTTTTAATTTAAGAGCATATACATAAACATTACCACCACGACCTCTGCCTAAAGTATAGAACATAGCCTGATCATTTTCATGTTCTACAAATGTAATCTCAAAAAAATTCTCAACTAAAGGTATGTAAACTAAATCGCCTTCTCTTGGTCGTATTAGATTAGACCCGGCTGTAGCAAATTTAAATCTTCTTCTAGATACTAATAATTGAACTTCATCACGAATCTCTAAACCAAATTTAGAAATAAAATCACCTTCACCATCCATGCCAGAGACATTCTCTAGATACATTTCAATTGAATGAGCTCTAGTAAATTGTTTTAGTGGTTCATCTCCAAACAAATAGTCTGTTTCTGATTCATTAGATTTAGGTAAATAATATACATCCATACCATGTATCTGCATGGCCTCAATTACAAGGTCTTCTACAAGAAGTTGTTCTTGTGTTATATGATTTGCTGGAAAATTGTTAAAATAGAAATTTGTTGCCACAATTTATCCAATAAAGATTTCAGAAGGAAGAGATCCCATCTGATACATTTCTTCTTCTATCTTACTTAGTTCTTCTTGTGCTTCTTGCATGATACGAGGGCCATCTAATGTAACTCCACCAGGTAATTGTATACCTGCAAACTTACTTAAATTAGTTCCCCATTGATATTTAATTTTTGCAGTAGCGTATCGTTTTAAAAATCTGTCATTCCAAACATCTGTATTTCCAGCAACTGTCATAGATACATTTGAACCAGATTGTGTTGGTTCATATACCAATTCTATTTCTGTTGGAGATTTTATTTTACGGACTTGAAGACTTTCATTGCCAAAACTCACAACATCGTTTTCAACAATTTCTTGATCAAAAATTGTGTTAGTTCCAATTACAATTTTAGATGTGTTATCTAATGTAACTGTACCTGTAAGGTTTATAACATCTGGTATTAACTTACGATAACATTCTACAATTACATATTCACCAACATCTAAATCTCTTGTCCAATCTATGTCAAGAAACAATTTGTTTTGTTTACGATTGAATCTAAATTGTGGAGTACCAGAGAAAAGAAGATTGAGTGTTGTGATATGTTGCATTGTTATTTCATAAGACACATAAGATACCGATGTAAAATCATACAGATCATGAAGTCTTAATTGGTAACGCAGATCAAACATATTGATTGATGAATTTGAGTCATCAAATCTTAATACACCAGTTACAAAAGTTACGGGATCTGGGCAGTAAATCCAACGACGATCAATATCAGCTTGAGTGATTTGATGTTTCATATACAATTTTTCTGTACCATCATAGTGATAGTCTTGAAAAAACTGTAATGCATCATCTATACGATCATCAATTTGATCATCATCAACATTTATATCGATTACTGGCCATCCTAATCTACGAAGACAATAATCTTTAAATTGTGCTCTAGTTGTTGGTGTAGACATATAAAACCCTTTGTTTTATAGTCTATTTATACGAACAATAATTTAAAGCTTTCTAATAATATCTTCTTCTATACATTCTTTTCCATACTGTATTTCAATAATACATAAATTATCTTTACCTACATTTTCTAACCTGTGCCATTTTTTAAGTTCAACGAAATAACTGTCATGTTTTTGAATATTTTTTACTAAAACTTCTTCGTCATTAATCAATGTCGTTATTTTACCAAACCCTTCTTCAACAAACCAAAACTCATTTCTGTTTTCATGGTATTGCATTGAAATTGATTTGCCAGGTTCCAATATCAATCTTTTAATCTTTGTTGTTTTAGAATCATAATATGTCATAAATTTACCCCATACTCTATTTTCGGTAGGGTGTTTCCATTCAGACAATATCCAACTAGAACTATTCTTTTTATTTTCGCCACCTACACCAAATTTAAATTCTACTTGAGGATCGTCTTTAAAATTATTCATTTCTGGTATGTTGGTTTTTGTTCTATCTCCACCATTTGCAAATATGATTTTTTGTTTTGGGAACATACTTTTTACTACAGAGATAGAATCACAAGCAGATCCATCAGAGTCATTAAAACCTATCGCCAACATCACGCCCTTTATATTTTTAACTATATTAATTCTCTCTTCAAATGGCATGAATGCTTGGCCTTTTTTCTTTATCAACCACTCATCACTATTAACACCCACAACAACTCTTCCATAATTTTGAGCATCATGTATATAAGAAATATGCCCAGAATGAATGGGGTCAAAACCTCCAGTTACTATAACGATATTGTCTTTCATAATTTTTTTGAAGATAAAAAACTACCTTTTTTATTTAACAGAGATTCAATTTTTGTTTTGCGTTTTTTCATTTCTTCAGATGAATTACTTGGATTACCAAACAAAAATGATTTCATTTTTTTATAAGTATCGTCAATTCTGAAAATTCTATCCCAATTTTCATATTGATTTTTACCAGTCCAACCAATATTGTGTATAAATTTAGATTTAATTTCTGGGTGTTGAAAAGTACAGTTAGGATCAGACTGTATTCCTCCTTTACCATACTTGGAATTTAAATTTACATATTTTAAATCAGTTTCTTTTAATGACTTAAAAACTACAAATCCATCATATGGTTCACCCATAGGAAGAAGTCTTTCAAATTTATAATTTTCTATAAAAGCTTCATTGAATATTTTAATGTCATTATGTTTACCATTAAAAATTAAAATACCACTTTCAACATGATTTAAATCCCAATTTTCTTCTACTTGACAAGCTAAAAAATTATCTCCCAAAATATTTTTTGGAAAATTTGTATAATCGGCTTGTTTAAATACGCAATCTCCATCAAGCCAAATTAAATAATCGTCATTATGTTTTTGTAATACATCTTGAATAACAAAAGATTTATAACTAAATCTCTCTATCATTGTTTTTACATAATCAGCATGTTTTGATTTTTTTCTCAATTCTTTTTTCCAACTGTCATGATGTGGTATTTCTGTATTAAAATCTACATATGTGATATTAGGATGATTTATTTGTGGTACATTTCCTTCATAATAAATTTTAGCTTTAAAAGAAGTATAAAAATTTGAAACTTGTATAAATGTTTCTATCCATTTTTTACCATACAATAAAAAACCATTTTCATTAAATGTTGTAAAAAATAATATATTGTTAGATTGGTTTCTTTTTTCTTGCATTATTAAATTAGACATTCTCCAAGAATCATAATCATTTAAATGATTCATATTACTAGCTGCATGATGAATAAAAATATTTTTTTCTATTAGTAATTCATTATTTAAAAATTGAACATCTTCATTGTCAATATAATTATTTCCTATAACAGAATAGTATTCACGCACTGCTCGATGTAAATTATGCATACCATATGATTGTGTATCTTTATCTGTTATTGATTTTGCTTCTTCAATCATATAGTCTAATGCTAATTTTAAAACTGGATGATTTCTTTCAGCTCCAAAAAAGAAATTAGCTATGTTGTCTAATTCTTTCATGAATACTGCTTTTACTTTACCATTTACAAACTCATTTAAATTTTTCTTACAAGTAACATCCAAATCTGAATAGTAACCTCCATAAATATAAATTACTGCTAAACGCCAAAAATCTGCTCGCATAATTGGTTGTGGCAATGATTCATACAACCTATGCACTTCTTCTCCAAAATTCTGTAATATAAAAGCAGAACACATTTCATCACTACTAATTTTTCTTTTTAAATGTGGATTACTATACTTCCAAGAATTGTATTGATTCTTTAAAGACTTTGGAATATCTTCAGTTTTCCAAGTTTGCCATAATATATTAGGTATCATTTTTGAATATACTCTTTATTTAAATCTTTCAAAGTAAAAGTATTTAAATTATTTGTTACTGTTGACAACTTTAAATTTTCTTGAGTTTTTTCTGTAGAAATTCTTTGAGCAGTTTTTAATGGTCCTAAAATATTCATGACTTCAGCTGGAGCTGCATTTGGTGAGATCATATTTGCTCTATTTTGTAGAGTCAACAATAAAGATTCTTCTTGATGTGTATTTACATTTTGTGTGTCAAAAGAACCATCATCAAGTTCAGCTTTTATTTTAGACCAAAGATCAAGTTCACGAATTCTATCTTTAGCAACTAATTGCATGTTGGCTCTACCATAAAGTTTTTGTTCAATTTCAATTTGAATAAGTTCTTTCTCTAATTCATCTTCTTCTTTTTCTAAATTTCTTTGAAGTTTTTTAATCTCTATTTCGTTTTTACGATATTCAAAAGAAAGTTGCATTGTAGTTTCAAAAAAAGCATTTTGCTCACGGACACATTGCCAATATTTTGATGCATTAGTTGGAAATTTAGCATCATTTAAAACCGACACTCTCATTTCCGTTTCAGTTCTAAAAATTTGTTTTTTGGACCATGTATCTTTTAGTTCGTCTTTGAGTTTTACCAATTTAGAGAAATCGTCTTCATCAAGAATATTAATTAAAAATTCTTTTTGATTGGCAAAAGTTGGTATTATATTACGCAATTCATTGTTGTTTTCCATATTAAATCCTATAAAAATTATGTAAATTATATTGTATTTATTGCAGGTACAATTTGATTGTATTCTTCTGTTGAAGATGATGGATAACCAAAACTATCCCCACCAAAAGTTAATGCTGCATTTTGAATGCCAGCACCAGCATGTTCTACTCTAGCTTGAATTAAATTACCACCAGCTGACCATGATGTACCATCGTATTCTTCTGTTAATGAAAGACGACCCCAATTATAACCACCAAAAGCTAATCCTGCGTCTGCGGTACCAGCACCAACTAGAGAATCTCTACCTGTACTTAAATTACCACCAGCTGACCATGATGTACCATTGTATTCTTCTGTTGAGAGTGTAAGACCACTAGCCCAACCACCAAAAGCTAATGCTGCATCTTGAGTACCAGTACCAGCAAAAGAATACCTACCTGTAATTAAATTACCTCCAGCTGACCATGATGTACCATTGTATTCTTCTGTTGAGGTTGATAACAGACCACTGGAGTTAAAACCACTAAAAGCTAATCCTGCATCTTGAGTACCAGCACCAGCATGTTCATATCTACCTGTAATTAAATTACCACCAGCTGACCATGATGTACCATTATATTCTTCTGTTGAGGATAGATAAGCATTATTTATATCAAAACCACCAAAAGCTAATCCTGCATCTTGAGTACCAGCACCAGAATGTTTATATCTACCTGTAATTAAACTACCACCAGCTGACCATGATGTACCATTGTATTCTTCTGTTGAGGATAAACGAGTAAAACCACTATTATAATTAGCAAAACCACCAAAAGCTAATGCTGCATATTGAGTACCAGCACCAGCATGTTCTAATCTAGCTTGAATTAAATTACCACTAGTTGACCATGTTTGAGTTATAGCATAATTTAAAATTAAACCTACCGCCTTTATTTTACCTGTAGACATATTATAAAAAATATCGCCAATATCAGATACAGTTGGATTAGGCATATCGCCAATATAACTATTTACCAAACTAGAATTTTCTAAATTAGTATTTGAAATTTCTTTTGCCAATAATCGTGTTATAACGCCCATTTTTCACTCTGATAAAAAAATTTGTTCGAATAGATCAGTATTAGCAGTAATTGAGTATTCTTCTGTTGAATTAGATGATGAACCACTAATATACCCACCAAAAGCTAATGCTGCATATTGAGTACCAGCACCAGCATGTTCATATCTAGCTTGAATTAAATTACCACCAGTTGACCATGATGTACCATTATATTCTTCTGTTGAGGATAGATCACTAAAATAATACCCACCAAAAACTAATCCTGCATATTGAGTACCAGCACCAGCATGACTATATCTAGTTGTAATTAAATTACCTCCAGCTGACCATGATGTACCATTGTATTCTTCTGTTGAATTACCAACAACATTAGAAGGAATCCCACCAATAGCTAATCCTGCATCTTGAGTGCCAGCACCAGCATGACTATATCTAGCTTGAATTAAATTACCACCAGTTGACCATGATGTACCATTATATTCTTCTGTTGAGGATGTAACGGTAAAAGTAACACCAGATATCCCACCAATAGCTAATGCTGCATCTTGAGTACCAGCACCAGCATGATCATATCTAGCTGTAATTAAATTACCTCCAGTTGACCATGAAAACCCATTATATTCTTCTGTTGAGGATGTAATGGTAAAATCAACAGTAGATGTCCCACCAAAAAGTAATGCTGTATCGTGAGTACCAGCACCAGCATGATCATATCTAGCTGTAATTAGATTACCACGGGATATCCATATTGTGCCATTATATGTTTCTGATGAGTTTCTAGCAAAAAAATCAAGCCCACCAAAAGCTAATCCTAATCCTCCATCTTGATTACCAGCACCAGCAGCAGAAATTCTGGATCGAATTAAATTACCACCAGTTGACCATGTTCCAGGTAATCTTTTTCCAGATACATATCTTAGGTTATCACCAATATTATAGGTTAACACCTGACCAAATTTTCTGTCATTTAAATCATAAAAAAATACATTTCTAAGAATAAAAGATGAACTTTCTCCACGAATTTTGCTTGCAAATTTTCTGGTAATTGTTCCCATATTTTATTATTTCAAACAGGCAAATCGACAGATGTTGGTCTTTCACCTAACATTTGTATTCTTCTATTTTTCATCTCATCTGTTTCGTTCTCTATAACTAAATTAAACTGTTCATCCCAATTGGTTTGCATAGACTCTAAACATATATTTTGAGCTTCTTCTAAAGTTTTTTCAACGCCATTAACTCTATTTTTCCATTCTAATGCAACATTATCAGCAACAGCGTAAATATTTCCAGCATGCCCACTAAAATGACCAAGTTCTCTGTCTTGATGAGTGATAAAACCTTTACCAGTATTTATTGCTTGAATATATTTCATATATTTTCCTTTATTTAATTATAAACCATACTTCTAGTTGTTTCTGAATGTAAAGCAGCTGTTTTTGATCCATGAGATGCTCCAGTTCTATCATAATTGTTAGTTTCTCGAAATAATAATGTACTAGTATTTGTCCATGATATGCCATCATATTCTTCTACAATATTTGACCCCCAAGTAACTTCAACATATGTAATACTTCCATAAATAATAGTTTGATCTATATTTAAAGAACACGCATTTGCTTCTACTCGAGCTCGATTGGTATTAGTGCTAGTTGACCATGATGTACCATTGTATTCTTCTGTTGAGTATGTAAGATAAGGTGCATTACTAAAAGTACCACCAATAGCTAATGCTGCATCTTGACTACCAGCAGCAGAAGGTACATTTCTACCTGTAACTAAATTACCACCAGCTGACCATGATGTGCCATTATATTCTTCTGTTGTTGAGGTTACTCCAGCATTACCAAAAGTTAATGCTGCATCTTGAGTGCCAGTAGCATCATTCCTAAACCTATTTGTAATTAAATTACCACCAGCTGACCATGATGTACCATTGTATTCTTCTGTTGAGTTTAATGTATTACTATTAACATCCCAACCACCAATAGCTAATGCTGCGTTTGGACCACCAGTTCCAGCGAAATATATTCTAGATGTAATTATGTTACCCTCAGCTGACCATGTTATACCATTATATTCTTCTGTTGTGTTTGTATAGTCCCAAACAATCCGACCACTAAAAGCTAGTGCTGCATTTTGAGTGCCAGAACCACGATGAGTATTCCTACTACTGATCATATTGGATATATAAGTCCAAATTTTAGTTTGTGGAACTATTGTACGAATATGATATCCATCGAAATAGAGTTCTATAAACTTTAATTTGTTTTCAGTTGTGTTATACCATATTAAAGCATTGTTGCTTGAATTTGGTTCATAATCAGTAGACCTTTTAACTAAAGGAATACCAACAGGACCATTACCATAAATACTGTTTGCAAATTTTCTAGCTTTAGACATTTTTTTATTTACTATAAAATAGGAAGATATCTTACGACAATTTCAGCTTGAGCGCTTGGAGCTTCTACAAACACTAAACTAGTACCGCTTACAGTATAATCTTCAGTTGGTTCAAAACAAAGACCATTCACAAATACTAAAATATTATCAACATTTCTTCCAGATTCCCATAATGAAAAAGAAGTTGTAGTACCATTACCAGTAAATTTTTGTCTTGAATATGATAATGTAACTGATGTTGCAACAGAAATTGTACCAGATGCTAAATCTGTTAATGTCGTATTAGCTGTACCTGTAACATCTCCAGTAAGTGTAACTGTTATGACTGGATCAGGTTTATTGGTCATATTGGCCCAATCAAGGTCTACACTACCTCCAATTGGTCCCCATTCTGTACCATTATGTCCTTCAAATCCTTTTGTTTGTGGATTATATCTGAACATTCCTTCTGAACCGTATGTGTCTAAAATAGAATAATCAAATGTTGTTGACTCACTTTGATAAATTGTTATGATATAATTAGTTGCTGGTTGATTCGTCACAACAGTTAATGCTGCATCTGATGGAGTATTGTATAGTTCTGTAAGTTCTGGTGGAATTCTAAATTCTAAAGCATCAAAGAAACCTAGATAATTATCAATTTTTTCTACAAATTCTAATTGTATTGTTGTTGGAGAACTTCTATTCTGTAAAAAACTTGGATATTGACTAGAATAATAGACAGTAGGGATAGTAATATCATACAGCTCACCAGGCACTAAATCGTCAAATGATTTGGTTGTTGTGAAAGTGCCAGTTGGTGCATATATCCACATTCTTGAAGTTCTATCTGTAACACCAATTTGAGGATACAGAGTGTCCATATTTAAAACTATATTAATACATTCATCATTTGTAGTTGCAGTTCCATTAGCTTCAACTACAGATGTATTAAGATTCATTTCAAATGGTTCAGTTGTTTCAGATGGAACTATTTGATTAAATTTTAAATATGTTGGATTAGTCGAAGAAACTGTTATTCCTCCGTCAACAATAATTTCTGGAGTGGCATATAACTGAGTGTTTATTGGTGTGATAACATTGTCTACAATAACAATATCGGTCAATACCAATGAAGTACCAAAAATGTTTTCACCAAAAATATCTTTAACAGATATGTCAGAGTTAATGTTTAATAAAGGAGTAACAACTTCTATTTCAGTAGGTACCAACTCTTTTATAGTTGTTAGACTTTTATTATATTCTTCTGTTGAGGATACATAACTAGTGTTATATCTATCACCACCAAAAGCTAATGCTGCATCTTGAGTACCAGCACCAGCATGCCAGGCTCTACCTGCAATTAAATAACCACCATATGACCATGATGTACCATCGTATTCTTCTGTTGAGGAAAAATATGTATAATTAGCAATACCACCAAAAGCTAATCCTGCATTTTGAGTACCAGCACCAGCATGACTTGATCTAGCTGTACTTAAACTACCACCAGCTGACCATGATGTACCATCGTATTCTTCTGTTGAAGATAGATAATTGTCAACACTATACCCACCAAAAGCTAATCCTGCATCTTGAGTACCAGCACCAGCATGATTTGATCTAGCTGTAATTAAATTACCACCAGATGACCATGATGTACCATTGTATTCTTCTGTTGAGGATAGATAAGTGTTATTCCCACCAAAAGTTAATCCTGCATCTTGAGTACCAGCACCAGCATTCCAGCCTCTAGCTGTAATTAAATTACCACCAGCTGACCATGATGTACCATCATATTCTTCTGTTGAGAATTGAAAACCACCATCAGTTTGGCCACCAATAGCTAATCCTGCATCTTGAGTACCAGCACTAGCTAAATCATCTTTAGCTTGAATTAAATTACCACCAGCTGACCATGATGTACCATTGTATTCTTCTGTTGAGGATAGATAATCACTAGATTGACCACCAAAAGCTAATGCTGCATCTTGAGTACCAGCACCAGCATGAAACATTCTACCTGTAATTAAATCACCACCAACTGACCATGCTGCAATTAATACTTGTACATCAGTTTCTACATCTTGAATTTCTGTAGAAACTGATTGATCTGCCAAAAGATTTATCTCTTCAAAGTAAATTCCATTTTTCAAATATATGTTGTACCAAGAGTTAGTTGATAGACCTATGTCATATACACCATCAATTGCTGGAACAACATCTTCCATTATTTGAGAAAGGTCAGCTTGGCCACCTTCTGCCGAAACGCCAGAGTACCCAGAATAACCTGATACTCCAACATAAGTGCTGCCTAAAAAATTACTTAATCTGATCATTTATAAACCCTCGGTGCTTTTTATATTTTTTTTAATGTTTTTGATTATAAAGTCGGCCATACTATGTTAGATGGATCATTTTGATTTGTCACATCTCGTAAGTTTTGTATATAGACATCTATCTTATTTATCTCTTCTGGACTGTCATCTGTTGGTATTCCCAATCTAATTTGAGACTGATATCTAAATAATCTCCATTCAACTTCTTTTATCTTTTCGTCTCTTTTGAATCTTATCGTTTGCCATTCTCTTTCAACTATTTCTGCTATCTCTTCTTCTGAGAAATCTACAATTTGCCAAGTTGTACCTGACCATACAAGTCTTTGTCTTTCATTATGAATTGGTGGGTCTTCAGCTAAAACATAACCAGCATTAGCAATTTCTTCTTCTGTGAAAGTGTTTTTTTCTGTACGAGTCAAACCATTAGACAATCTAATCCTGTCTGGTAAAGAACTTGGATAACCACCTTTATAACTATATAAACTCATTTTTTAAAACTCCTTTAATAACCAGTGCCTGACATATAACTACCAGCATATATCGTCCATGATGTTCCAGTTGAATTGCCAACAAATACATAACTTTGGTTTGCAGTCAAAGTAAATGATGCGTAAGCTGTATTTGTTGAGGCTATCATTCTTTGGCCAGTTGTTCGATTATGATTTCCAACTAAAATTTCTACAACAGGAACATTTCCAGTTGAAGTTTTATTAAAAAATGTAGCTTCATATACAATTCCTGGCGAACCTACTGTACCACTAGTACTTGCATTTCCTTCGTATCTTATACGGGTATAATTTGTTCCAGAAGAAATAGTTGATACCCTTTGATATGAATTGTCAGCAGCTCCAATATGTATTTTATTAAAAGGTGGATTAGTTGCACTTAAACTGCTGTATGCAGTTGAACCAGAACCAAAAGTTAAATATGTATTTGAACCAACAAAAACAGTTGTATAATTAGTAGAATTGATAGTGAATGTTGGTATAGTTACGGATATATTCGCATCATCAGAAGAAGAGTTTTGTAATCCTGTCCAACCTGATCCAGGATATGAAGCTCCACCAGCACCTAATGTTGGCGCTTTTGTTCCAGATACTCTTGTGTATGATGACCCAGCTGGAGTTTGTGATGTATCATTGATAGTTACTGAACTTGAAGTTGCTATTATGGTTCCACTAATGCTGTTAGCTCTTAAACGAAATTGAAAAGATTCTGCTGCACTTTCAGTAGTTAAATCTGAATTTAATGTAAATGTTACTGAGCCAGCACTACCGGATATAGCAACACTACCTCCACTAGTAGCATTAGCAGGTGAACTAAAATCAGCAGCAGTAACAGAACCAGAAGTAATCATTTCCCAATATAATGTTCCACTAGAAAAATTACCACTAGTAATGCTTATATTAAATGTGACAGAACTACCTTCATTAACTGAACTTGTAGTTGGAGTAACAGTAGCTGTAATTGGAGTAGAACTATCCGTAATAGTTAAAGAAGCACTACCTAAATTGAAACCATTATAACTGACTTGAACATTTAAAGTTTCTGTACCTTCAGTAGTAACATCTGCAATTGTTGTATAAGTAACATTTGTAGTTCCAGGACCTATATCAATCAAACTAGGTAAAGATGTAAAATCCGAAGCATTTGCTGTAGAACCAGTATATGAAAGGCTAGCAGCTGCATCGGTAAAAATAGAAGATAATGAACCTACATTTCCAATCGTAATCTGTAGAGTGCTTGATGAAGAATTTTCATTTATTGTAGAAGATGTTAAAGTTACAGAACTAGTACAAGCAGGGATGTTGTAGGTTCCAGAAGTGTATACAACTGGACCACTAGTGCTACCTGTTCTAATTTCAATTTGAAATGTTTTAGTTGTTTTTGATGTATTTCCTATAAATTTTGTAGCTACGTAAAAAGAACCAGTTTGTGTAGCACTAAACACAGTAAAACTTCCAGAAGTAACACCACTTGCAAAATCAGCTGAACTTGAATTTGAATGTAATATTGTATAATATAATGTTGTGTTTGTTAAAATACCTTCAGTTGTTAAAGTTATTACTTGTGATGTATATTCTAAAATTGTTCCGCTGTTAAGTGATAATGACAAATATTTAATTGTTTGTGGCCAAAGATTAGATTTTTTTGCATTGTAAGCATCAAACCTATCGTAAACACCTGGTGCTTCTGCTAAAGAAGTTTCTCTTTTTACACCAATTAAACCAGTATTTCTTCTCATAGGAATGTCAATTCTGCTAATCTGTTATAACTAGTGCCATTAAAACTTGTAAACTGTCCGCCAACATAAAATGTTTTGGTTGTTCCTGGTTTTAAAACTAATGTAGCAACAGCGTTATTAAAACCAGTTCCTATATTAAAGTTCGTATCTAAAGTACCATCAGAGTTCAATCTAAATAATCTTCCGTGAGTAATACCATTAAAAGCACCAAAATAACCATAAACTAATATTTTATTATCAGGTTGTATATGCACACCAGATACAGTTCCCCCGTCAGAACCTGTACCAATATTACTATTAAAAGTTGTATCTTCGACAAGAGTAGCACCTATTCTTCGGCTAAGACCTCTAGCATTTCCAGCAATAAAATTTCCAGTGAAATATATTTCAGTGCTTGATATTGTTAAAGAATTTACAATACTAGAATTGTATGTATAAGAAGTAACTGCACTACCATCATAATTTAATCTAACATTATAATTTCTAGTAATAGAATTAAATTGTGTGAAACTACCAACAACAATAAATTGACTGGAAGATGTGCTTGTTATTTTAAAAACTGTACCATTAGCACCTCCACCAAAATTAAAAGTAGTTGTATCTCTTGTTCCATCACTATTTAATCCTGCTATTCTATTAGCACTCACTCCATTATAAAATTGAAAATCTCCACCAATCCATATTTTTCCAGTTGAATGTAAAAAAATAGTTTGAACTTGTCCTGTAGGTCCAATTCCACCAGTATTAAAAGATGTGTCTAATGTGCCATCACTATTTAATCTTAAAAAACGAATCTGTTGGACGCCATTATAACCATTAAAATTTCCTCCAACTAATATTTTACCATCAGGTTGCAAAACAATATCTGATACTACAGAATCAAAACCAGAACCGCCTGGATTAAAAGTAGTATCTACACTGCCATTAGGCAATAATCTAACTATTCTATTTTGGGTGGTTCCTTTATAGGTATCAAAATTTCCTCCAACTAATAATTTACCATCAGGTTGTACAACTATTGTATTAACTATTGCTGTACCACTTGTTAATGAAAAACCAGTACCAACATCTAATGTTGAAGATGAATTTAAAAATTTTAAATGTAAATCTCCAACACCAGTAAAACTATTTTTTTGGCCTGTTCCAATTAAACCACCATCTTTAGTATAAAACCCCATTTATTTTTAACTCAATTCTTCATAAGAACAAACTGCTTCTAAATCACCAGTAGCACTAGCTGTAAGTCTAATACTATCATTTTCTTCTAGATAAATTGATGTATCTTTAGAAATTAAAACTAAAGTAGAATCTGCTGGAACAGAAATCGTAAATGCTAGTCTAAATGAAGTAGCACCATTTTTCAAAACATCAGCAGTAATATCTGCTGGAGCACTTCCATCAACATTAGATATTGTAAGAGAATTAATTTTAAATACTTTATTTGATCCAGAAGAGTTTGTAACAATTGCTTGAGCTGATGTTGTAACAGCTAAACCAACTGTCTTTCCTGTAATAGTTGCAACATTAAATATGTTTGGCGCTGCCATTTTTTATTTTTTCCTTATCCGAAAACGAGTGCCATTGTTATGGCTTTACCAACACTGGCTGATGCTGCTGAACCAGAATAACCAGAAATACCTGAGAAACCAGATATTCCAGTACCAGAATAACCAGACCATCCTGATCTACCAGAATAACCAGAAATGCCAGAATGACCAGAGATTCCTGAGTAACCAGATACCCCTAATCCAGAATACCCAGAAATTCCAGCACCAGAATAACCAGAGTAACCTGATGTTCCAGCACCAGAATAACCAGACCATCCTGATCTACCAGAAAAACCAGATATACCAGAAAAACCAGACAACCCTTCTCCAGAATAACCAGAGTAACCAGATGATCCAAGACCTCCAGTTCCTTCTCCAGAATAACCGGATACACCAGAAGAACCAGCTGAACTAATTATTTTCCAAGTACTTCCATTATATATCAATATTAAAAATATACCAGTTACATCCAATAGTAAATTTTCAGCTTCATTTTCAATAGTAGAACCATTTCTATCTATTGTTAAATTATTGTTTGCCCAACTATCCCCATCAACAAGTTCTATATTATCATTTAAATTTGGAGTTAAAGGCAAAGATATAGTAAACGGACCACTACTTGTATCAGCTATTATTCTTTGTTTATGTGATGCTGTATAATTACTAGTTATACGATCCCAAGAAGAACCAATTCCTGAGTAACCTGAAACTCCTTGAGATCCAATACTAGTAACTACTTGCCATGTTGTTCCATCATAAACAAAAACGACAGAAATACCCAATACATCCAATAGTAAATTTTCAGCTTCATTTTCAATAGTAGAACCATTTCTATCTATTGTTAAATTATTAATGGCCCAACTAGAACCATCCATGATCTCAACATAATTCCCAATAGAAGGTGATAAAGGTAAAGTTATAGTAAACGAACTATTACTTGTATCTGCAATAATTTTTTCACCAGAAGATGCTACATAGTTTTCAGTTTTACGAATCCATGTCGAAGAACCTCCTGGTAAACCAGAATACCCAGAATACCCAGATAAACCAAAACCAGAATAACCTGAAAGTCCTGGTTCACCAGAGTAACCTGATTCACCAGAGTAACCTGAGAAACCTAATTCGCCAGAATATCCTGAGAAGCCAGATTCACCAGAATATCCTGAAAGTCCTGAATCACCAGAAAATCCTGAAATACCAGAGTAACCTGAGAATCCAGATTCACCAGAGAATCCTGAAAGTCCTGAATCACCAGAATAACCAGAAATTCCTGAGAAGCCAGATTCACCAGAGAATCCTGAAGTTGAGTTACCACTAAATCCAGAAAGTCCAGAAATACCTTGAGGGCCTTGTGTTGTAAGACCAATAGTAACATAATCTATTTCTACATTAATATTAGCAAAACCCTCAGAATAATGATATATTCTTGTGTTGACATATCCATTATTAATATATGGTACATCACTAATTACATCAAATATATGTGAAGCAAAAACTAAATTTGTTCCTGTAAATGTACCTATTATATCCCAAGAAGAAGAGTTATTATTATAGATTTCAAAATAAATTATATGATTCGTGTGTGTATATTTTAATGCTAATTCTACTCTATTAAAATTAGCAACACCTGTAAAATCAATCTCGATAGAATAACCTGGAGATCCACTGACTTCAGAAACAACATAGTAATTGTCATCACCAAAAGTTTGAATGTCTGTTACATCACCTGAAACATATGTTCCTGTAACTGTTGTTATAGAATTAGCATCATAGAAAATTGAATCTGGTGCAACACCACTAAAACCACTATAACCTGAAATACCTGATCCTGAATAACCTGAGAAACCTGAATCACCAGAAAATCCAGAAATACCAGAATATCCAGAAATTCCTGAGAACCCAGATTCACCAGAGTAACCTGAGAAGCCAGATTCACCAGAGAATCCTGAAAGTCCTGAATCACCAGAGAATCCTGAAATACCTGAGAAACCTGATTCACCAGAGTAACCTGATTCACCAGAGTAACCTGAAAGTCCTGAATAACCTGAAATACCAGAATAACCTGAGAAGCCAGATTCTCCAGAGTAACCTGAGAAACCAGATTCTCCAGAGTAACCTGATTCACCAGAGTAACCTGAGAAGCCAGATTCACCAGAGAATCCTGAAAGTCCTGAATCACCAGAGAATCCTGAAAGTCCTGAATAACCTGAAAGTCCTGAATCACCAGAATAACCAGACCATCCTGATCTACCAGAATAACCAGAAATGCCAGAATGACCAGAGATTCCTGAGTAACCAGAATAACCAGATGCGCCTGGTGATCCTTTAATTTGTCCTATAAGTACCCAAGAAGTTCCATCCCAATAATATAAGTTTCCTTCACTCTCAACATAATAAACATCACCTTGCGTATTATCATTTTCAGGTAAATTAGAAAAATCGGATACTGAACCTTTAATTTCAATCGATGAACCTGGAGCTCCACTGTACCCAGATAGACCTTGTACATCCGCAGTATTTACCCATGTTCTAGTTCCATCTGTGTTTGCTGTTAAAACATAAGAATTTCCTTGAGGTAATCCTAAGTCTGGTTCAGCTTCACCTAAACTTAAAAATTCATATCTACTTGAAGATACATTAGATGAAGGTATCTTTTTTACTTTTCCGCTGTGTATTCTATTATTCATTTGCTGATTCTAATATACTTAAGACTATTTTTAATTCATTATTTGCAGATGCAGAAATTTTAACTGAACTGCCTGTTTCCAAAACTAATTTACCAACTGTTCCAGATATAGCATCAGTTTTAGGAACATCAAACTGTTTTAACAATTCATAATCTGCAACTCCATCATTTAATACAAATGTGACATTTGATGTATTTTCTGATACATTACTTATTTGAGCCATCAAAACTATACCAGTATAACCAGATGGAGAAGTATAAATTGTTTCTAAATTTGTTGTTACATTTGCAGTAATTGTTTTAAAACTATTTAAAGCTGTTGCCATATTTTATCCTTCTAACGCCAATATATATGGCGTCATTACTGTGAATAAACTTCGATTGAATGTTCTACCTTCAATAGTACCCTTTGCATTTATAAATGACAATTCACCACCTATTTGAAAATTACCATATTGATCTGTACTTGAATAAAACACTTTACCACCATTTAATTGAACTGCTTCATTTGCAGGTATAGGTTCTCCACCTGCTATAGGTATTGCATTAGCTAATGTTGTTCCTGCACCAACATATTCAAAAGTATGCCCAGATGCACTAATAAAACTTCTACGATAAAAATCTACCTGTGTGTCATTAGGAATTGATGTTGGCAATGTTTCTGCTACTGTAATGGTTGTTTGACCAGATACTAAGCCAGTTGTTGAAATAATTGTATAGAAAGTATTTCCTCCATCAAAAGTTGCAACATCATTCACAGCAGGTTTAGTTGAAAGACCATCAATAACTACATTTGCACGGTTAGTGTCTGGGTTTACACCGTTTGTTGAACCAGAAAATAATAGTGAACTTTTGCCATTTGCAACGAGACCTCTGTCTCCAAAAGAACTATTTGAGTTTGTAATTGAACATTGACCACCTGATTCGCAAAGAACAGATTCAGTACAGCAAATAGTAAACAAACTTACTAATTGTGCATAACCAGAATTTAAAATATGAACGCCTATTCCACCTTGATTAAATTGTGTATATGCATCCAATACCATAGATTTTAAATTGCCAGTTACATGAGAACCATCAATTCTCATGCCTGTTCCAGTAGTGGTTATTGAAGAGCAATCTTGAACATAAGGACTTGTGGTTATATTTCCAGCAGAGCCATTAGGATTAAATGCTACTGCTGCTGCAGGAGAAACATGATCTCTGAATGTCATACCTGAAAGATAACATCCATTATTCACATAAAATAAATCTTGATTTGTTGTTTGTGGTCTTACTGTTACTGTTCTTAAATTATCACCAATAATTGCAACACCCTCTGGAACTGTAACTGGATTTATCTCAGTATAATCTCCAGACTTTACGAAAACAGTAGTTCCAGTATTTGCAACTGCAAGTGCAGCTTTAATTGTTAGGAAAGGTTTATCTAAACTTTTGCCATCATTTGAATCATTTCCAGATTTTGATACATAGAGAACACTATCTACACCAATTAAAGAAGAAGGAATTTGCCATTTAACACCTTCTGCTGTAGCAAATAAAGCTTCACCAACATTACCTTTTGATTTTGTAAAATCATAAAGAGCATTGGAAAGCTTTATATCACCATTAACAGATATTAAACCATTTTCATTTATGGAAATTGTTGCTGTGTTAGATTCTGCATCATATACAAAATCTATATTTTGAGTTTGTAGTCCGTTTTTGACTACAAATTTTTTATCATTTGCCATTTATGTTCCTTGGTTCCCTATCCCCAATGGATGTTATTATTATATTTATATTAGCAATAGATTGCCAGATACTTTATATACGGTGTTATTTGAAGAAGTGCTTGTAGTCATTAATCGAACTGTGTTAGAATCTATGTCTACTTCCAAATCAAATAGATTGCCATTTGTTCTTATGATGGCATATTCCGTAGCATAGGCAGTAACAGAATCATGTACAACTAGAAGTTCAGTAACTTGCCTTTTATTTGAATCTGATGCTTGAATAACAAATTTGCCAGAACCATATTTGTTTGTGGAAAAAGAATATAAAACTGTGGAAGTATTACTGGTTGTAGTTAATTCAGTACCAACTATATCAAAGGCAGAATTAACATTTGTCTTTACTACATTTAATGTTGAATTTGCTTTGTCATATGTGAAATTAGAATTTGCACCAAGAACGCCAGAATCATTAAATTGTATTTCAGTATCTAATCCAGAAGGGCCTGGATAGTTTTCAATTGAACTGATTGTGTTTAGATGGTTTCTATAAAATATCTTACCATCGTATGAATTTATTGCTAATTCACCAAATTCTAATTGACTTGGTGTATTTCCGCTGGCTGTAGAATACTTTAGTTGGATTACTGTATTTGACATTAAAATGAACTACCATCTAAAACCTTCTGTAGATTATTTTCAATAACTTTAATTTCATTCTCTGCTGCAACTTTTTCTGGGTTAATTTTTTTCAATTTAGTAATTGAGATATTCTCTTCTAGTTTTGTGATGTATGCTTTTAAATTATTTAATTCTTCTTTTAATTCTTCTAACTCTTTATTTTTTTCTATCTTTATTGAATCTATTTCTTTCTGTAAAGAAGAGTTTTTCTTCATAGAATCATTTAATGCTGCTTGTATTCTATTTTTTTCTTCATGTGCAGAACTATTTTGTTCAGCCTTTACTTTGTAAGTTTGTAACTGATTAACTTCATTTTTAGTAGAATTGTAAAGAGAATTTATTTCTTCAAATTTTTTTTGAAGTTCTTCCTTCTCTTTACCTGTTTTATCTACCAACTTTAGTTGCGTTTGAAATACAAAATTTTGTTTAATAACTGAAATCAAGTTGTCAAGTAAAATTTCTTGATAAGCATTACTAAATTCAACACTCATAAACTCTCCTATTAAATAATTTAAAATGTACCGCCAGATATCATTTCAAATGTTGGAACACCTGAAGAATTGATTGTTAATACATGACCTTCTGTAGAAGAAGAAACTGTAGTTATTGCACTAGTTCCTTGGCCTAAAAGGACTCCATTTGTTGTAAATGTGTTTGCACCAGTACCACCTCTTGGAACCCCAAGTATACCAGTTGTTACTTGAGATGTGTCGATATCAATTAATGTGTTTACTACATTTGATACTCTACCATATTCGTCTACAGTAATTACTGGAACATGTGACGCATTAGCATATGTTCCTGTTGATGTTGTATTTGCAAGTTCTAATAAACCACCAGTTCCATTACCAATTATAATTGAACCTGTTGTGAATGTATTTTGGCCTGTACCACCATCTGAAACTACAATGACTTCAGTTAGTCCCGATACTTTACCACCAGTAATATTTGCTACAAGATTTGCAGTAACAAATGTTGGGTCAGCAATATTAATCGTATTAAAATCATGTATAAAATGATCTGTATAATTTTCAAACAGATACCATTTTCCATCTGCTGCATGACGAACAAGACCTGTATGATTATTTCCACCAACACCATAATGTGCTGTCATACCAATATCAAGTAAATCTCCTTGATCATTGTTTGCAGCTAATAACATTATAGAGTCGTTTACTCTTATTGTTTCCGTATCGAGAGTAATTGTATTGCCAGAAACAATTAAGTTACCAGTAATTCCTAAATCACCAGTAATACTTTGATTACCAGTTGTTCGAATAACTGTATTATCAACATCAACAACGATTGTGTTTGTTGTATCATTTGCAGTTGTTGTGATACCATCACCACCTTCAAGTGTGAAGGTGTCAGTAAGTAAATCTAAAGAACCTGTTGTGGGACCATCTGCTGAAAATGCAAGTGTTGTTGCAACATTGACTGTGTTTGCATCAGTAAGTCTACCGTCTTCATCGACAGTAAAGACAGGTATCTGTGTTGTTGAACCATATGATCCTGCATTTACTCCAGTATTGACAAGTTCTACTGTGAGTGTTACATTAGCAGCTCCATCGATTGAAACATTACCAGTTACATCTCCATCTAATCCCAAATCAAATGGTTCTTTTAATTGTGTAGCAGAATTTGAATTACCATCAATTTCTGCAATAATAAGATTACCAGTAATAACATTGAACGATGCTGAACCTTGAGCATCACGAAGAACTAATGTTCCTGGTGTAGAAGCATCAGTTGCATCATCGATTGTTTTGGTATAAAAATAACCACCAATATTTAGAGTTCCATTGCCAGCAGGATTTCCAATAAACAGAGTGTTACTACTATATGAATATGCCGGTTCAGCTGTATTAAGAGAAACAGGAATATCCGTTACTGTCGAGTATTTTAGTTGTATGAGTGTATTAGCCATTTTTTAAAACGAGCCTCCGGCAATGAATGGTATTGTTTTTACTGTATAAGAATTCGTATTCGCATCATAAACTAAAATCTCACCATTATCTGGATTTGTAGCATCAACATTTGTTATTTGTCCTAGAGAAATACTAGGTTTAGGACCAATATTAACAGATGAAACAGAAGACTTATTAGGTTTAATTGTTACTTTTATTGACATATTTATGTTTTTATCTAGTTACATTAGGCAATATTGTAGCTATACCTTCAAATATTCTTGTCACTGTTCCAGTACTAACTTCTTCAATTTCTACATCATAAACATATCTACCTGCTCGTATACTAGACGTAACATCTGCACCTAGTTTTAACTCTATGGAACCATTTGGAGCATCTATCATAGTAATTGTGAAATTTACTGCATTTGTAGAATAATAAGATTTTCTTAATTGTGATCTAACAGTATAACCATTTAAATTTTTTGGTAAACCAGAGGCATCACTCACATCAACTTGTGTGACAAATGTAGAACCTGCTTCTATTTGTAGTTCAACAAAATCTGCCAAAATACTCTCCTCTAATTCTATTTATGCTATTAATTATGGCGTACCTAAAGCAGTAATGTTGTTGGAAGTAATGAATCTTCCATATTGATCTAATGATGCTATTTTTGTTGTTCCATAATAAAAAGATAATTTGCCATCAGCTTCTTTGATTGAAAATGTAGTTGGACTTGTAACTAATTCTTTAGCAGTATTGGCAGTATTGGCAGAATCGGCGTCTCCTCCTCCACCACCTATTGGTCCCCATTCGATTCCATCGTACCCCTCAAAGGTATCTTCATCTGTATTAAAACGAAGCATACCAACAACCGGCGGAAAAGGTCTGTTTTGTGTGGTATTGGCAGATACTCTTACGACTTCACTATCGTAAACTACATCACTGCCGTTAATTCTAAATGCCATTAATGCTCTCCTTTATCCGTATTATTACCAAGAATCAGTAGAAGAAATTCTACTCCAAATATTAGAAACTCCAGTATAATCTTCTGAACAATAATATAGATAATTATTTGCCAAATAAACTGAACCTTTAATATCTCCAGTTGTACCAACAGGACTAGTAGGAGCAGTATCTACATAAAAAATAGTATTGTTCGCAAGGTCTACTAATGATTGTGTGGTTGTCAACCAATCTAAAAAAGTATTTGATGTATTTATCTGATTAACTATTGGCATTATTTTTTACCTCTGCGATATCTAATAACAAAGATTTGATTATCTGCATATCTTTTTCCATCTGTTCCATTCTTAATTTCATTTCTTCTTTTTCTTCGTTTTGTTTTCTACTTAATTCTTTCTTCATAAGATATTCATTTAACCCATTTTTATCTGTACTCAAAACAGCCTTAGAATGAATATCTCTGACTAAACCTCTGTTATCCTTTATCTTCACTAAAGTTGACATGATTAACCTCCAGGTAATGCGATTGCACGAAGTTCTTTAATTCTTGGCACATTTACAGAATCATTACTTGCCATAACAATCTTAATTGCAAAAGTTTTAAATGTATTGTATGTAATGTTGTTTGAAGTGTATGTTATTGAATTACTTGCAACACCATTTGTACCTGGAGCATAAATCATTTCTCTAAAATCATTCTTATTAGTTGATACAAAGTTTGTACTTGTAATTGGGGTCATTAATTGCCATTCTACATCTTCAAAAATACTTGGGTCAGATGCAGACAACATTTTAGCATAAACATATACTTCAGACTGTGCCGGTTTATACACATTGAGATAAACACGCAAGTCACTGGAATCAAATCCATCGTTTAGTGTGACTCTTCTAGTTATGTATCTTGCTTTTGCTGGCCCACCTCGTTTACTTGTTTCACCTAAAATTATTGCTTGAGCACCAGAACCACTGGCCAAAGATATGTTTATCGTTGGTGTTGTAGTGTAACCAGAACCAGCATCAACAATATTAATTGCATCTATTGAACCATTAACAACATTTGCTTCAGCGGTTGCACCACTACCATTTCCACCACTAATTGTTATAGTAACATCTTCAGGACCAACTATGCCAGTACCACCATTTAATATGACGATGTTATTATTTGACAGCCCTAAATCATTAATTTGATTGTGTACTGCCAAGAAACCCATTCTAGAAATATCAATAAAAGGAGAAATGTCTGGGTTTGATGATTGTAATTGAGCACTTAATATAAATGATGCATCACCTTTTTCTACAGATAATTGTCTAGTTCCACCACCATCATTCATATCATAATCACTGAATGGATTGATTGCTTTGTAGCCAACATAATCACCAGTTAATGTTTCGGAGTTAAACTCATACTTTAATGCTGTATTACCCATTGTGACATCTGCGGTAATCAAATGCGTGAGATCGTAAGGAACGGCTGATGTTTCTGGAAAATCTACTAAGAATTGTGCGTTTACTGGACTTGTAGAGAAAGTATATCTAAACAGTCTAAACATCATATCAGAGTTTTGATCTGCTGTCCATGTTGAACCATTCTGAGATAAGAATAGTGAACCACCATATGGTTGTTCAGATATTAAACGATTTGTTGTTAAATCTGTTTTACCAATCTCAGCACTATAAATTTCATACTTGTTAGAATTTGCCAAAAGAACAAAGCAGTGTTCACCAGGTTGCATGTATAGTGGTGAATTGAAAATAAAATCTGTGTATTTTGTTGGATCATCTAAACTTGGTGTGTCAGTAACTTTAACTTTATCTGGAGTCAATGTTACTGTTCCAAATGGATATATAACAGAGCTTGATGGATATCCATTTACAGCAGGTCTTATTTGTAATGTTACTGGGATACTATCATCTTTTGATTTAAAGCAAACACGAATTTTATTCAAGAAAATTCCCTGTGGAAATTGAACTGGACTCACTAAGAAAGTTTGTGCTAATGGGTCTGTCCATACAACTGCACGACTAGTAGTTGTTGTTACTGGCACAACTCTATCATCTTGTACATTAGTTCTTTGAATTTGTGGTACTCTAGTAGAAACAATCGTTTCTTCTACAGTATTTAATTGACCTTGAGCAAAAAATGATGCATCTCCACTTGTAGAAGATGATGACAAATCACCACTTGGACTATCCATTAATCTGAACAGTTTCTCACCAGTTCTAAATTTACCTTCTGGAATTGTAAATATTCCGGCAACAGAACCATAAGCGTCAACTTTCATATCACCAATAGAATAAATTGATGGATTATTAGGATCAGAGTTATATGGTAAAGTTGTCCAATTTGAATTTACTGTTGCAACTCTAGTGGTTGAGTTATAATTTGTTATTGTTCGTACTTGTCCTACTCCAGTTCCTTGTACAATTCGTATTTCTTTACCAACAAATGTACTAGAATTAATAGCTCCAGCAGCATCTTGTCTAAGTGTAATAGAATTAGATGTAGCACCTTGAGATGCAGCTCCGTTATGTTCGTAACCAGTAACTTGATAAATTTTACCAGTGCTTTGACCTTCAATTGTGAATGATGTGCTAGAGTTGGTAAATGATTGTGTTGGAACAACATTAGTTACATAAATTATATTATTAGATGCATGTACAACAAAAGCAGTACCAACTACTGTAGAGCCATCTTTAATTGTTATTGTTTCTGGGTCATCTAAGTTTACTCTCAATTCAACATTATTGGTATTCAAGAAAAATTTATTAGTACGATTACCAACATTTTCTCTAACTGAAATATTATCAAAGAATGGATAAACTGTAGAATTTGGTTTAAAATCTGTTCCAATGAAAAGAATATTTTTACTTCTCATGTAAGGTATGATCGTAGAATCTACAATTCTATTACCTAAAGATTGAGTTATTGTCTCTGGGATAATTTGATTTGCTGTACCAAATCTGCGTTGGCTCTGATCTACTGTTTGAGTAGTATGACGAACAATATCGTTTGCTCCACCAACACCAGCATTTAGATTTTGCCAATCTGCTGATCTATTATTTTGTACATCAAAACTACCATTTCTTGCTTCACCAGTACCAATAACTTGCCAACTACCCCAATCTGCTTCTGAAGCAAGAAGTTCGTTTGCAGATGCAGCAAGTAATTCCCAAGCATCTCTGTCACCAGTCAAATTGACTAATACATCTGCTTTTTGATTTATATCATACCAAATGTCACTAGAAGGATTTAAAGTAATTTTACCTAAGAAATTAGTAATGTTGAATGGATTGACATTAATGAATCTAGAAGCTTTAGGTTGGTCTATTAATATTACACTTGAAGCTTGAGATGTAACTAAAGCACCATTTTGTAAATAACCAGTAGAATTAGCAGTATCAAATTTTAAAGAGTAATTATAAATTTTGAAAGATGGTCTTAATTCTTTATTTCTACCATCAATAGATGCTTTATAATCTATATCTGTAACATCAGCAACAGAAGAGCCAGTAAATGGGTCAACTAATATACCATTTTTAAATCTAGGAATATTTTCAGAATCAATAATTGTTAAGTCTTGTTTTGTTACAGTTTCTTGTTCTAATAATGACAATGAAGTATAATACTCTAAATTCTCTATTCGTTTTTCTAGAGAACCAATATCACGCATAGTATATCGTTTATTATTTACATATTGAACTTGTACTTGTGATGGATTAGAAACATAAGGTTGATATCTCAAAATATACAAAGTCATTGATGTATCAGTATCATTTGGTACAGCTGGAGAAAGAGATGAAACACCTTGTATCACTTCAAATTTTTTGTTTTTATCTAAAACAACTCTGTCTATTCTTGGTAAAAAGTATGAATAGTCTACTATGAAATCATCGTTTGTGAATGGAATTTTTGGACCAGTAGAACTTGGTTCAACATCAAAAAACACATTATTACCAGAACCAGTAATTGCATCAAAACGAACAGGTCTAAAGTCTAAACAGTCTCTTAATAGAAATGCATTATTTGTTCTTGGAGATACATAAGAAGGTATTCTACCATAATCAATTTCATTGTAAGAGTCTACAGTAAAGAAACCAGAACCAGAAGATTTAAATCTATTATAGAAAACAACTATTGGCCCAACTGGTGGTCGTGCTGAAGGTTTTAAACGAATAGAAGCATGATCATAATAAGAATCTCTTTGACCATTGTCTAATGTGTATTTTGTAGTTACATCAACTGACGATGCCAAATTAGCTTGACTAATAGATTGCCCAAGAAAATCTCTAATCTCTACTATTTCTAAAACATCTGACACAAACAAAGATTGAGATTCATTTGGATTTTTAATTAGATAATCTTGTTGAATATGTGTCTGACCTAAATCTGTAAAAACTTGAACTATAGTATTTGAAGAACCAAATACATTTACAGGACTTGTAGTGCCAATTGTATTCACATTTGTCTCAACATACTCTTTTGCTTTTCGTGTTGGATTAGATACATTTATTGTTACTGTGATATCAGCTTCCATATTAAAAGCATCTTCAACAGTAATTCTTCTTGTTGTTGGATCTACTGTAAATTTATCTGATGGAATGACTTGACCAACAGCATACGTTGAATCATTGGGTTGTTTTACCGTTATATAATAATTTTCTGATCTTCTATTTGATGTTGTCGCAGAAGGTATACTTTCACCTGCACCTAAAGATATAGCAGAAGATGTGTTTGCAGAAAAACTCTGATTCAAATACATTCTCTTATATGAATAAGACATGTCAGAGAAAGTACTTGGCGTTATATAACTTTGACCTAATGGATAAATTAATGGTTCATTTTCAGCTTCAGAAATAAAAACATTTTCAGCAAAGTCTTTTGAAAAATTACTAATATTAGCACCGTGTTCTAATGTGGTACTAGAAAATGAAGCAAAAGAACCAATATCTTTAATTTCAAATTCAATATTCCAAACAGAAGATGATGTTGGTGTATTAATGAAAGGTTGATTTAAAGTTACCACTTTAGTAGCACCATTATAATCAACAATGGTTTTTACTGGTTCACCACTTCCTGGACCAGTAATAATTCTGAATTTAGCGCCAACATATGCACCACTGTAATCTGAATAATTTGAACCACTGGCTCCCAATCCAAGTTCGGTACTAGTACTAACATTATCAAGATTCACATTTCCAGAAATACGATTGTTAATTTTTACATCAAAAACAAAAGTTCTATATGTATATGTTGAAGAATCTGAGATATCAGTAGAAGAATCAAACTCTACAGATTTAACTCTTACAGTTCCAATTTTAGTGTTTGCTATGGTTGCAGTACTTGATGTTTTAATATTTGCTAAAGGAACACAATGCACATCTACAGTATCTAAATTATAAATTGGAAATGAACCATAGTGTTCTGTTGTGTAAATAAAATTACCATATTCAGCAGAAATTCTTCTATTTTGTGTGTTACTTGTGATTCTTGGCTTGTCAACTGTTAAAGTAGTTGGAGAATTTGTTTCAAATTCATAGCCATAAACATATGCTTTACCTGGAGACAATGTAATATCTAATTGTGCAGAATTTGCTTCATTATTGTCTAAAGATATTTGAAACTGTTTTACTGTATAGTTACCAGACTCATCGAATGTTCTTCTGGCTAATGATTCTTCTAATACAGAATAAATTGGATATTTGTATTCTTTTGTAATGTCGGATTCTTCAATACGAACTAATTCAATAAACAACTCATCGTCTTCAGAATCAATTGATCTGGTGTTTAGTATTAAATCTACTTTTACTCTATCTGCACCTGGTGCTTGATAATTAGAAGAACCTAAAGCAGGGTCTAATAATGATGTATCAGAGCTTGAAGAAACAACACTCTCTACAACATCAAATCCTACACGAAGAGAAACATTAGCAGAAGTATACTTTGATAATGCTATAGTTTGTGGTAATGTTTTAACAAACAAACCCTCATAATAAAAAACACCTTCATTAACAGAAAATATTTTAGCTTCGTTTATACCACCAGTAGCAAATATTTGTGCAAAGTATGGACTAGCATCTGTTGTTTTTACAACTTCTTCATTAGTAAATGGTTCACCATAAATTTGTTTTATAATAAAAGTTTTTGGATCACCAGTACCCTGATCTGCTTCATATACTCTAATAACTTCTGCTCTTTTTGTAGCGTCTAAAGAAGTAATAGTTTTGCCAACAAAATTGTCAACAATAACTGTGGCACCAGAATACTCAGAATTAATTTTTAATGATGTTGCATCTTGGAAAAATGTTTGACCGCCAGTAACAAGTGAACCATTTTTGAAAACATGATTACCAAATCTTTCAACTTGTTTTTGTAATATGGATTGTATTTGAGTTAATTCTCTTGCCTGAACAGCAAAAGATGGTTTAAACAACATACGATAGAAGTTTTTATCTTCATTGTAATCGTCAAAATATGGATTTATATTATATTTGTCTAACATTTATTAACCTTAAAATTGAAATACTAATTTGACTTCTTCTGCTTGTGCCTGCGATCTCTGAATCTTATTAAAATTTCTAGCATATAAAATATGTCCAGAAAAAGGTTGTAAATCAGGATTTATAACTTCTAAAATTCTATATTGTCTACCAGATTCTAAGCCTCTCAACAATGCATTTGTGTCTGGAGTTTTATATACATTATTTAATCTAACTACATTTATTTCTTGAGAAACAACATAACCAACAAATGTTGGATCATTTATATTTCCTTGATACACCATCTCACCAACTACAAAATTAGAAGTTCCCAACAATTCTAAATTTAAAGTCAAACTTACTGAGTTTGGAGCTGTCAATTCTGTTACTCTATCTACTTCACCATATTTATGGGGATTTATAAGAAGACCATATTGCCTAAAAAATATATCATCTGGTATTTTACCACTTTCTGTAGAATCTATTTCTCCAACCCTACTTATGATCATAATGTTTGTTGCACCAAGTTCCATAGCAGGGTTATGACCATGACCATATTTTGGTGGTAAGATTGCTCTTGCTTCAGCACCAGTACCACAACCATATATCGTAACATTAGCTCTAGTATAATTTATTCCAGCATTTATAATATCTATTTTATTAATTTCATTTTGATTATTTAAACGAACAGAAGTTATTGTATTAGTTCCATCACCGTCAACAACAACTCTTGTTGATAATGTAATTATATTTCCTACTACATTTCCACCACCTGAACCTATTGTTGGTCTTGAAAGATACAACTTTTTGGGTTGAGAAGAACTAATAGTAGTTATATGTGTATCATTTGCAAAAATTCCATTTCCAGAAACCGCCATATTAACTGCTATGAACGGGCTAGTAGAAACATCTATATCATCTGTAATATCTAACTCTTTAACTCCAGCCACAAATGGTGCAACATTTACTGTTGGATGATAATAATCTAACCCACCGTTTTCTACAACTATTTTGTTTAAAGTTCCGTCTAGTAAATTTTGAGTGTTGTAATTATAATCTGTGTAGTTTGTACTTGGTTGAATATATGGAACTGGCATCCAATCTGGAGTCAAAAATTTATTTGAAAATTTTATGTTATACATGTACTTCCAAAGATAACCATTTTCGTCACTAAATTCTGTTTGTATGAAACCAGAATTTTCTACATAGTTGCCAGTAGGTTCTACTTGAGATAAAGTAGAAACATTATTACAAAGACACTTGTAGACATTACCTTCAGATGTCATAGCATACATTGGATAAACAGTTTCACCGTCAATGATAGAGATACTTGTTAAATCTTCCAATGGAAGAGTGTCATCATATTGTTTATATCTAGTATTTGGTTGCCAAAGAACTCTTGGTATTACAAATTCTATATCTTTTGGAGATACTCTTTTGGCCCCAACCATATTTTGCCAGTTGTTTCTTTCATCTGGTGGTAAATCTACCATATCAACAGGTGTATCATTGTTTGTAAATTCTGTAGTCTTTCCAATGTACATATAACCAATAGATTTTAAAGCAGACTCTTTGAAAGAGTCTCTAAATGCTTTAGCTGTTAATACTTTTGTTTTATATGAAGTGTAACTTGTTGTCATTTTTTAATTTCTTTTTTCAGTTCTTTTATTGCCTGAACTAAGATTGGGATTAATTGCACATAAGATACTGATTTCAAATCTCCAGATGTTTTAACAATTTCGGGTAACACTTCTTCTATTTGTTGTGCTATAAATCCAAAAGATTTCTCATCGTTTGTTTTCCAATTAAAACTAAATGGATTTATTTTATCTAAGACATCTAAAGCATTATCTATATTATTGAAATTGTACTTCAAACTAACATCAGATAAACTATTAAAATTTAAAGCATGAAACTCAGTGGCATGTAAATTGCCATCATAATTTAGACGAGTTGAATTTGATGGAGCTGCTGTTCCATTGTATAAAGCACCATTTTGTTTTGTTGAACCATTATATCTAAATGCACCAGATAATGTATCACTAGCAGTTCTTAGATCAACTGATGTGCCAGAAGCACCAGACCATCCAGAAATGCCAGAGTAGCCAGAAAAACTAGAGTAACCAGAGTACCCCGAGTACCCTGATGTGCCTTCAGCTCCTGATCCAGACCATCCAGAAAATCCAGATGTTCCAGATTTACCAGAATAACCAGAAGTTCCAGAATAACCTGAAGGACCTGGTAAATTACCAGAGTAACCAGATGTGCCAGAATAACCAGAGTAACCAGAAAGTCCCGAGACGCCAGACCATCCTGATCTACCAGAATAACCAGAGTATCCTGATATGCCAGAATAACCAGAGATTCCAGAATAACCTGATGGCCCAGGAGAAACAGCAGAATATCCAGAGAATCCTGAAGTGCCAGAATAACCAGATGTTCCTATTGTTGCAAAAGAAAATCCATATATTGTTCCAGACCAATTCGTTCCTAAAGTTGGAGATTTTGCAAGCATATTAACTGTCAGCTCAAAATAACCTCCTTCGTTGGTCATGTTTGTTACTTCATATAATACATAATTCGAATAGATTGCACTATATCTTTCATTAGACTCTGTTGTTTCGTATACTATTATATTTGTTGTTTTACCAACATAATATTGTAATAAATTGTTATAGTCAAAAAGTGAAGAGTGATCTAAATTATCTAATTTAATTGTTGTTGTTCCAACAAACCCTAAATTGTTTGTTGAAAAATCTGCACTTCCAAGTGGTGTTCCACCATTGGTATCGAGTAAACTTGAGAGTATATACAGACCACTTGGTACACCATTGATTGCAGAATAGCCAGAGTAACCAGAAATTCCAGAATAACCTGATAGACCAGAATAACCAGATGCACCAGGATTTTCTCCAGACCATCCAGAAATACCAGAGTATCCAGAATAGCCAGATGGGCCAGACCAACCAGAAACTCCAGAGAAACCAGATTTACCAGAATGTCCAGAATAACCAGAAAGGCCGGAATACCCTGAGTAACCAGAAAGACCTGAATAACCAGATGTGCCAGGTAAATCTCCAGAATAACCAGAAATACCTGAGTAACCAGAATAACCAGAATCTCCAGAATATCCAGAGAAACCTGAATAACCGGAGATGCCAGAATAACCTGAGTAACCTGATACTCCAGAAACTCCAGCAAAATCACCAAGTTCTATCCAATTTGAACCATCCCAAAAATATAATAGATTAGTGTCTAGTACATAATATACATCACCAGTATTAGGTGTTTCTGATGCTAAATCTGTATAGAGATCAACTACACCAGCAAGTTCTAATCCTGGTCCTGGATAACCAGAGTATCCTGAATAACCGGATATACCAGAACCAGAGTAACCAGAATAACCTGATTGACCAGAGTAACCAGAATACCCAGAAAGTCCTGAGTATCCAGATTCGCCAGAAAACCCAGACTCACCAGAAAATCCAGAAAAACCAGAAGTACCAGATTCACCAGACCATCCAGAAATTCCAGACCATCCAGAATAACCAGAAGTGCCAGAAAATCCAGAATAACCTGATACACCTGAACCAGAGTAACCTGAATAACCAGATATACCTGAATAACCAGAGTAACCTGATGGACCAGAGAATCCTGAGTAACCAGATAGTCCCCTAATTAATAACCATGCAGTACCATCTGAATACCACAATTCTCCATCACTACCATAAACTAGTGAACCAATATATGGTTCTGGGTCTAGTTGTATAGGAACAGGAACTACTATTCCTTGGCCAAGTGTTTGCTCTTTTCCAGATATAAGCTTATTCATTAGTTATGACTCCACTCCAATGTGTTCACTGGATAATTTCTCTTCAGCAGAAACCCAAACATCTATTGAATTTGATTCTTGTGCTTTAATTAAGATCATGTCTCCATTTGCAGAATCAGGATCTCTTTTAAGTAAACTTCTTCCTTGTAATGGAACTAAAGTTGTTTCGCCTTTAGGAATATTCACTAAAGTAATTTCTATATTAGCGCCCTCTTCAGATTGAAATGTGACCTCTAAACTTACTGTATTTGAAGCATGTTTATTTTTAGCATACATTGGTGTCAGTAAGAAAACTTCACCAGGTCTTATTGCTCTAGAATCATCTAATGGGTCTCTATTTGGTAAAGAATTAGAAGGATCTGGAACAGAAAAATCTGGGGCTTCAATTAAAGGCGTAAATGTAGTTGGAACATTCTCATATATTGCGTTTAGTGGTTTACCTGTTGAAGGTGTACGGCATGTTATTCTAGACATTATTAAAAACTCCTTGATATGACTGTTTTTGTTGCGATTCTATTTACCGCAGAAATAAATGGTGGTCCAGAAAGTTCACCAGTGTCAGCGTTAATTTCTAATCCCCCAACAAATATTGCAGAACCTTGATCGTCTTGTCCACTTGCTATAACTAATCCTCTTTCTAATTCAAGTATGCTATCTTGTATTTTAGCAGAGTTTTTGGCAGGAGGTATCTTAGTTAATGCAACACCTGCCATTACTCCACTCCAAGTATGACCTATAGCAGTTATAGTAGAAGGTTCAAGTATTCTTTTTGGATTTTGTAATGTACTATTTATTGCGTCTACAGCATCGATAACTATAGTTTGTGCATTTCCACTTATACCAGGCAAAGCATTTATTTCGTCTCTTAAGTACTCAAAAGAATATTCAAATGCTGCTTGCTTATCTTGTGTAAAAACTGGTTTTGTATTTGCATCCCAAGGTGTAGGATCACTTGGATCAGCTTCTGTTGTAAATAATGATTTAGTAAAATCTAATATTGGTTGTTCATTTTTAGTCAATAATACCCATCTAAGAGATTGTAGGAATGTTGCAGCATCTCTTCTCGTAAATTCTTCATCTTCGGCGTTCCAAGTTGCAGTATATCCTTCTGACACTAAAGAGTTCCACAGACTGTCAATTAAAGCTTCAGTATATTCATCTATTAATTGATCTGCTTCTGCTCCTTGTGCTTCAGTTATGGAAATCGTGCCTATTTTATAGGGATCAATCATTTGACGAACACCTTTGGCAACCATTGTGTAATCACCAAATTGCGTACTACAGCTCGATAGGATTATTTGACCACCACTAAGAGCATAAAAGTGTCTATGTGACCATAAACAAACAGCATTAACAGCGTTAATTAAACCACCATTTTTTGCACAATATCCAATACCGTTATGTGAAACTGGAGTAGCACCCCATGTCATAATATTAGGAAATATACTATAAGGAGAACAAACAGAACCATCCGCTAATGCAACTCCAGCACCCCTACCAACATAAGGATTTGGTTCACCTTCTTCTGGGTCTCTATCTAGAGGAGGAGCTACAAATGACCATGTTGGTGTAGTTCTAACTGCTATCTTGTGTGCATATGGCACTCTTCGTATTACCGCACCAGGCCTAAATGAAACAGCAAATCCTTCAGTTGGATTATCCATATCATCTAAACGCCAATCTTCAAATATTGGCCCCTCTAAGAAACAACCAGAACCTAAACGAAACACATTTCTTTCTTCAAATCCTGGTTTTGGACGAAAGACAGCACTTCTATGTGCAGCTCTTATAATCGTATCATCTGGAACATCTAAATGACCTTCAGTTAAATATACTCCAGCTCCTAATTCAATAAGGGTCAACATCTCTAATTCTTCTACAACTTCTAAAGCCTTTTCAATCGTTTGAAATGCTCTGTCCCAAGATTTGCCGTCAAAATTATCATTACCATATGGTGAAACATAAAAAACATTTGGTGCTTGACCATACTCTCTTAAGTCTTTAAGAAAGTTTTCTAGTGTTATCTTTTTTGTTTTTAAGTAATCGTCTTCTTCTTCAAGATCAACCATCACTAAAAGATTATTCGCAGTATTAGAACTTACTGTTTGTAGTTCTGGCAGTTGCGTAATTTTAATAGGCATTTGAATCCTCTGTTGATATTACATTAGGTTTGTTATTCTGAGTAGTCGCAGCCAATTCTCTCCAATACTCAGTGACAACACCTCTGTAGTATGGATATGGCACATAAATCGTCAAACCAACATTAGTTGATGTGAATTCAAAAGGTTCAGAAACAGTTATCGTTGTATTATTTATAATAGTATTTACAATTCTTATTTCAGAATTAACTACTATGTAAGTTCCTTCTCCAATTAATCCTAAAGTATTTGCCAAAACAAAATAAGTGTTGGTTCCAGTAATTGTGTAAGAACCAGCAGTAACATTAACAGAACCAGTTCCAGCAAGTTCTTTTGATACATTTTCATATACTGATTCTGTAGTTAAAACTTCAACATTATCTTCAAAATTATATCTAGCATAATTTATGAAACCAGTTGGATTTAAAAGATCATTTGCTAATTTTCTATAACGATTAAACTCTATTTTTGAAGTTATAACATAAGAAAAATCAATGTAATAATTTTCTCCCTGTATTCTCATCTCATCTGATGACAGAAGGCCATCTGCACTTGTCCATTTTCCAGGTAAAGAAACATACGAAGAAGATATTGTCGATGTTAATTGAGCATCACCGTTACCACTAAATGTCAAATCTGGAAGTGGACTTGATTCATAACCACTTCCTTTATCGACTATTTCCACTTTCAATACTTTTCCAACCACTCCATCATCTACATCATACTCAAACTCCGCTCCTTCATACATGAATAAATCAACTTGCAGATTTGCACCAGTACCTTCACTATCAACTACTATTGTTGGAAGATAATCTTTGTTGTAATTTATACCTCCATCTAAAACTCTAACACTTGTTATTGATCCATTTGAACTTACAGCATTGACTTCTGCTCTGGCTCCTCTTCCAAAATAATGACTTTTATGTACAAACAAAACCTCATCACCTACGCTATAGCCTTGGCCTCCGTTGTTTATTTTGACTGAAGCTATAGAACCAATATCTCGTATTGTTACTTCATCATTGGTTGCTGGATTAGTATATAAAACTACATCATTAATTGTAAAAGTAATATTTGGTGTATTTGGTATTTGACTAGTTACTATAAAAGTATCTAAGAGAGGCCCTAAACCATCCATAGTGAATAAATTTAAACCATCAGAAATAATAGAATTTAAATTTATAGTTTCTTGTTCTTTAATACCAAAATCAACAGAACTTATATTAATAGATGAATAGTCATCAATGACATCAATGTTATAACGAATAAAATTTGGTCCACTTAAAGAGGTATCGTCTACACTACTAACTACAGCTACAAATTCAGCTGATGTGTAATTATTGGCATCAATTTCTAAACCTGTTTTGTAACCTTGGCCAGTTTTATCAATTTTCACAAATAGTTTTTCAATTTTTCCAGAACTAACTTCTGATACAAAACCTGTTGCTTTTCTGGCACTTTTTCCTAAAAAATTAACTGTATCACCAACGACATAATTACTTCCAGGATTTACTATTTGTATATCTTGAACTTCAGATAAAGTTTGAAAACTAAATGGTATTAATTGTTCACCAACAATAACAGTACAATCTATAATTTCACCATTTATAAAATTACCAACTTTAGTTTTTTCTTCTATAAAAAATTGAAAAAAATCTTCTCCAGCAATTCTTCGTCTTCCAACATTTTCAACTAAAGCTTTAGCACCAGATTTTTGTCCAACTAATTGTCTGTTATTAAAAATATCTAAATCAAAATTTATCAAATATCTTATTTCAATTTTATCAATAAATATCGGAGGAACTAATAATGTAATTTTTTTTAATTCTTTTCTTAATGAATATTGATTTGTTAAAATGCCATCAAATCTAACTTCTATTTGATTTTCAGTTAATTCATATGGTAAATAATATGTTAATATATTTGGATCAGCATCGTAAACACTAGTTACTATAGGCTCAGTTCTCAGTATATTTTCAATTGTCCATTTACCATCAGATGCTCTAAGAATATTGTTTCTTGGATATTCTACTTTAATTTCTTCTTTAAAAAGTAATCTAAACAATAATTCAAATGATTTGAGTGTACCTTTCGATCTATACAAAGGTAAAAGATTCTTCATAAAAAAAGATTTATCAAACACACTCTCACTAGGAATCAATGAAGCAAATGTATTAAAAAAGTTTTCTTCAAATTTTTCTAAAGATTCGTCTAAATCAAAAGCATTTTTAATATTTTTTGCTTCTTCTATTAAATTATTTTTTTGACTAATAGAATTAGAATAAAATTGTTCTTTCTCTAAGAACTCATAGTATGCTTCTAAAAATGAAATGAAAAGAGGATAATCCTCTCTTACAAATTCTGGTACTTGTCTATTGACTAATAATGATGTTCTCAAATCCATTTTATGTTACTAATGTAGTAGAAATAGAAGAAGGGTCATTTGGGTCTATGGTTATAATAGTATTTTTATTGGATTCAATTATAGTATTTCCAGCTCCAACATCTAGTTTTATAAAATTATCTGTAGAGTATGTAGACAAAATATTTAAATTAAATAAATTTATTTCTCCAGTATCATAATCTATAGTACCTACTTCTGGGTCAACAATCTGTCTTTCTGTATTTTCATTAAAATATATTAAACGCAAAATGCCAAATTTATTGTTAATTATAGATACAGCAGAAGCACCAAATCCACCACCACCACTAATTGTAACTGTGGCCTTTGTATAATTTTCACCAGGACTTGTTATTCTTATAGACTCAATTCTACCATTTACTATTTTGGCTCTAGCAGTAGCACCACTACCATCACCAGTAATTGTGACTGTTGGTTCTGTTACATAACCTGAACCAGGATTTAAAACAAGAATATTATAGATTCCAGAGAAAGAATCTAAAACTTCTTCAATCTGAACTGTTCGTCTAATACCAAAACTATCAAATACATCAAACTCATCCGAAATAAGTCTATTTAAAATGTTACCTTGCAATAAAGATTGATTAAATTGTATTTTATAATTTGTAGAAACATTTAATTGTGGTAAAAATCTTTTTTCTAATCTTAGAACAGAGTCTACACCAATTATAGATGGATCAATCTTGTTCATCTCTTCTTGTAGTTTAGATAGAACAAATGTCTTATTAAAATTATTCACATTACTTTCAAAAAAGTTTAACACTAATGTTCTAACATTGTTTTTAAATGTTTCTGTAGTTAAAAGATTTTTTTGTGGATCATACTTTATTGTATTAAATATTTTAACAAAAACAAATTCAGGATCTCTAATTATACTCTCTATAGAAATTACAGATTTTGGTTTAAGTATCTCTTCTACAATTCTTCTTTTTTCGGTTTCAGAAATATAATAATTATCTTTAGTTTTCAACGAAATAAATATTTTTCCAAAAATTGGTGGACTTTCTTCATTGCCACCCCAAACAGATACAGCCTCTAAACCTGGATAATTTTGCATCAAATATTTTTCATAATCTTTATTTGTTATTAATCTGTTCTGTGAAGCATAATGTAATGGTGCATAAAATTTAATAGAATCAATAGATTCTCTTTCTAGACCACCAGTGGAAGATTGAACTACTGTAATTGTCGATCTTATTAACTCATCATTTCTACTATCTCTAACAGAAGTTGCACTTACAACAAAGTCATTTGCTTTATTTGCTAAAGAAGAATTAGTTGAAAGATAACTGATAGTAACTATATTACCATCTGTTAAAGCTTTACCAAGTGAGCCATTTCCAAAAAAGATTTGATAATTACCTTCTTTGGATTCTTGTAAAAAATACACAGGAGAATTAGAATCTATGTCTAAAATATCTTCTGCTAAATTATAAACTGTTGTTGTTGGGTTTGTACTAGATTCTGTAACATACACTTTGATAGTATCAGTATCAACATTAGAATCTGAAATCGTAAATATTTGTTTTGGATTAGTCTGTATGTTATAAGTATATTGGTAATTTCCAATAACGCCTTCATAAATTTTTAAATTTTCAAAAACAAAAGTTCCATCAGCTTTTGTTGCAGTAACATCATCTAACAATAAAAATTCATAAGAAACATCGTCAATTTGATTTGAGGAAAAAGAAAAACCTCTAGGTAATGTTAAACTAGATGGTTCGTTATTTGTTGCTTGAAACTCTAAATTTATTACAGCAAAAGATGCTTTCTTAGATTTTGGAGTATAACCTAAACTCTTTGCATGAGAAACAATTGAATTTCTAAGCAGTGCTGAGTCTAAGAAAGACTCTTTTAATGCCATGTTTAGATAGTATGCATTGTAATGTGTATTATATGCTAAAACATCTAAAAGAACATTTAACCCTGAAGCTTCAAAATCGTAATCTTGAAATTCTGATTGTGATTTTAGATAATTTTTAAGATTTTCCTTTATTGTAGAAAAATCTAATTCTGTTACATTTAAATTAGAATTTGCCATCTATCTTGTTCTTTCCAATAAAAAACTTATTGAAACTGGTTCTGTTCTGTTGAGTATATTAAAAAGCAATTCTACTTGAAAAGAATTCTCATCAAATTTTGGTGTTACACTTAAATTTATTACTTCAACTCTAGGTTCAAAATTTTGAATAGTCTGTGTGATTTCTTTCTCTAAAGCTGCAGCTGTAATAATGTCTAGATTCTCAAACAATAATTTTCTGACATTACTGCCATATTCTGGCATAAAAGGCTTCTCATAGTGATTTGTCAAAAGTAAATTTTTCAAAGCATTAATAACTGCCATTTCACCAACATGCTTGTTTACATCTTTTCGTATTGGATGAATAGTGAAATTTAAGTCTAAATCACTATAATTTCTTGTTTTTAGTTGAGTTATTGTTGCCATTTATTATTTATGTGTTTGCTTTTAGTCTATCTGTACCTATAAAGTCATTAATTAAATTATTCTCAGTTTCACCTAAATCTTTATATCTCTTCATCTCTTCAAATTTTTCTAGAAGTATAGTTGTGTTGGCATAGAAATTTTCATCATGAGTTCTTCTAGTATTGAATAATGTTGTGATCGAACTGATATCGTTTGCTATATCTTGTATCTCTTCTGTAGTTAAAGTACTTGCATAATAGGTAATAACATTATCACCATCCATTTCTGTAAACTCTTCAATACTAGTTTCTATTAATTCTGGATAATTATTTATCGTCTGTAACTTATCTTGCAACTCTTCTTCAATAAAAAGACTAGTAAAAGATCCTATCATTGGAGCATTATTCTGTATTCCGTCTGCCTGGTAAACAATCATCATGACTGTTTTTGCCATTCCAATTGCAAGATCATAATGTGGTAAATCAGAAGTATTTTCGTTTGGCTCTACAAGACCACTTATTCTATCAGTATGAGCTATAAAATTAGGCCCTGAAACAGAATATACAGTATTTGCAGCAGTGCTTACACCAACTAAATTCCCAACAGAATTTGCAGGATCATCTGGGTCTGAACAAGCTGCAATTATAGATAAACATTTACTTCTTATAGATTCAGTAACTATTTTAACTGGATTTACAAGATAGTTTGTTGTTGCTATGTCATTGTTTTTTAAATCTTCATATTGCCAATCTTCTAAAAGTGGTGGCAGACTATCTAAACTCTTAATAACTTCTGGTGAAAAGTCACTGACTTCGTTTGCAGAAGGTGTGTAATTGTATCCTAAACTATCAAATATACTGGGCATTTTTATTCCTTATACCATACCAACAATTGGTGGTCCTGTTCTTCCTTTTGGAGCTATGTGGAAGTGTCTACTATAAATTTTAGAGTTTACATTGTCTGTCATCAAACCTGCTCTCATTACTCCAAAATTTCCTAAAGGTGAGTTTACAGAAACACCAGCATTTACTAATCCAACGCATATGACATTACCAGGAACAGCTGCAGGTAACCCTATTGCCAATCCACCAAGAACAGATGTGAATCCTAATGGGCCTGCACTAACTCCAGTTCCAGCATCAATTCTAGTCAAAGAAGTGATCATGTCTGCTGTCATATCTCCCCCAACAGAAAGATCACCAGAAACATAAACATTGTCTCCACTAGTAAGTCGAATAGAACCTAATCCAACAGCAGAACCTGCAGCAATAGTTGTATCTTCATTTGATGCAAGAGTTGTTTTCTTGTGTACATAAGTTGACATATCACCAAGAACTTCTAATTTATAGTCACCATCTACTTTTTCAATTCTGTCACCACGAACATGAAGTATAGAATCTCCATTAATGGTTATGTTACAATGTCCTTCGATCAATACATTTTTGTTTTTAATTGTGATTTCATAACCGTCACCATAAACTTTATGTACTTCATCACCATTTGGATGCATTTCGATAAATGTACCAGTTCTATGCTGTAGACGAATTCGTTCTCTATTTGGTGTATCATCCATTTCAAATGAATGACCAGACCTAGTTTGTGTACAGTTATTATATGGATACTGTGGTGGTGTTTCGTCGTTTGCTGGTGACTCTGGTTCTAACCACCCATGATCGTCTGCTGGTCTCTCTGCCATAATTTTAGTGTTGTTTAAATTCGATTACAAAAGTATTGTCTGATAATACATCATCTTTTGATGGTAATGTATTCAGTAAAAATGTTTCTACTTCTTGACCAACTTGATTTACAGCTTCTGGTGATGCTGGGTTTGCCAATGCCTCTACAACTTGTCCTGGTATGGCTAATGTTTCTGCTGCCTCTGCCAACAAATCTCTACTTGCCTGTACTATGTTATTGAACTCTGCTTGAAGGGCTGCAATATCTCCTATTGTACTACCTCCTTCTGGTGGTGTCAATAAGTCTGCAAATCCTTTTGCGAGTGCTGCATATGCCTTATCTAAACATTCTTGTAAAAATCTTCTTGCTTTTTCTGGCAAACTCAGTATGTAATCAATCAATGCTCTTATTTTCATTGCAAAGAGAATTAGTATTTGAGCTAAATCATTCAACTCACTAATTATACTTGTTATATATTTTATCTCTCTAGCAATTGCTTTTGCAAATTGAATAACTTTAGAGACTTCGCCATTTGTGTCAGAAAAACCTAATGCTTTCAATGCAGCACGAATTGCCTTTCGTATCTCTTCAATAATTATACCAAATTTGGCTCTAACATATGCTACTGCTTTGTTTACTTCTGGTGATATATCACAGACAGACTTTCTTTCTTGATTTATAGCATTTGTTAAAGTGCCATCCATGACACCTCTTGTAATTCTAACTTGAGTTGGTTCTCCAATAACTCTGTCAACTTGTGATGATCTTGGTTTAGATGCGGAACCTTCTCTTCGAATTGCTTCTTGATAAACTATACTAGATTGAGAACTTTCAACTCCAGGTAGTACATTTAGAACAACAGGAATTTGAGCAAACTCACCATCTTGAAAAAATCCAAGAACCCAATCTCCCTCTCTGGGAGTAGCGTATGTATTTGGCGCATTTGTTGATAGTGCTACTTGAGCCCAAGGTAAAGTGTTTGTTGGAACAAGTTTTTTATCTTCAGAATGAAGACCAATAATCCTGACTCTAACCGAGCCAAGTTTTAATGGATCTAAGACATCTTCTACGATGCCAATCCACCAAATAAAAGGTCGTTTTCCGTAAAAATCTTGAGGTATCATATTTTACTTGAATCTGTACAAATTTCTAACAATGTTTCGTGTCTGTTATAACGAATAATATGTCTAACTCCAGTAATTATATATCTACCACTCAATGTATCATCTAAGACTTCTTCTTCCTTGGTTGAAAATTTAGGATAATCTAGATTCACTAAAAACCCAGGATTATAACCAAAATTACCAGGCATTGTGACTTGCAATCTCTTCTGCATCATATTTGCAAAATAAGATTTTCTTTGAAACACATAATTGTGAGTATCATCAATTACAGTAGAGGCTGTTGGATTATTTTCTCTTATGTAAGCAGTCTGAACTCTTGGTAAAGCAAAAGGATATGTAACAACTCTTGAATCATACATGTCTCTAAAATCTTTGTTGTCTTTCGTTTTAGAGTCAGTTAGATTATCATATTTATTGCCATGTTTGGCATTAGTCTGCAACTCGAAAGCATTATTCACTCGACGAATAACTTGTGTTTTAGTAAAAGTGTCAAACCCAACAAATTTTCCAGCATAAGAACCATTTTTAATATTATCGATCATACTAAATTGAGATAAAACTTTTACATCTCTGGCACCATAAAATTCATTCTCATTATTCGTAACATCTTTACCTAAGTTTTTAGGAATAACATTTATGTTGAACAATGAATCTAAAGACCAAAGAAAAGATACTGGAACAAAATTATATCCAGCCGCAGACTCATAGAAAACATAGTCTGGTATTTTATATTCGTTAGAAATTGATTTCTTTGTTATCCAATTTATCGCATCAAAAGGAGTTAGATTTGGAATGATAAAATCTTTTTTGGTATCTGTTGGAAAGATTGTACCAATACCAGAATTTCCTCTAGAAACAGCTGCATTTGGAACTTTTAAATGATCTGTAAGAATTTTCAATACAGTATTTGAATATGTTCCCGTATAGCTTTGAGAAATCTTTTTTTGATTAGAATAAATGAAGTCTTCGTTTACAAAATGTAAAATGTAAGTCTGTGTAGTTAAATTTTTGTTGTTTCTATTTGTTACTTTGTAAATCTTAAATTTTTTCTCAAAGATAAATCCACTAGGATTATCATCCATTTTTTCTATGTTTATTTTTAGTGTTTCATTTCCACTAATGTCTAATTTTTCAAAAAGATTTATTGAGTCTTCAATTAAAATGTTGCCTGATCTACATGGTGTAAAAATATTGTCAAATAAATTTAACTCTACAAATATATTGGTCAAATCAATATTTTGTCCTGAACTCGTAGACAAAAATAATTCGTTGACTTTAAATTGTATAGATTGCGTTAAAACTGAACTCATTGTTGATATAACTCTTTTATTTCATTTTCTAAGACAGAAACAAAATCTTGCTTTAATATTTTTATCTCTCTCTTAGATTCGTTCAATTCATATTCGTAATCATAATACGTTTTAATTTCTTTACTATAAGAATATGTGAGAAAAGAACCACTATGCAATAAAATTTCACCATTGACACCATTTTGCATATATTCTTCATTACTGTAGTATGTGTTTGCGTCAACAGGAAGTTTAGTAACAGTTGTTACACCTTCAACAGTCTTTGTAATTACTTTATAGAAAGAATGATAGTTATCAACATTGGCTACTGTATTTTTTGCCCATCTTATACCTTCACCCTTCTCGTTCGTATTTGCATATTCTGATTGAGAATATTTGTAATCAACATATTCGTTGAATTGATCGTACTGCAAAGGCCAATCGTATTGTGGATCAACAATGTTATTCATCATTAAAATGATCCAATATCTTTCGGATGAATTATAAAATTTTGCAGCTAAATTATCTGGGGTATCACCATCACGAATATCATAGGTGTAATATACAGCAGTATTTTCTAAAAATTTATTTTCAATTGACGCAGAAGAACTTAAATTGGTAACATAATTGAAATTAGAATTGTCAGCTACATCATAATAAATTTTTGGTAAAAGTTTTAGATATTTCATTTTATTTTAAGAAGTAGGAAAATTATAATCATCATATTGTGTTGATTGTGCAGTAAAACGATCTGCACCAAAAAATGATTTTGTAACAATGTCTGTTTCTTTAAATTGCAAACTCATTCTAATAGCAACAGGCATACCTGTTCTACCAATACTAGGTTTAGGTTCGTTTGGAACTTCATAAGCAGTAAAACCATTTGGTGCATAATCTAAATCTATACTCTCCAAGACACATGTTGTTATTCTAGGAATGTTTGGATTTATTTTTCCGTTGTAATAAAATTGAACATCAAATTCTGATGGTGGAACTAAAAAGAATCCTTTACCTTCAGTTGAAATTTCTGGAGCCTGATGAAATTTTAAACGTGTAATTATTTTCTGAACTTCTGTTGCTTCCGATTCACTACGAGGATAAAAAACAAAATCAAATCTAAATGTTCTAAAAGAAGGAGTACTGTATATCAATTCTAATTTTGGATTTTGAACTACACCAAATATTGCTGCAAATCCAGAAGTTAAAAATGCACTACCTTTGGCTACTTCATTTGCAATAAATGGACTTAAGTTTTTAAATACATCGATTGCTCCTTGTTTAAATTCACTACTTTTTCGTATAGTATCTACAAGAGTTGATGTTGCATCAAGACCTCTTGCAATTGGATCATTACCAATTTCTAAACCAGAATACCCTTGATTGTGAATATAACTTAGAGTATCTGGCATGTATAGTGCGACAGTATCTCGCACTCTCTCAATCGTTCGTGTGAAATTTAAAGTAACATCAGTTGTTGCTTTAGTTATATTTTGAACGGTTTCAGAACTTCCAAATACATTTTCAAATTTAGTTGAGGCTAAATTTGTCAAATCCGATAATGATTGACCAGGAGAATATGATCTACCTTCAACTCTATCTTTTATGATCGTTGGTTGATCTCCAGTAGTTTGCCCTTTAAAATTCGTTTTCTTTTGTTGATTTATATGGAAAACGATATAGTGACCTTTATCAGCAGAACCTAAGTCTTGAGGATATCTGTAAATATCATAACTGTACTGACTTTCTAAAGCCAATCCATTAGTTCCAAATCCAGTTCTTTTTGTGTTTTTAAAAGATATATCGGCAAAAGAGAAGAGTGCCATATTTTTCCTTGAAGAGAATAAATAGTATTTATATGAGCTACAAAGGAATTTATACACCAAAAAACCCGGCAAAATACAAAGGAGACCCAAATAACATCATATGGAGATCAACTTGGGAAGCAAGGGTTATGAAATGGTTGGATTTATCTGAAAGTGTACTATGGTGGTCTTCTGAAGAACTACCTATACGCTATTTCAATCCTATTGACAATAAGATCCATAGATACTTTCCAGATTTTATTGTAAAGATGAGAAAGAAAGATAACTCTGTTAAGACTTATGTGATTGAAGTGAAACCAGAATATCAGACTAAACAACCAGTTAAGAAAAGACAAACACAGAAATTCATTAACGAATCAGTAACATACATAATCAATCAGTCTAAATGGAAAGCTGCAACAGAGTTTTGTAAAGATCATGGTTGGGAATTCATGATACTTACAGAGAAGGACATAGGTATTACTTGAAAGCGGACACCTGTACTTATAATGCTTTTATTGAGATTTTAACTAAAATAGTAAATAAATAATGACATGGCATATCTAATAGAAAAAATTAAACTCTCTCTCGCAAAAGAGGGAATACAATCAAGGACAAATAAATCTAGAGATTGGATTAAAGCTAAATTAAAAGAGTTGAACCCAAGACAACAATCGGTAACTAGAGATAAGATTCGACTGAGAGATAGAAGTTTGATTGGAGAAATGTACTTTTTTTATTATGAACCAAAACTAAAGGATTCGTTGCCATATTACGACAGGTTCCCATTGGTCTTACCAATAGAACGATACTCAGACGGTATACTAGGGTTGAATTTACATTACATTCACCCAAAGCAACGAATTATCCTTTTAGATAAATTGAGTGAGTTTTTGAACAATAGTAAATATGACGAAAGTACTAAATTTAAAATCAATTACAGTATTTTAAAAAATGCATCAAGAATATATGAATCGAAACCATGTCTGAAGAGATATCTGTACTCACATATTGAGTCTAGATTTATTCGCATTAGTCCAGATGAGTGGGACATCGCAGCTTTGTTACCATTAGAACTTTTTGAAAAACATAAAACAAGTAAAGTATGGTACGATTCCAGAAAGAAATTTTAAATGTCATTTTCACCAAATTTATTTTTATCTAACTTAAATGCAAAAGACGGTTTGGCAAAACCAAATCGTTTTGAAGTTATTTTGCCAATACCACAGTACATCAATAACTTTATTGGCAATTCGTTCATCGAAAAAATATTAAATTTACCAAATACAATTATAGCAGATGTTACTGATATTATAAGAAGAACATCTACAGATCAACAGTCAAGAAGTGACAATCCTTCAATGACTCGTTACTTATCTTTGCAATGTGAAGCAGCAGAGTTACCAGGAAAAAGTTTAATCACACAAGATGTCAAAATATATGGCCCAACTTTTAAAGTTCCATATCAGACACAATATCAAGATACAAGTTTAACATTCCTTTGCACAAATGAATTCTATGAAAGAAAATTATTTGAAAAGTGGACTGAATCTATCATGCCAACTGACACAAATAATCTCAGATATGCAAAAGGAAACGATACAAGATATCTAACAAATATAAAGATCATACAGTATGATGAATTCATTCGTCAAATATACATTGTTGAATTGCTAGATGCATTTCCTATTTCTATAGGCAATCAAGCTTTGTCTTGGAGTGATGATAACTTTCATAGACTGACTGTACAATTTGCATATCAAAAATACCGTGTTGTGTATGCTGGTAATTATGATCTAGTTCAAGCTGCAACAAGTTTATTTGGTTCAAAATTAACATCGTTTACTGAAAAATTTTCTTCTGCAATTTCAAAACCTGTGGGATCAATATTTGACTTAGTAACATAACAATGGAGATATAAGATGGCTTTACCTAAAATTGATGTGCCAATTCATACGATAGATTTACCTTTAACTAAAAAGAAAATTCGTTATCGTCCGTTTTTAGTAAAAGAAGAAAAGATTCTTCTTATGGCAATGGAATCGCAAGATGAGAATACAATTTTTGATTCAATAAAACAAATAGTAAATAACTGTTCGTTAGATGAATTAGATGTTGATGATTTGCCAATAACAGATTTAGAATATTTCTTTTTACATCTAAGAGCTAGATCGGTTAGTGAAGTTGTTGATTTACAATATAAGTGCAACAACAAAATTAAAGAACAAGATTGTGGTAACATTGTAAAAGTTAAAGTAAACATATTAGAAATAAAACCAGAGTTTCAAAAAGACCATAGTACGAAAATACAAATAACAGATGAACTTGGTTTAATTATGAAGTATCCAAGTTTAAAAGTTATTCAAAACATAAAATCTGAAAATGAAGTAGATAGACTCATGGAAATTATTTTGAAATGTATAGATGCAATCTATGATAAGAACTCAATGTATTATACTAAAGATGTGAGTGAAGAAGAATTAAAAGATTTCGTTGAGGGACTAACGCAACAACAATTTGTAAAGATACAGAAGTTTTTTGAGTCTGTTCCCAAGATGAAAAAGAATTTAAGCTTCAAATGTAATAAATGTGGGTATGAAGATACTGTTCTCGTAGAAGGTATACAAAATTTTTTCGAATAACTTTTTGTCATGATAATTTAAAAAACCACTATGAAACTAACTTCGCACTCATGCAACATCACAAGTATAGTTTGGCAGAATTGGATAATTTGCTGCCGTGGGAAAAATCAATTTATATAACACTACTGATGAATCACATTGAAGAAGAAAATGAAAAGATCAAACAACTAAACGCTAATAAAAAGAGATAATAAATGGCATTTGCAGACGTTATTAGAAAACAGAGAAGTGGTGGAAAGGGAGTCTTTGGTTCTCTCTCTAGTGCAGCAACAGAATCACTAAAAGAAAAAATGGATCCAAGAAATCTATTGGATCAAAAAGGTGTTCTGACTGCTCTGTTTCCAGGTCTAAAAAGTTATAAGACTAAACAAGTAGAAAGAAGTAGTAGGAGAATAGCTACTGGTCCAAGTTTAGTTTCTGTAAATAATGACACTCTAAATGCCATGAATGAGAAGTTAGATTTTATTGGCAAAAATACAATGTCATTACCAATAATGATGCGTGACATTAATGTCATGCGTCAGAGTATGATTAAATTAGTTAAGTTACAAGGTGGGGAACAAAAAGATAGTGCTGATAAATTCTTTAAGACTTCTGCTGAACAAGAAAAACTGTATGAGAATACATTAAAATCGAAAAAGGGGTCTACAGCACCAACAAAAGTTGGTGGAGAAGTTAAGACAAGTTCTATGGGTAATCTTGCATTAATGGCAACAGTATTTTTAGGTGTTCTTGGTGCTTATTTTACGAGTTCAGAATTTAAAGAGAAAGTCGATAACTTAATTGGTGGTTTAGTCAAGTCTGTTTTTGGAGAAACAACTTTTTCTGATTTAGTAACTGGTGTTACTGCTGCTATTGGAGCTTTAGCAGTATTGAAATTAACATTTATGGCTTTTGATACATTTATGAAAGGAATGATGACTCGACTTGGTACTAAAATATTTGGTCCTGGAGCTCCAGTACCAACACCAGGTGATGTTCCAGATGTTGATAAAGATAAAGCAAAGGGTAAAGGAAAATCCAAATATGGGACTATACAAGATAGACCAAAAGGCAATTTAGATAAAGCAAAAGAACTTGCAAGTAAAGCTAGAGGCGCAATGAACGCTACTAATTTTGCAAGAATGGGCGCCCTTGGTCTTCTTGTTGGTGAAGCATATATGTTATATAAATTGATTGAGAGTGATTCACATGAAACGCCAAGTCAGGCAGATGTAGAGGAGGGTGTTGATGGTGGTTGGACACCAGAACAAGGGTTTACTGCTGACGGCGGTCCTGTTGATACAGATAAGATAAAGGGATTACCAAATGTACCAAACTATGTTGATCCAAGTGGAGCTAAAGCAGAACAAAATAGATTGAGCAATTATAAACCTTCAAGAGTTAGTAATAATGAACTTTTAGAAATGATTGGAAAAGCTGAAGGTGGTGCCATGGGGTATGATGCCATCAATAAAGGCAAAGCAGGTGATACCCCAGAAGGTTTGCCTGGGTTATCAAACATGACTGTTGGACAAGTAATGCAACTTCAGAAAGACAAAAAAGTATTTGCTGCTGGTAAATATCAAATAATACCTACAACACTAAAAGGATTAGTTGATAGTGGTATCGTTAAGATTGAAGATAAATTTGATTCTGCTACACAAGACAAACTTGCAAATGAACTAATACAAAGACGATTGAATAGAGCTGGGTCTGATCCAATACAACAACAATTAGAATTGTCTAAAGAATTTGCTTCAATAGCCAATCCACATACCGGCAGTTCATATTATGATGGAAAGGGAAATAACAAAGCAAGTATTGCTAGTATTTTCACAAGAACTCCTGGTTCTACAATTGCAGCATCATCTGTCGCTGTTGCTGATGGTAAAATGGCTTCATCTATGCCACCTGTTGTTATCAATTCACCACAAACAGTAAACAACATGGCTCAATCTGGTTCAAGTAATATTATTACTGCAAGTGTACTAGATGAAGAATTTGCTAGACTTCTTTTCGAAAGAGCAGTAATTTAAAATAAAAAACCCCGCCGAAGCGGGGTTGCATGGGAACGAATCTGTTTAATCAGACTCGGCAAGGGACTTGAAGTAATCCAAATCTTCATCATCTGCAATAGATGTTTTCTTATTCAGAATTTCCTCATCATCAAACTTTGTAACAATCTCATCGTCAGCCTTAGATTTGATTGGTGCAGCACCACCTTCAAAACCAAGAACTTTGTCTAAACGACCTTTGAGTTGATCATAAGACTTGAATTGTTTCTTCTCAGTAAACTCTTTGAGAGAGAATTCTGATTTCCAAAGTTTCTCAAGCTTCTCGTCATCACCATTGAAGAGTGCCTCTGCACTATCAAATTCTGATTTATCGTAATTGCGATAACCTTCTACATTACGAATCTTGAGTTTGAAGTTTGCACCTTCCCAGAAGTCAAACGGATTGATTGGCTTCTCATCTTCGAATTCTGGGTTCATTGCCTCAGAAAGTTTATCGAAAATCTTCTTGCCAAACTTAAACAGTTTAACTTGACCTTCGTTTTCTGGATTCTTGGGATCAGAAACAACAAGAATATTTGCAATATAACTTAGTTTGCGTTTCTGTTTACGAGCAATATCTTTGTTTGCTTCAATACCAGAATTCCATAGAACGGAATTGTGTTCGCAAACAGGACATTTTTCATTGATTGTTGTGAGACAGTTATCAATCAACCAACCACCAGGTCCTTGAAACCCGTGATTGAAGATTCGTACCCAGGGTAGAGCATCATCACCATCTGCTGCGGGTGCGGGGAGAAAACGAATGATAGCCATTCCGTTACCAGATTTATCTACTTCTGGTGCCCAGAACCTTGTATCGTCTTTGGAGTTTTCTGTTGATTGGGTTGTGGCTTCGATAGCCTTTGTGAGTTTCTCAAAAGAGTTTTTATTTCGTTTGAGATTTGCAAAACTAGACATAGTATTTCCTTTCGTATAAACGGAGTATAAACGGTATATTAACGACTTATCCACATAAACATTATATACTAATATTTAGTGGTTTACAAGCACTTTTCCATCAATTAATTTCTTGAGTATTAATTTGTACCGAGTTTTATCAAATTGTATAAACGGTGTATATTTCATTGCCTTTCTTTTAAAGACAGGCCAACGAATCGTATCATTTATCTTCTTATCCCACATCGGCAAAAAATTCATTAGTGAGTTCATTATACAGAAAGTCTCAATTTGTGTAACATTCTGTAAAGTCTTCACTAATAGTAATGGATACTCGCCATCTTCACTTTGCAAAATGTCATTCGGGTTGTCTACCATATCAAACAATTTATTGCAATCGTTCTCAAAGGTATAGGACAAACTCTGAATGACTTTTTGCCTTTCTCTGTAAACAGTTTCAGACTGACCTTCAAGTAAATTACCTACCCAACAATTTTCATCATTGACAAAATTGGCAACAAGAAAATTTATGAGTTCATCTTTACTCTGCAATCGTCGAGAAAGCTTATAGAAAAAGAATTTATCTTTTCTATTTTCAAAACTATCTACAGAAACTTTACTTTTACCACCATACTTTAAAAAGTCATAAGACTCTTGCGTGAAATGCAATTTCATCGATTGATATAAACAAAAAGCTTCATATCCAGTTATCATATTGGCAATCTAGGTGTTTTCTCTTTAAGTAAGTTTTGTTCTTGTGCATCATTTTCAATCTTCTTTTTAAGATGACTATTTACTAACGATGCAGCAACTTCAATTTCTAAACCAGTCTCTTTACAATACTCGACTATTGCTTCAATGTAATTATAGTCGGTGTTTGACACCATACTATCAATTGCAAAGGCAAATTTTTTCTGTTCTTCTTTTGTAGGCATTATCGTTGACTAATCTTTATCTCTTCAAAACCAAATGGGCATTTTTCATCCCAGCACTTGTTTGTTTCCATAACACTTTTGGGAAGATTACAAAGAGGACAATTATTCAAACTGTCTATACCAGTAATCATTGTGTTACCTGGCAGACTAAAATCAAAAGGTTCAATTTTGATGTCTTGGAACGCTGTAATGATATCGTCTTGATGGGCGCCTGTCATATTAGACATGTTATCAAATTTAATATCATTTAAACTAATCTGAATAGTGTCATCGAACATAGACGGAGGGTTCTTAATTAAATTATCTGCCATTGATTTAAAAACACTAGAGGAAGAAGGTTTATATTCTTCATCTTCCTCATCCTCTTCCTCATCATCTGCTTCATATTGTGGTTGTACAATATCAAGATAACCATCAATTTCAAATTCAGAGGTGCCTTGAATAAACTGTTCTATTTTTGTTAAAACTTGATGAATAGAATAAGCTGTAAATTCAATCGTATTCACAGTATCGTTATCTTCATTCTCACATTTAAATGTAAATTTTGCCATTTTATATTTCCTTTGATTATTTTTTAGTTGATTCTACTACAATTTGTTTTGAACTTGCCGTATAAGTTATACAAAGAATATCTTGCGATACAGCATATGCACAACGAACTGAAAGTGGATCAACGCCTTTTGCAACTGCTTTTTCAATGTTTGCAGACATTAAAACATTTTGATTGATGTAATATGTTGTAATTGACAATATGAAAACAACAATCATTGTTGTAATACAAATTAAAAATAAATTATCAGCCATCAGGTGTTCCTTTCGTTATAAAAAATGTGTCTACCAATTGTAACAACTCTTTCTAAATGTCGCCAATTAGGGTTCACATAGTCGGCATGGTAATACAAAGAACCTCTTGATGGGTCTTTCATCATTTCAAAATTAGCATAAATGTAAACTGCTAAATCACGAATCTCATTATACTCTTTGTTGTTAGTAATTGTCAATATATTATTACGGTACAAGTAATTAGGTCTTGCCTCACAATACCAAGAAAATTGACAAAGGCGTGAATTTCTTTGTTCTACGACTTCACAGATTGTATTTGGAAAGTCTTTAGAAAAAACACGATTTAATGTTACAAAGGCTACAGCAACTTGCCCTTCTTTTGGTTCGCTTCTTGCCTCAAAGTAAATATTCTTGGCAAGACATTGAACTTCTTTTTGTGCAAACCGTGATAGATTATTGAAGTCTGTTGCAATTTCTATCTGTTGGTGTCTTAATGGTCTTAGAGTCTCAATAAAAAATATGGTTGCAAACATAAGTCCGAAAAGACTCAGAAGTAAACGATACATTTGAATTCTCCTTGTTAAAAGAGAGGCCTAAGCCTCTCTAGTCCATCAGGATTTTTTGGTTGATTTCTCTACTGAGATATTAGAGACGAAGGTATTCAAAGATTGTGCTTTGAGTATCACTTCTTGTTCTGATGGGTATGGTGGAAGTTCTGGCTGATTAGGAACAGATGTTCCTGCCAGTCTGGCGTTTTCAGTTGAAACTTGCCAGTTATTGTGAGACACTTCTCGCTTTGCAAAATAGTCTTGTTCAAGCATATCTTTTGCAAGTTTTAACAATTCTAAGCGTATCTCAAATGGTGTCATATTAGACATAGTTTTCTCCTTGTGTGTTATGTGTGTACCAGATTAACTGGTTAGCTATTTAGTCCCACAGATTTCTGTAGTACTTACCAAACAGTCTTGTACCGTTATTGATTCGTTCATTGTACTTTTCGTAACCTTCACGATCAAACTCTGCGGTGTGATTTGGTCCCCTCTCAAAAGTATAAAGAGTTGGTTTACCATTCTCATCCCACTCGCAAGGTACAGACTTCATATCATGTACACCAGTATGGAATTGTGCATCATAGTCATCGTTACATAACTGTTCAAATGCCCAAATCATTTCATCAAGAACCCATTCCCATCGTGCATGAATATCACAATGACTTTCTTTTGGTTCGTCTTGCTTATAGAAATCAAAAGTTTCTTGTGCATCATATTCTTCATGTGTGATGCAACGAAGATGTTCTGGTACATCCTCTAAGTCTACCATAGGAGAACCATGCTTAGTCTTTTTCAACTGCTTGAGCATTGGCAGGATGATTGGAGACAATGTTGTATCCATGTTCCAAGTGTCGTACTTGTCAATCTTGACATACTCAATTCTTGGATGAACAAAATCAAGAAACTTCTGAAACCCAACACAAACAGGATTCAGAAGATTGACAAACTTCTCGTACTTGTTTTTTGGATCGTCATCAAGATTATAGATGATGTCTTTGTCTTTTTCCCAAAAACAAATTTTGGTCAAAATTGTATATGGAGACAACCAATGATTACGATATTTGCTGATGTATACTTTCACAATGTTTTCCCATAAAAAAATAAGTGCCGACTGATTGGGTGATAAGGTACAGTCGGCGAAACCTCAGCTCAGCATGCCTTAGGCAGCTAAAGCGAAACGCTCATCGTTTGCGTTTATTTTATTTACTTTTTACGACTCTCTGTGTCGGATCGTCCATCTTTCTACTCTTTGCCCTGTCGAAACCAGGTCAGGCCCATTAGGAAGCATACTAAATCTGCACTTTTTCAGTCGGGGCTATCTGCTATTATGCAGCCTACCGGCAGTCCTTGACCGATCTTCATAGTATGCTTTCTGGTGGACCTGGAGGGAATCGAACCCTCGTCCAGAACACCTTTCAATTAACTTCATACGATCATATTACTACTATAACAGAAACTATTTATTTTGTCAAGCAGGTTTACCGTTATTTGCCGGTTTAATTTCTTCGCCTGAACTGATAATACAGTATGTTTTGTCGCCAGGAAAATATTCTACAAGAGTCCAAGATTTAGTCTCAAAATTAATATAAAGAGTAGTGTGAATCTTCATTGGTTGACTAGTAGTAACACTTTCTCTTATTGTTGCCATTTGAAATGCTGGTACTTCTTTGTATACTCTAAGCATTTCTCTCATCTGTTCTTCATCACCACAATCGATTGGGATTTGATAGTTTTGAGAAAATGCAGCCAAAGGAAACATCATTAAAGCTGCGATTAGTGATTTCATTTCCAGTACCTTTCTATGAACTGGTTGAGTGGTGCAAGATATTTAGTCTTTTCTTCAATAAAAATTTGAGGAAATTCACTTTGCACAGCAATCGCCACAACGATCTGGTTGATTGACTTGCCAGTGAGTTCACCAAACATTTCTCCATATGCGGTAGCCTGCATAAAGTAATTCTGTATATGTTCAGCATCTTTCTTCTTTGATGCTGTTTTCCAGTCAACAATAGACAGTCTACCATCCCATTCTGCAATACAATCACACCGACCTGCAAGTCTTAATTTGTGACTGTAAAGTGCCTGTTCAATACCATAGATATCACCAATATGCGAATCGATAAATGGTTTAACAGACATGAACAATTCTTTGGTATCTGGCATCATAGTCTGCATTTTCATGTCAGACATTTCATTGAGTAGATAATTCTCTACTGTATTGTGTAACTTAGTACCACGACCTGCTGCCTGCCTTGATATCTTATTGGCTTCTTCTTCACCAACTCTTTGTCGCCATTCCATGATTGCTTGTTTATTGTACGATGACAAAACAGTAGTAATAGAAGGATAAAGTTTACCGTCAGGTGTTTTATACTTTCTTCCAGATTCGGTTGTTTCTGATACTAGATCAAAATCCAACTCTTTTAATTTGATATGATTAAATGTCATTAAGTGTTCTTCCATTTTCGGAAGTGTGTATCTACAATATTTCTTGTGCGAACATCTTTGATTGATTTTTTACCGTATCGTTCACCAACAGGAGATTCGGGATGAGCCTCTGCAACTTTAGATAATACTTCTTTCCATGTATCGTCTGTCTTTGAATCGAAACTACCACTCATACTTGTGATACCAAAACTTGTTGGCATCTGTTGTATGTGTGGATTCTTTTGAAGCAATTCTTCTTTTCTTGAATTGGTTAGAAAGTCTTCGAATTCTTCACTTGTCTCTGTATTTAAAAATTTAAATGTTGGCATCTAAATGATTTCCCATCTCAGTAAATATTCCCACAAAGAAATCGAAAGCTTTATTTGCTTCATCTGCAAGACCCATACTCAATCTCTCACTAAACTCTTTAATTAATTTTGGTCGATCTTCAAATTGATATGAATACCCAGAACCAGGTATCACTCTTGCCATTAATTTTCCACCATATAGATCGCCCATGTGCCTAACATAAATGTGTGCAAACAACAAATGTTTTCTAGTTGGATCAGCTACAAGGTCTTTCAGATATTGAATATAGTTTGATGTAGACTCAAAAATATCACGCTCATAACCAGGATCTAATTCATCTAAGTCTTGTTTAATTTTTGCTTGGCGTTTTACATCTGTCAAACCAAAAAGAAGACCTTCCTTTTCAGCAAGGTCTTCTAGAACACCATAAATGTGATACAACTCATACAGATAAAAAACATATTCTGGCTTTGTTACTTTGCCAGTCATTATTTTCTGTATGAGTGGAAGATTTTCTACTTCTCTGTGTTTATCATATGTTGCTTTAGCTAATATAGTCATGTTGTTATGTACCAGTTTGGAGTTTCACGATTTTTCCATCGAGCAAAATGATTTTTTCGTTCGATGTAATATTTATGATACGATGCTAACGAATCATTTGGTACTTTACATTCATCAGGCATTGCAGGTGTTGGCGGAGTAAATGGCCCATCGGAAATATTTTCTGGCCACATATACAACAATTCCATATAGTTCGCACAAGCATGGCGTTTGCCGTAACGATGTGTATATTCAAGCAACAGATAATTCCACATGCGATTAAGCCATATGTAATTCTGTTTTGTTTTACGAGTCCATACGGCAGATGGGTGATTGATATGTGATGCCTTCATCAAACCAGATTCATACTTCGAATCTTCCATGCGCCAGCGTTTGATCTTGCGACCATTTGCAGTAACATCAATATACTCTTTGCCGTCAAGAATACGATGTGCAGTAGACATGAGCTGTGAATATTCAATGATCATCTTCAAAACATGCCGGTCGCAATGCATCTCAGCACATTTTTGGGGGTCTGGATTCAAATAAAAAATGTTCACTTGCCATCGTCCTTTGCTCGTTCGACTGCCTCATATACTTTGCGATATTTGTGGTAATTCTTACAGAGTTCTTCAAACTCATTAAAACACTTTTCAAACTTTAATTGATACAATGATTGCATACCAATCAGAATGTTTCCTAATTCATCTTCTGTAAGTGGTTGTGGACGATCATACACTTGCTCAGTAAGCAGTTTAAGATCATCAACAACACCCCAACATTGCATGATTGATTGTTCAACATCAAAAATATTACCAACACTATTCATTACCAACTCCCATCATCTATCCAAAAACGGATTGTTAAAAATAACCATGAAACTGCCTTTGTCTTTTCATTAGGCCATTCGTTTGATGCAAAATATTTAGGTATGATATTCCAATGAAAAGGATTTATAGTGATGCTAACAGAAGCACCACTATAACGCAAGTAATTAAAGGCAGTTTTAAATTTACTTTCAGGCAGCATTTTTTACACCAAAAATATTAGACCATCTACGAATTTTTTCAGACTTCGCATCAATGGCAAAGTCTACAGCAAGTTTGTCGATGATTCGATTATCCATCATCAGATTAATCATACAAAGAAGATCACCAACTTCTTCTTCAAGCCTTTGTTGATTAGTCATTTCTTCATTTGGGTGTTTTTCGTTAAACCCAAAACGAAAACATTTGCTAATTGCCTGTACAACTTCTGCACATTCTTCTTGTGCAATTAACATTATTTCTTTTTGTGTACTATTCATTATTGATTCATAGCAGTACGATTCAGAACGACTGCTTCCTTATAGAATTTTTGTGAAGTATATTGAACACAAGTTACGTCATCCATATTTTTACCTAACTGTTCAATTTTGGTGCAAACAAATTGACTCTTACTTAGAGTAAAAGCATTTTGATAAGTTCCATAACTCAGATAAGCAAGTGCAACAGCCACAACAAAACTAACAGTACCAAAGAGTGCAAAGAAAGTAGAAAAATTACTGTTTTCTTTTACATCAATCACTTCTCGTTTATCGCTAATCATAATAAATTCCTTTGTATATAAGATGCAACGGGGCACAACCGAGCGCCTCTCGGCGAGTCTGCTGTCATTTAAGAGTAAGGCGCATACACTGGTATGCCGCTCACTCCCCCTTCCAAATCAATTCAATTAAAACGGAGCAACATTGTCACGGATGTCATTGACGATATCATCAATTTCAGAATCAAATTCATCTACAATTTCTTCGACAGAAATTTCTTCGACAAGTTTATTCTTCAAAGGTTTAGCATCAAGATCGTCAAGAGTTTCTACAACTTGAGTCTTGGCAACTTTCTTCTTAGGAGTCTTAGGCGTTTTCGGAGCCTTCGGAGCCTTAGGAGTTTTTGTTGCCTTGGGTGCCTTGGCAGTTTTCTTGGCACCGAAAGTTTTTTCCCTATTGTCTAGGTACTCTTGCATCTCAGCAATATTCTTCAGAACATAGCCTTCGACTTTGCGACCATCTTTGGTCAGACTCACTACACCGCCAGTCTTCTTGATACGCCAGATGAAAGTGGAAAGACGATACAGAGGTACATCTTTCATTTCAGGCATAGCCTCAAGAGATTCACGACTTACAGATTTGCCTGTAAGCATTACTTTGAGAATTTTTTCCCACTGAAGAAGACTAGATTTTTTCGCAACACGCATGATATAAATTTCCTTATTTGATTGAACAGACTACATTGTAACAGAGGTAGGCACAAAAGTCAAGCGTTGCCTGAGCATTTATGCCGCTTCTTTCACGGTACAGTGGTCATAGAATTCTTGCCAAGAACCAGAAAAAAGTTCACTTTGATCGCCGTCAAGAATTTTGACTTTATCACGGTAAACATGATATTCATAATCTTGGCAAACATCTTGTCCAAGTTCGACAGGTTCAAGATAAAACCCACCGACACCGACTTTGAAAAATGCGATCATCTGTGCTGCAAGACAACCCATACCATTTGCAAGTTTAGGTTTCTTCTCATCATAACCATTTACGACTTCAAAACCATCAAGAAACCCAGCAAGTTCTGCACCGTGCGCTGACGGATAACCATCAAACTGACGATACATGCAAACTACAGGAGTTTCATTATCAAAAACATATGTAAGCGAACGAGTACCCATTATACAATCTCCAATTGGTCAGCCGCACAAACAGCATCGGCATAATTATCAGTTTCTAAATCAATCACCGTACCATCAGAAAAGATTGCACGATAAAAACCATATTCATCTTTTTCAACACTAAGCAGAAAATTATCCATTATATTAAGCAACTTTCATCATAAAAGTGGGAAACTTAACAAAACCAGAGGTATCTTTTTTCGCTTTACCTTTGGCATACAGACCAACTACAACACCTTTCGGATCAAGAAAACGCAGGTCAGATTCATCACCATTGAAAACTGGCATGCCTTCGTAAGTCTCAGGCATCGGTTGCGATTTCTTAATACCGAACACTGTTGCGACATTGTATTTTTGTTTTATAGCCGAAAGGACGTCAGCATCATTACCATCGGCTGCACTGAATGTAAGGTGGTAATTAGGAATGTCCCGTACTTTACGGCCAAGAATTTTAGTGTAGTCATAGAATTGTACATTTGGAAATACCTCAAAAATGTTTTTGTTATCGATAACATCATATTTTTCCCATGCAAGGTCACTCGTACCATTCAAACGAAAAACTGGGATTAGATTTTTCTTGGCAGACTGCTTGATTGCCAATTGAATGTCTTTTACTAGAAGCGTCATAAACTCAGCACGATTCTCGAAAAATAATTTTGTTTTGCGAATACGAGCCTGTTGAATTACATTTGTCGTTTCGCCTTTTTTGAACATTCCGCCACGGCCTGCGGTATTCAGACATGCCTTTTTGCAACCTACAGTCGCCTTAGCGCAAGTATTGTACCCAGAAACATCAGCAGGTGCAAGGTGCAAAATGTAAGTCATATAACCTTGCTTCATGCCTTTGAGAATTTTGGGGTTTCCAATAGAAAGCAGTTTCATTACAGAATGTCCTTATCAATCATCATGTAAACATTATAACAATAATCTGCCGAATTGTCAAGCACTACTGTTGCCAAAAAACAACACTAAGTTAGTGAGTACTAACTAACGCCTCATTGCGGCTTGATCTCTTGCCTCTTCATCCGTAAATATTGGAACAGCATTTGATTTATGTAATGTACCAATACCTTTCATATTATCACCAGTATAATATTGGTCTGGCCGTTTGTAAGTATTATAATAACCAGTATCTTTAGAAGGAATATATGGTGTTTCTCGTTTAAATACTGTGGGTGTTGGTTTATATTTTGTTACACCAGAAACAGGCTTAATTAATTTAGTACGATTAACTAATTCTTGCCATTCTGTTATTAATTGTTTTTGTTTTGTATTGACTTTGCGTTTTTTAGATTTTTGATTTGTAAATATTAACATACTGGTTCTTGCACCTCGATATTCATATAATCACGATCACGAGCAACCATACTAATATAATCAGCAAGTTTCTCACCATTACCATCAATAATACATTCAGCAAGTAATTGTATCTCATTATTAGTCATTTGATTAATCATACTTGCAGCTTGAATAACTTTAAAAGCGTTCATATTCATTATACATTCTCCGTAATATCTTCTTTTAATTCGACTGGAAAGAAACCGATTCTATCAACACAAAACATTTCATCAGTTTCTAGATTATGAATTACATCACCAACCGAGATACTACGCATATCTTGTAATCGTTCAATAAGAGATTCATATTCACCAACATTACCAATCATAAAAACATTATCTAATGAGGTGCCATCGATTATAGCAACGATACTATATTCCATTGAAAGAGATTCAACCAATTCTTTTGTTGGCCGAAACATAATATCGGTGTTACGGAGAATATCGTCATTATCAATTTGAAGAACAGCAAAGCGAGATACTTTCATTTGATTTCCTTATCAATCATTATGTAAACATTATATCAGTATATTGCCGAATTGTCAAGCAGACTGTAGTTTTTTTGCAACAGCGTCTGAGTGCTTGCATTTGCGGCGATAACCGAAACCGATACATGGGCAAGTAATATATTTACCTATTATATTAAATTCTACAATATAATTTTTGCCTTTTGATGTTACTTTAAACTGGCGGATATTTTTAGATTTGGTTATTACCGTTTTTTTCTTTTGATAATCATCTTCAGAAATAAATTGCGGTATTAATTTAGATAATCCTTTGTGATTATCTACCACGAATTTACGGTATCGTTTATCTAGAGTTTGGCGAGATTTGAATATCTGAATCTCATTTGAGTGCCATTTGGCGTATGCGATAACTTGGCCTTTTTTATTGACCAAGTAGGTGTGATTAGGTTGCCGATAATCGACATCCCATTGTGTGATTTCTTTAAGAATTTCCATAGTTCTTGTATTATAACAGAACCTATGGAATTGTCAATAGGCAATGTTGTATTAAAACAACAGCAACATTAATGTTGCTTTAGTAGTGTTAAAGCAACATTAACCTTTCAATAGTTGCCTATTGTCTGATTCTCTAAGGTCTTCTTCAAATTCAGCAACCTTGAGCCGATTGAGTTCGGTTTGTAATTGCAATTTCGCACCCTCATCTCTTGCAATCTTTTCCTCAAGTTCACGAATCTGTCTTTTCAATTCATCTTTATGTGACATACTCGGTTTTCTCTTCTCTCGCTAAGCGATAAAATGATTTGTCGTGATGTTTCTTTTTTTCAAACTTAATAGACTCTTTGTCTTTGTTTTTACGGAATTTTGTTTTGTGAGTCTTTTGAATTTTTTGACCGCCTGAAATCATGTTAGAAAACTAACCTCCTTTAAAAGATTTGATCGGCAATGCCAAGTTCGATTGCTTCTTCAGCCGTAAACCAAACATCACTTGGCGGGAGAAATTTGGTTTTGATTGTACGAGATTCTAGACCCGTAAATTCTTTGAGTAGTGTCACCATTCTATCATTGATAAGTTCAGTCTCTTTCATTGTAGACCGCATATCATGGTACTTACCATTGTTAGTATAACTAAATTGATGGCACATAATGCTTGCTGTCTCAGAAACGAACCGATGTCCTTTGGTGCCAGCTGTGAACACCATAAATGCAGATGAACATACAGAACCAATAGCAATAGTGCGAATCACTTTGCGAGATTTCTTCATCACTTCAATCAGAGCAAATGCATCTTGCAAATTGCCGCCATCAGAATTGATATACATCGTCAACTCACCTTGGTCATCTTTCAAGTTCTCATAGATGATCCAACGAATTGCAGCCAATGTGTTTTCTTCGTTAATATCTCCAGTTAAAAAATGAATACGATTATTGAGCATAACAGAATCTATGCCCTCATTCATAGCAATTACATTCTCAAGTTTTTCGGTCATTTTCTTTACCATTACAGGTTATCATTAGTATTTAAAGTTAAAACAAGTCCATTATCTTCAGTTTTCCACGGCAATTGCCCTTTATATTTCTGTTCCATAAATTTATTCCCATTAATGAAGAAATCAGCCTTAACAGAATCACTTCTATTTCCAACTCTATAATTCAATGTGTATTGTTTTGTGGATTTATATCTAGTTTTGTTTTGGCGCAAAACACTAATCAAAAGTCTATCAACTTCTGGTTGATCCAATCGTGTTCTTCTATACCAAATTGGAGAAGTATGTACTGCCATCATTTTAGGTAAAAAGTAACAATTAACATCTACAAAATATTCTTGATCACTCAAACAAGAAGGCCAAAGTCCTAGGCTCTCACAATCATCATTGCAAATATATTTACCATCACCATCTACAATTTTCCTAAAAGTAAATGCCCAATCATTGCCCTCTACCGTCTTAACTAAAGATTCAACATGTTCTTCATCTAGCCAATTATCTTCATCTAAAAAAATAAAATAATCAGCATCAATCAAGTAAGGAATGGTGGCATATATTCTGTGACCATTGTAATTACCTGCGCCAGTATTTTCAGGTAAAAACATAGGTGTGACATTAAAATCTTTTATGATATCACGAACTTTAGTTTCGTATTCTGGGCCATCACAAACTATAACACTCTTAATATTTTTATATGTCTGTTTAGATACAGAATCTAAATTTTGTTTCAAATATTTGGTGCCTATTGTAGGCGTCACTACAGCAACTTTCATTTTTTACATTCCAGGATATGCTTCTTGTACGAGCTTAATTGTTAGGTTAGGAATTTTGAATTTTTTCTGCAAAACTTTTACTAGTAGTTCAGCTTCGTCTTTATGAAGAGATTCCAAGACAACTACAAGTAATTGTTTCTGTTTTTGTGGAGTAAGACCTGCTGGCCTTAACTTATGATCTTTAATAAAACGATACATTTTTTTCACTTCGATACTTAGATATGAAAAGTTCAGTCCTGCTGGTTCAACAGCAGGCCTGTAACTTGGCACTTCAACATCAAATTCAACAGATGGTTCTAATGCATACCATAGAAATTCACGAAAGTTTACATGATCATATTTTTTCAAAACTGCAATTCGTTCTTGCTTGTTTTGTGCTTGTTGAAACTCATCAAGAATTTCAGTCATCAACTTTTCTTTAATCATTAGAAATCATCCAGTACTTCAATTAAGTTTTTGAGCCGGTTGGCAATCATATAGTTCATAAAGTCTTGTTTTGTCTTAGACTCTGTACTTTCGTATTTATTCAAAATGGTTTCTCTGATTGTATTTGGAATCTTAGTCAGATCAATTAGAGTTTCATTACGAACATAATTTCGCATCATTTCATCGTTACAGAAGTCTTTTGGTTCTTGATTCAACCACTTGATGATCTTGGCTTCAGTAATTGGTTTTTGGCGGCCGCCTGAAACGAATACATCATCACTCGAAAGAATGTTGGGAATACCATCACCTTTGTCACCACGAATTACCATCTGTTTCAACTGAACAGAAGGAAATGGTTCTTTTATAAACTTTTTAAGAATTGGCGAATACTGTTCTACATTTGCAAACTTCTGCAATTGTGCAAAGTCTTTATCAGAGGAAAGAATCATAACCTTTTCAGAAGAAAACTTTTGTGCAAGAGTACCAATGATATCATCGGCTTCTGCACCTTCAACATCAATTACTTTGTATGGCGAATACTCTTTCAACTCTTCACGAATTTTATTCAATGATTCAAAGATAGAAGACCAGTCATGCCCAGAAGCATCTCTGGCCTTCTTACGACCTGCTTTGTAATGAGGATAAATCTCTCGACGCCAATAATGCTTGTTATCACAGGCAATTACAACTTCTGGGCCATGAGACGATTTAAACTTCTTCACATAGGTACGAATAGTATTCAATATCATATGACGAACTAGGTTTTCATCTACAGAAGTCTTAGATGAACCAATCTGTTCCATAAGATTTGAAATTGCTATTTGTTGATAATCAAAAATAATCATTTTATACTTTCATTAGTCTGTATGTGGAGGAAGATCAACTTCTTCTTCCCAATATCTGCAATAGAAATGGTCTCCATAACTATCTATTTCTTTTTGCGGATAACCTTCTGCAACAAGCCAATCGTTAAACTCTTGATATGAAAGATTATCTTTTGGCATTGGTTTTGGAAACCCATACTTCCAACCAGCAGGAGGGTCACACACTCTTACAGTTCTAGTCATTGTTTTCATTCATTATCTCTTTTAGTTTAGAAATAGTTTCATTCACATCTTTGTGCAGTATCGCAATTCCACCAGCTTCATTGAACGCATCAACAACATCTGGGGTATCGTCAATCAGTAAGTTGCCAGGAAATGCATAGTATTTCTTCACTTTGCGGCCTGGAACAAAATTTTCAGGTACTTCAATTCCTTGATTATATAACCACAAACGCTTTTGTTGACTTACCTCACTATGGAATGGAATACCGCCTGTTGACGATAGAATTTCAATACGAACAGGTAACATGCCAACATAATCGATCAGTTCTGAAAAACCAGGAAACCTATCGAGTGTGGCAAACTGTTCAGTACGAATAAACTCTTTCCAATTCTTTGAAAAGTTTTTACGATCACGATCTTCACCAGCAGCACCTGTACCAAACAATTCTTTGTACCGTTTGTCGAAGTCTGCAAGGACTCCATCCATATCTAAGTATATTTTATTGATCTTCACTTCACTACCCTTAAAAGGATTGTATCATCATTTAAACGACCACTCAAAGCCGATTCTACGGCACGAATATTACTCAATGCATTACGCAAGTAGACTTTACCACCAGACAATACTTCTGGCAAAGTCACTTCAGGCTTACGCAACTTTTTCTGTATAGACTTTTCTTCACTAAAATTCACAATTGACGATCCTTTGACACTTAGACCACCAGCATCAGAAGCCTGATACATACCGAGTTTACGCAACTTGGTATTGTATACCCATAACTGACTAACACCAATTATACTCTTAATGTCAACAGAAGTCAAGCCGAGTTCTTTAAACTCTCGGCAATATTTTACTTTGGCAACTAATTGTTCTGGTGACTTTTGTTTCTTCTTGCGAGGTTTACGAGACTGTGTTGCAATCTCGGCAAATTTGCCAGCATCAATAATTACTTGATCACAATATGCTACAATTTTCTTAAGTTCTGTTTTCTTGAAATTGGAATAACCTTCTTTTAGGTCTTCTTCATCAGTATTCAACACATAATCAAACTCTGCTCGTTTCAGTTTCACCCAATCAAGAATTTGTTTTACATGTACACCTTTTACCTCAAGAGTGTGCATGACAGAATAAGGTGAAACATTGGCTTTGAATGAGGTGTCAATCAGTTCATCAATTTGACCTTCTAGTTCACCAATACAAGCGTTTGCTTTTTCACGAATACGATCTTGAATATTAGGTCCTGTTTTTACAACAACAGTTTCCTCTTTCTTTTCTGCCAATTCTGTTTTGATAGTTTCAATTTCAGCATCAAACCATTCTTTGTCTTTTTCTGAAAGAATAGAACCATTGGTTACAATACGACAAATAAAACCAAATGTAGATGTTTTGGCTTTGACTACAGATTCGGCACTAAGTTTAAATTTTTTCTTGAAATAATCGACGGCATATTTTGTTGCGTCTTTTTTGGATTTGTTTTGAGAATACCATGACAACATGCTGCCCAATTCAGAATTGGAAATTTCTTTTGCAACCTTAGGTTCACTACCGACAAATTTTTCGTTCGCATCAAGAATACGAGCCATTATAAATCTCCATTATTATCAATTAACTTACATTATATATGATTATATGGGAATTGTCAAGCAGGTGTGTTGTTTATTTACAACAGTCTGGATTGATTAACCTGTAAGGCATATACCACATTTGAATAGCGGTATATACCCACAGGTCAAATACGAAAAACATTATTTTGGTTCTTCCTCATTCTTCTTATCTTCATTGCCTTTAAATGCAGATATACCTAAAACTGCACCCATGGCCATGTGAAAGAATCCTGCGCCTTGAAGTGTCAATGGTGCCCATTGTCTAAAGGCATCATTTTCTGGTTGTACTTCCCAAAATTGAATGATTGACCAACCAACTGGTGCAACAACAAAATCAAACAAGCAAACAGAAAGATACATCCAACCCATCATATACTTCCACTTCATCATAGAATATTTTTCATCCATGATAGTTCCTTTGTAGTGATGTTTAACCTCTTTTCGTCCATGCGCTAATACCAACATACGCACCAACCACACCACCCAAAGCAATCCAGTATAATTCTAAAACTCCGTCCAACTTTGTAAGTCTATCATCAGACACAAAGAACATCAATGCAACAGCCGTAAATATCATTGCGGCCAAACTAACCCAAGCCATTCTCCTACGATTCTTGGCTCGTTGTTCGTATATCTCCAATTCTTTCTCGTTCACAATACCATCATCATTAACATCTATTTCTTCTTTTGACATTAAAGGTTACCTACTGCTTGAGCAGCTGTTATAGCATAATCTATCATCAACCACCCAATTAAAGCACCAGATAGAACAATCACAGATACTATCACAACTAACTTTATAGTTTCAAAGAAATCTTTTCTCGCTTTCATCTGATCGATAAACATCTTGTTCCTTTTCTGGCGAACCTCTTCTCTCATTCTTCTAAACTCATCGTAACCATCTCTACCAAGATGATTGAGTTCACCATAAAGAAACATATGATAGATTTCTTTTTCCATCTCTATCAATTTCTGTTTTGCTGCAAACATATCAAATGCTTCAGCTGTGTCACTTTTCGCAAACGATATCTTATCAAAAATACCCGGTTTCTTTTTCTTAATTTCCATTTCGGCAACTGTTCTATGGAAGTCACCAACATGTCCTGCCCAGGTACTCAATTGACTATAGATATCAGATACTTCTCTACCAAGTTCTACTGCCTTTTTAACTCCATTAAAGGCAGCGGTAGCCGCAGCCATAATGGTAATCGGATCCATTTTTTTGTCCTTTCTTGTTTCATCATAAGAACAAAAAAATCAGTCAGTCAAACTTAGGTATTTAGTTAGGTATTTAGTCAAGATGGTGCGCCCGGAGGGACTTGAACCCCCAACCAACGGATTATGAGTCCGCTGCTCTGACCAATTGAGCTACAGGCGCAATGTTTGTATTATACAACTATTTTAAGAAGACTTTCAAGGTGTTTTTTGTCTATATCAAGGTACTTAATCACTTCTTCTGGTTTAACGAAAGCATCTTCATTATAATCACACTGTTCCCACCACCAAAATTGTTGCTCACGAAGATATTTTCTATCTTTCAATAGATTTATGTTTTCTGGATGTCCAAAAATTGTTGGGTCAGATTGACCAAAAAGAACTATACCTGGTTTACCAATATCCCAAGCTAAATGTTGAATAAAACTATCTACAGATATCCAAGTTCTGCAATTTTCAATGAGTGCAGTCAGTTCCAACACAGTCAAGTTTTTTCTAAAATCATCAACCAATTGTTCTTCACCTTCAATACCAACTTGAACAATTGGTTCTTTGATTAGAGATATTAGTTCAGGCCACCAAGGATAATTTTTGGGATTATTCTTATCGTTTCTTAATTTTTTAGCATAAGGTGATATCACAATCATTTTTCTACTCCATACAATTTTCTAAATGCATTTTCGAGACTATCTTTCCATTTCCATTGATCCATTTTAGTATAAACATTAAACGAACTAATATCACCAAATCTTTGAATTGCCTCAGCAATACTTTTGCCAGGAATTATTTCTGGATAACAAGAAAACACTATTGGATTCTGAATGTCTTTCAATACTCGTTTGAATACGATATGATCACCTAAACCACAATCTAAAACAACTGGTGTATATTCTTTTAATCCTAAAATATTGTTAAATATTTGTTCATCGTGAGCAAACATCTCTTGAGTACTAGTTCTAATACCACCTTGACGATTCTTTAGATGCCAAACTACAGCATCAGGTACAACCAATAGTCTATATCCCTTTTGCCTAAATGCATAAGTGAATAATGTCTCTTCTCTGTGTGCAGCTCTAGACAATGCCAAATTGTAATCACATATTCCAGCACGATACAGAAATGAACAATGTAAATGATCGACCTCTCTCACAACTCTAACATGATCCCATTGCATGTTGGGTTCATGCCAAATATCTTCTATTTTTCCTGTACAAGCAATTCGTATAGTTTCAAATGGAGGTGTTAAAACTGAACCACCAACAGCACCAACATCATCATGATTTTGGATATAAGAATACAAATTCTTTAAAGTATTAGGCTCTGCAACAGTATCGTCATCCAACCTCCAAACTAAATCATAACCCATTTTATTTGCAATTTGATGATTAAAGTGTTGGCCTTTTTTAAGACCAAACAATACTTGCCAACCAATATTTTTTTCTTCCAAAATAGAAAACAAATACGCATAATGTTGCATCTCTCGCATATCTTTTGGTTCATCATTGTCATCAAAAATGACCAAATGATCTGGTAATTTTTCTTGTGCAATTACAGATTGTATTGCCATAGGTAAAGTAGTATCATACCTTCCTCTAGTTGATATGGAACAAAGTACTCTCATTTAAAAGCCTCTACATTTAAAAATAAGTGAACAGTATGTGGCATAACATATTTTGAAGCTGGATCTTTTCTAGTAATATTTTTAAAACCTGCCCATCCTAAATTAGTTCTTAATTGTTGTTCAGTAAAAAGAAATTTGTGTGTTTGTCCTGGAACCCAGGGGTGTGCAAAAAAGTGCCCATATAGTAAAACTCTCCAATCTTCAATATTCATTACTGGAGAACCTTCAACAAATGACCGACAGGTCTCTAAAAAGTCTGGAGTTTCCAACCATAATCTTCCACCTGGCTTCAATACACGAAACCATTCTTCCAATACATCTTTAATCTCAAAGAAGTGAAAATGCTCAATGATATGAAATGCCTTTATTTCATCTACAGAGTTATCGTCATATGGCAACTTTTGCACATCAAATCTAGCATCACAAACTGCATCATCGGGTGCATACAAGTCTATGTTTATATATCCTTCAGTATAATCATGACCACATGCTAGATGTAATTTGAGTGAATCTAGCATTTCGTGTTTATTCTTCAATAAAGGCATTTTAGACTTACCAATTGAAGCCTGAGAAGTGTTTCTATGCAAATAAAAGATAGTTTGAATTTTCTTATCAACAAATTTATAATTACTTTTCCATAGACGAATCCACATATCCCAATCTTCTACACTATCGAGATCACTATCGAATTTGTTTTCGACAAAACATTCTTTCTTAGCTACAACTGAAGACATCCATATAAAATTCCTATACAATAACTGTTTACCAATAAACTCTTTTGGAACTGGTATATTCACAATGTCCATTTTGGAAAATTTTTCATCAATGACAGTTGGCTTAGTGTAAACTATATCATATTGATTTAAATATATCAAACTAGTTTCTAAGTGGTTTTCTATCCAAGAATCATCAGAATCCAAAAATGCAATGTACTGACAACCATCTTTTATAGCTTGTTCAATTAAAAAATTTCTTCCATAACTTTGACCTTTATTTTGGTCCCCTCTGTAGTACTTGATAGTGTCATCGTTTTCTACTAAAAAGGAAATAGCTTCTTGTAGGTTATCGGTAGAATTGTCATCATAAATGTAATGAGTCACATTTTTATATGATTGTATTTTGACAGAGTTGATACATCTAAAAATATGAGATATGTCATTGTAAATAGGAGTAATTACAGCAATAGTATTCTCACGCATAATATTTTTCTTCCAATATGGATTATGTTTCAATGCTACTCTAAAGGAATTCTTTAAAAAATTGGAACTCCAATTTTGCACTAAACTTTGATCATGGACTGTACCTTCAGCTAAATGGTATATTGGATATTGTCCTGTGTGAAAGCTTTTAGTAGTTGGAAGTTTTGGTATACATTCATCAATCGTAAATCCATTTTCTTCCGCTAAGATACAAAACTCAATATCTTCACAAGAACCAACCCCATACTCTTCATTGAGTAATCCAATTTTATCGAAAACTTTTCTGTCTATCATCACACAGAAAAATATAGCAAAGTTTCTCACCACAACATTAGAATATTCTTTAACAACACAAGATATACCACAATTTACGTTTTTTGTAAATGGATCATGCAGAATATTTAACCATAAATCTTTAGATTGATCAAGTAATATGCAATCATTGTTTAATAACACAACTTTATCACATGTTGTTAATTTAATACCTTCATTTGTTGCTTTTGGATATCCTAAAGGACTGTCATGCCAAAAATATTTGAAATTATCTTTTAAATTATTTTTAATGAAATGTTCTTTGAGTTCCTCAAGATATTGTTTAGTGTTATCTGTGCATCCGTTGGCTGATATTACCAACTCAATATCTTCAATAGTCGAATACTTCAAAATTGATTCAACACACGGCTTTAATAAATCATCACAATGATTATAAGTTGGTATAACTATAGAATATTTCATTTGATTGCTTCCACCCTAAAATTAGGTCCATCATGGCCAAGAATTTGTTCTTGCATAAACTTTATTTCTCTAAAACCAGCACCAGCTAAATGGTCATACACTATTTCTGGATACCATCCAAAAAGATGTGGGCTAGTGATCTCTTCAGGATCACCTGAATGTCTAGTATTTACTGTACCATAGATAGAAGTCAACAATCTGTAACGCACCATCTTATCATTGGTGTTTATGAATTGCCTACATAATTCTTCAATATTTGGCATCTCCATAATTAATTTGCCATTAGGTTTTAATACTCTTTTCCACTCAACAAGTGTTTTCATTATTTTAAATGGACTGATATGTTCAAAAACATGTGATGCTAAAATTTCATCTGCATAATTGTCACTGAAATCTAACTTTGTTATATCCATTTTGAGATCAGCTCTTTCATCATACAAGTCAATATTCAAGTAATTGTCATAAGGAAGAGGACCAGAACCTAAATTTAATTTTGCATTTTTGAGATGACGATCATAAATTATAATTTTATTACGATTCAACACATCTTTGTAAGTTGGCACTTTTGTTAGAAAAGTCTGACTAGATTTGTGAAAGATTGGAACTGTACCATTATATCCAGTTTTTGTATTTTCCCAATTTCCAGCTTGTTTTAATTCAAACCCACTATTTAAAGCTCGAAGACAATAATCTATGTCTTCACAATTGCCTGGAGAAAAAACTTCATCTAGTAGACCAATTTTATCAATGACTTTTCTATCTATCATCACACAAAAGAAAAAAAGTAAATCTTTCTTCAAGTGCTTATCAGTCAACAGCAAAGGACCAGTAATGCCAACTCTTTCATTTTCTAAAAATGGTTGTTCTAACATCTTTAACCAATAATCTTTGATTTGATCTAGAAGTACACAATCATTATTCAATAAAATAATTTTTTCGCCAGTCGAGATTTTTATCCCTTCATTTATAGCTTTAGGATAACCAATTGCTTCATTGAACCAAACAGTTTTAAAGTTATTTGGCAAATTTCTTTCTGTGAAGAATGTTTTTAAGTCTTGTAGAAATAATTCAGTATTATCTTTGCATCCATTAGCAGAAATAATAAGTTCTATGTTTTCTACAGATGTATGACGAATAATAGACTCAACACATGGAATTAAAAATTCATTACAATAGTCATATGTTGGAATAATTATGGAATATTTCAAAGTTTCTCCAAAGTCAAATTAGTTTTTGTCATATCAGCACAAGTGTATTTCTGATATGAACATTTTAAATTTTCAGGCATTTCAATTTCTCGTATATCATTTGTGTATAGTTTAGCAACATCCAAAAAACTCATAGTGGTGCCAGTGCCAAGATTCCATATACCAGATTCTTGTACATCTAGAAATTTTTCATGGAAGTCTACAATTTGATCAACATGAATAAAGTCTCTTTTATAATTTTCACTATCTTTAAATACTTTCACATAGCCTAACTTTTCATGCTGAATCTTAAATTGTGTAAAAGGACTTGCTTGGGAACCTTTGTGTTCTTCATTAGAACCGTACACATTAAAATAACGAAAAATTTGTGTGGTATGCTTTGATGGATTATTTTTTACATAACGCTCAAACATATATTTAGACCACGAATAAGGTGTTCTAGGATCAACAGGTGATTCTTCAGTAAACTCAGTATTTAACCCATAGACAGATGCTGAGCTTGCAAACTGAAATTTTTTACCAGATAACTTACATAGATCATAAAGTGCTACTGAGAAATCGTAATTTTGTCTGAATATCTTGTCTACATCTTTTTCAGTAGTAGAACTAATACCACCAACATGAATTACCCATTCAACCTTAGTGATATCGGGAAATTCTCTTCCCCATTCATAAGTAACAACATCATGCTTGTCTTTAAGTCTGTTTAATAGGTGTGATCCAATAAAACCTTTGTGTCCTGTAATTAGTATTTTCATTTCTGTGAATCTCCTGGCAAAACTCTATAGTTATCTTCAACGGAATCAGGAGTAGACACTTCTAGAATTGTTCCTTCTTTATAACAAACGACTTGATGTGGAAAAAGTGGATCGTTATGCCATACATCACCTTTCTGTAGAACTTTTTCTTCAACCTTTGCGTTCTCAGTATTGATCCAACGAACAACAAATTCACCACTCATCACATACCAAGTCTCAATCTTTTCTTTATGAAAATGCATTGAGAATTTAGCAGCTTTCTTGAAATGCATAAACTTACTACAATAGTGGTCGTTAGTAACCCAAATTTCTTCTAATCCCCAACCTTTTTCTACTTTACCTTCTAATCGCATATCTCATCCAATGTCGGTGCATACACACCCATATGTTGAACAGTAATTGATGATGCTTTGTTTGCAAACTCTATTGCAGAACCTACATGATTTGTTAGCAGATAGTTATATACCAATGCTGCAAGAAAAGTATCACCTGCACCACATACATCAGACACTTCTACAGGCTTTGCACTAAAGAATTTGTTTTTATATGTAGCACCTTTGTCACCAAGAGTAACAATCAAGTCAGAACAATATGACTTTGCCTGTTGATATTCTCTGCTGTTGATTTTAACAAAACAGCCTTCGAATCTAGAAAGTTCTGTCTTTTTAGTATCAATGAATATTGGGCAAGTTTGTTCTTGTCTTGTCTGTTCGATAAGTCCATAAGAAACACATCCCTTGTTGTAGTCAGAAAACACAATGGCGTCATATTTTTTATCTTTCAAGTTTAAAGTAAGTTCTTTTGATTCAACATCTTCATCTATGCGTAAAAGGTGCTGATTACTTTTGAGATCAATGAGTCTTGTTTTCTTAGAAAGTGCGCCAACTACCATATCGACATCACAATTCAATGCCAATAGATTATTGCCAACATTAGAAGCCATACCTAATTTTAATTCTTGTTTTTCTGGAACAAAAATTGGTACTGGAGCTTCAGGACTTAGTTTAGTGACATTACCGTACTGATAGATATCAATACAAGTATCACCGACTAATAATATCTTGAATTTTTTTTGTTGTGGAATATTCTTCAATTCGATCAAAATAAATCACCTGTTTACAATATTTTTCACCTGTAATACTCTTACCTCTATAATCAGAACCTTTCACCATTATATCACATTCTTTGATGAAGTCAATCAATTCTTCTTTACTATCAAACAATCTTACCTCATCTACAGCCTTGAGGTTTTCCAACATCATTTTTCTTTCATACTGATTATTTATTGGTCTTTCAGAACCCTTTAGTTCTTTCACTCGACGATCCGTATCGATGCAAACCAAAAGAAAATCTCCCAAACTTCTCGCAAAGTTTAGGAGCTCTAAATGACCAACATGTAATATATCAAATGTACCGTTTACAATAATTTTCTTCATATAAGTATTTATGGCACCACTGAGAGGAATCGAACCCCTATTCTAGGTTTAGAAGACCCATGTCCTATCCGTTGAACGACAGTGGTATATTTGGTGCGAGTGGAGGGATTCGAACCCTCAATCCAGAGGCGGCAAATTTTAAGTCTGCTGTGTATACCGTTCCACCACACTCGCAATAAAAACATTATAACATAAATTTGTGTTGTTTACAGGTAATATTGGTGCCTCAGGAGAGATTCGAACTCTCAGAATCTTGCTTCTAAGGCAAGCATGTTTACCAATTTCATCACCGAGGCATTGGTGCGACCTAGAGGAATCGAACCTCTTTCCATGGCTCTTCAGGCCACTGCTATGACCACATCAGCTAAAGTCGCATGGTGCACCGTGAAGGTTACGCTCCCTCTACCCTCTGCTTGTAAGGCAGACGCTCTACTATTGAGCTAACGATGCGTGGGGTGTCCTATGAGGATCGAACTCATACTCTCTCGTTCACAGCAAGAAGTGCAGACCACTACACTAAGGACACCAAGAGCATTTGGAGCGGCTAAAGAGAATCGAACTCTTAACTTCTGCTTGGAAGGCAGTGGTTTTACCATTAAACTACAGCCGCTTATTTTAATCCCAAGGTGGATAACCGCCTTGAATACAAATCATTTTCATCGGACCAGAATAATCTCTCCATTCAATTACTTTACCATTCTTATCAAGAGGCCTTAGATCAGGTAGCGCAAATGTCGTTCTACCATCACCGCCATACTTTGTACCAATAATGGAAAAGAGTGCTTCGTTTCCTTTTACTTGCATGATTTGACCACTACAAGGTGCCCAAGTACGAACACCTCTAGTTCCAGCAAACTCTGTGATTGATCCGAGCATATCACCTTCTACTGACATGCCAAGTTTTTGTAACATTTTCTTAATCATATTTTCTCCTTAAGCAGCTAAACTTTTGTAACGATCTGCAGCGTATGATGCCGCAAACGCTCTTGGTTTTACCATAGGAATTACATTACAAGTTCCACGAATATAACCAATTGCTTCATTGATCACGCAATTTGAACCATGCATTTCACTTGGGTTGATATCAAGGTGGACTTCTACATCACGACCTTCCAGAACATCAGCCAACTTTAAATACATTTCAGATACCTTGTATACTTCATTCATCAAACGGTATCTCGGACGATCTTCTTTTTGGTCATAGTCTCTTTCACGAACAACTTCACCAAAAAGTTTGCAACCGTGTTTTCCATCTTTGTGAACAACTATAGCAATTATATAGTCAGCATGCCACACTTCATTCACTCTTAATCTTTCAGAATCACATCCAAGATAAATTTTTGTTTCTGGCGATTGTCTTGAGATGTAATCTTTCACTTCTTGTAAATTTATCTTGAACATGATATCTCCTTAATTGGCCTCGGTGGACAGAATCGAACTGCCATGACTGGTTTTGGAGACCAGCGTAATGCCTTTATACGACACCGAGATTAAAACTACTTATAATGGTCCTTCCTGATGGTTACGATCCACCGTCTAGCGGTTATCAACCGCTTGCTCTGCCATTGAGCTAAGGAAGGATTGGCACCACCTAAAGGAATCAAACCCTTTCTACAATGTCCGTAGCATTGCGTGCTATTCAGTACACTAAGGTGGTATAATTATGGTCTGGGTAGAGAGGATCGAACTCCCGACCTCCTGCTCCCAAAGCAGGCGCACTACCTGGCTGTGCTATACCCAGACGAAACTTTGGTGCCCCCGGAGAGATTTGAACTCCCGACCGCTCGCTTACAAGGCGAGAACTCTACCACTGAGCTACAGGGGCAAAACTGGTGGCGATGGAAGGATTCGAGCCTTCGATCTTTTCCGTATGAAGGAACTGCATTTGACCGCTATGCTACATCGCCATTAGTGAGAGTACTATCATATCTGTTTAAGGACACTTTTCAGTCCTCTCTGCATCCCTTAGACTCACCACAAGTCTCGCACCAACGGCGTGGATTCATGCAAAGATGAGTACTACCACGATAGTCTGGCTGCTGGTTAGGCACTTCGTTCTACAGACTCTCACTAATGGCTCCAGAGGTAGGGATCGAACCTACGACACACGGATTAACAGTCCGCTGATCTACCGCTGATCTACTCTGGAACAGGTGCTTCCTCTCTGCGGTGGTAATTATAGTGTCTCCAGTTTCGAACCCTTCAACGACACCTTCCACCCACTTCACGACCAAAGAGAATTCTCGCATTGCCAGCGCCATTTGCTCCAAATGGTAAGGTCCTGTGGGTATCACACCACTTCTCGACATGCGGACCACACTAGCCGTTGATTAGACGGCACGTTTGGTAGCGGGTAGCCGAATTGCACGACTAACTGTAGCTTATGAGACTACCGAGATACTATTTCTCTAACCCGCAAAACTTGGCGGTCCCAACGAGATTCGAACTCGTTCCTGCGCCGTGACAGGGCGCTATACTCGCCGATATACTATGGAACCATAAAACTGGTAGGCGCACGGAGAATCGAACTCCGGTCAATAGATTAAAAGTCTACTGCTTTAACCCCTAAGCTATACGCCCAAAATTTGGTGCTATGTCCTACTTGCAATAGGACTCTAGTCGCAGTTTGAGAGGCATCGTTCCTAGGATCGAGAGGCACATTCTGCCACAGCGTAAAGCGACGCTGTGCATCTTGGTGGAGAGTATCGGGTTCGAACCGATGACCTCCTGCTTGCAAAGCAGGCGTTCTCCCAACTGAACTAACTCCCCATATTGAAACACACTATGCCACGCTCTGAACCTGGACTCTTAGTAATGTGTTCGAATATGGTGTTGCTTGTTCCCGTCCGTCGGGCCAATGTGTCGGGCTTTATTGCTCTCTACCTATTCAGCCATTCCCATCGTCGAGAGTCAATGGGAAACATCTTGACACACCATCTAACTTAGATTACTTTGCCATTAGGCGTTTCATCTACTAGCAGTCAGCAAACCATATTGAAGCACACTGACAGTATCGAAACTGCCCACACCGCCGAAAGACGATGCTAGGTCCACTCCCAAGGCCGGCGCCATCTAGCCTTAGTGTGCTTCAATATGGTTGCTGGTTACGACTCCAGCACAATCGTATCGTCATTGTCGCTCGAATCACGCCTGTGTCTTCGTCAAAGGCTCGCCGCCTTTATACACGCTTCAGGTATTCGTGTTCTGGGATCAGCCCGAGGACTTTTCGGTCCCCACTTACTCCCATATTCAAGCACACTCGTTGTAGACTTTCTGTTAGTATCCCTTACGGGTCCCCGCTGGCAGCCCCAATGGCTGGGCCGGGCGACTAAGAATGTGCTTGAATATGGTGGGCTTCGTTGGAATCGAACCAACGCTTTCTCTTTTCGATTGCTCTACTCAGAGTCGTGCCCCCAGCAAACACCAGAAGCCCAAATAAACTTTACCATATTGAAGCGCACTTAGACTACTACCCTACTCGAGCATAGCCTTTCAGAGCTTCACCCAAATGCACTTCAGTATGGTATGGTAGCAGGAGTGGTTGCGATCCACTGCAGAGCACCGGGATTAAGGCCTTGTAGTTGGCTTGCTCTAGAGTCACCAATCTCTCAGAGGACCAATGACCGGCTTCATACCTGCCCTACTACCATATTGAAACACACTGGTCGAAGCAGATACGGAAGACACCCGCTGCTGTTTCCGATGCCTAGTCGGACTCGTCAATGCGCTTCAATATGGTGGGTGGTGATGGTAACGCTCCACGAGGCAACTTCCGATCTTATTATGCCGACGGTTTTACAGACCGCTGACCGGGGCACCACCCGTATTTGGTACACCGTAGGGGATTTGAACCCCTGATCTTCTCCGTGAAAGGGAGATGTCCTAGGCCGCTAGACGAACGGTGCAAGTAAACAACACAAATTTTTAAAGAACAATTCATCACATCATGTAGATCATTATACACTAAACCTACGAATTGTCAACTACTACTGTTGTAAAAAAACAACAGAGTGGAAGTACGGGTCGGATTCGAACCGACGAATCAAGAGTTTTGCAGGCTCCGCCATTAGACCGCTCTGGTACCGTACTATAACTGGTGGAGAATCAGGGAGTCGAACCCTGTGACCCTATTTCTAGAATCTACGGATTAGCAATCCGCTGCATTACCATCCTGCCCATTCTCCGAATTGGTGGAAGCGGTGAGATTCGAACTCACGGGCCACTTTCATGACCGACAGTTTTCAAGACTGTTGCAATAAACCGGACTCTGCCACACTTCCATATGGAAACACATTGCCAAGTAGAGCCATGGTATCTTGTGCGGGAGCAACCCCTACAATGTGCTTTCATATGGTCCTTGGACTAGGATTCGAACCTAGATCATCCCCTCATCTAGAGGCATCGCCGAGGTATAAGCTCGGAGTTTTACCATTAAACTATCCAAGGATTGGTGGGGGATACTGGATTCGAACCAGTGAATGTCGGATTCAAAATCCGATGCCTTAGACCAGCTTGGCTAATCCCCTAATAAACAACACAAATTTTTAAAGAGCGGAAAACAAAAACCCCCGAATTTTTTAGGTTCGGGGGTTTGTGTGAAAAACGATTAAAACTATTTTTACGCAAACCCCCCAATATCACTAAAATTGCAATTTGGTGAGCGATACTCTGCCTGCCATGTGCCTGTTGCACTGGCCTTGAGAGTAATTGTAGTGAAATGTAAGGAAGTTTTCATAGTTTTATAAGTGTATCACTGTATTTAGTAAAAGTCAAGCGTCTTTTTTCATGTTTGCCAAAAATAATTACGGTTGAATAGGCCAATTCACTATCTTTGGGAATTCCGATTGTTGAGGTATTTCTCTTAAAAATTTTCGGTATTCAATCCATTGTTGTTTAATGGCATCTGGAATAGGAGAATCCGGCATAACAGTCCAATCTGATTTTGCCAATAATTCGTCTCTCTTCTTCCTCACTTCACTTGATTTATAATCGAGCATTTCTTGTCTACTCTCTGGAGATCGTGGAGTGGGAACATGATTCTTATACCATTTGCCATCATCACCTTTAGTTGGAACACCCTCACTATATTCGTATTCAATCCAATCATATTCTATTTGTAAATGATGAACTAAAACATATCCACTAGGCAAAGGTTTAGTTTCATCATAAAATTTATCTAAATTTTCATCTACTTTAGCTATCTCTGGATACTCTTTAATCAAGATTCCTTCAGGTACTGGATACTCCAATACATTATCATTAGAATCTATTTTAGCAAAAAATCTCATATAATTTCCTTATTGATCTTCTGAAGTTATCTGAACTATATCCAACAAATTTAATGGAACCCAAGCAGAATCTCCATTCTCATTTTGAATCTCTTTAGCAACTCTTGGTTGCATAGTTTCCAAAGTTTGTTTAACAACATCAACTATACTTTGGCGCATTTCACTTTCAGTTTCATATGTAGTATACATTCCAGTAATAGGATTAAAAACTTGATATTTTTCTAACATCGTTACTTGCTCTCCATTGTAATAAACATACTCTTTACTTTTTTTAAGTTTATCAAACCATTCTAACCACCCAGTTGTACTTTGTGGATTAGCTTCTATATATTCTAATAAAACATTTCTACCATAATCCCAATCTATGTACGGACTATATTCAAAATCAAGTTGAAATGTATTTTTAGTCCATTCATAAGCTTCATCACAAACTCCATTATCTTTTAAGAAATCTAAAGAAAGTCTCTGTATCATACTACTGCTCCAAAAACACGATTAGTTGGGAAACCCCCAATCCAAGTTACTGTAACGCCGTTAATTGTTTGTATAGATGGCCCACCAGAACTTGCTGGTGTTTCACTGTTGTTAAAAGAGATTCCCCCACCAGCAGCACCAAATCCACCACCTCCAGCACCACCGTGTGGATAAACATTTTTGTATACCAAAGGACTACCTCCAGCTACACCAGCAGAACCTCCGGCTCCACTTGATTTGGGAGTTACGTTAAAAGCTAAAGAACAAGCACCAGATCCTCCACCTGTTCCACCAATACCACCACCTTGTTGGTTAGTTACTGCTGGAGCTCCAACTCCAGGAAATACTCTACCGCCACCGCCACCTCCAAATATATTGAAATCTGGACCAGAAACGGCAGTTCCGTTTGCACCAGAATTACCAATTGATCCACCAGCACCACCTTGTGCAAAATTGCCAGAAAAATAACCAACTCCGCCAATACCACCACCTTGACCACCGCCTCCACCAACGGTATAGCCATTTACGTCGTTTATATATGATGCACCTCCTCCACCACCGCCTCCAATATATCCATTTGAACTATTAATGTTTAATTCAACTGATGTTAGTATTGCTGGCCCACCATTTTGACCAGCAACATTCTGAAGACTAGGAACAGCATTTCCAGCATTTCCAGCATTACCTCCTCTACCCATTATATACCCATAGTTTTCTATCACTAATCCGTTTGGAAAATTACCATCAATAGTTAATGCTGGAACAGAGGTGTTATCACTCCAAATGTAAACACCAGAATTGACTGTCACATATACAGGGTTAACTCCATTCCAACCTTGTGCCAACAACCAATTTCTCAAATTCAATTCTTGTTGATTTGTAGTTATTGTATAGTATTCACTTGTAGATGAAGAAGGAGCCGTAGTATATGTCGTATTTGGATATGATGCTGTCTTAGTAATTGGATTACCCTGTGAAGTAGACCATCCCAACCATGTTCTTGGTGTCACAGAAAATTCATTTGGATCCATATAAACTGGTTCTACTTCTCTTTGTGTAAGTCCACTTGGCGTATACAAAACTATAGCACTATCATACATATAGTTTGATATTGTCTTATATGTCACATTACCATAAATTTGATCACCATATCTTGCTTGTGGATCAGGCCATCTTGGAGGGTCTCCAACTTTTTGGTACCAAACATTTGTGAGATAATAATCGATCTCTGTTAATGTTGGCATAATAGTCAATATCAAATCATTTTTAGTGCCAGTTTTTGTTTTAGAAGTTGCAGCTAATCCAATTCTTTTCTTATTAGTTCTCTGTTGAAATGCCGAGCAATAATTATATAAATCTAAAAACATATTGGTTTCAGTATAGGTATTGTCCCTTGCATACCAACTAGCAAGTCCAGAACCGTCACCAACTGTGGTATTTTTAGCATTAAGATCCGCAACAATTATTCTTCCACCAGTAACTGGTAAAGTTTCATTTTCTGGTTGTAATAACTGAGAAAATAAATTCAAAACTTGACCATTATCACCAGGTTCTCTGTATATAACATCAGTAAAACGTATTGGACTATTTTCATCAACAATAAAAGCCGCTTTTGGTATTCTAAAGGTATCCCAAGTATTTGGTTCAGGACTCCAAAAAGGACCAGAAGTTTGAGCATATGAAGTGGTGTCATCTACCCATCCAGCTGACATCTCATAACCATCACGAACAGTAGAATTAGGATCTCCAGAACCATTCATCATAAATTTACAATGATAAGAAGCTTCAGTGTAAAAATCAACATTATTGAAATATTCAACTTGACTACCATAAACAGCACCTTCTGAATCTGAAGTAGTCAGTACCATCTCATAATAATCAATAGTAGTTGAAGTGGTTGACGGATAAGTTCCACCACGATATTCAAAACCATATTTTTCAATTACACCAGTTCCAGCATTAATACCCATCACTAATACACTAGTCTTATTTAAAGCTCCAGTTGATATTGGGTTATTATTTGCTATCATGGACACATATATACGATTTCTAACTGGTTCATGAATGAAACTACTAATTTTAGTAATTTGTATTGGATAAAATACACTTCCAGTTATATTCTTATATGGATATCTTCTTGCCCAAGCTATAGAAGATGAACTAGTAATACTGGAAATTGGACCATTAAATTTAACAATAATAAGTTCGTTTACACTTGCATCATGCGTAGCAATCATATAAACATCGTCATTATTTTTATCTTTGGTCCAGTGAACATTGTTAAAAGAGAGTGTGTTGTGTTGTATACGGCGATGAAGAACATCCGTAAAACCAGCATCATATTCTAACAGATATGCTCTAGCACGATCACTCGTATTTGCTTTTTCATCATAACCACCAACAACAAAATTATTACTAGAAGTACTAAAAGAAGTTGTATGAATATATTTTGTAGTACCAGCCCCACCGCCACTAAGATTTGTCTTAATTGACCATAACTCTTGTCCATCACGATCAAATACGGCAGTTGGCATCATCCATGCTTGTAAACTGGTATCATACATTGTAGAACTAAAGAAAAATAATCCATTATCATTAATCGCACCAACAGGTGTATCTAATGATGCTGAACTAGTCCATTTTCTTGTGAAAATACCAACCAAATCAACTCTTGCTAAATCAAGTGCTGAAATTGCGCCACTAGAAGGCACATTACCCCTATATCCACTCACACCTGTAGGGACATAGGGGCCTCCCGAATAGTACTCAGTTAAACCTATTGGATTTGCACCACCAAATTCAGTTTGTATGTCTGCAAAACTGATATTTGTGTTGGCAATTCCTACTCCAGTGGCTCTGTTTGGTATTCTAAAGTCTTGTGTTGTCATGCTAAGTTAAAAATCTCCCATTTTGACTCTATTTAGTCTATTCTCCTAGATAAAATTTAAATCCAGTCATTGAGTCCCAACGAAACGACCGCCATTCTTGTTTTTCGAGATCAAAAACCGGCTGAGCATCATCGGATTTTACTTTTCCTGTGTTTTTTGGCAATTTTTCTTCAGGAATTTTCGATTCTGCAAGAGTACAAGTCATTTTTCGTTCGGATCCATCTTTTTTGACAAAAGAAATCGTCACTGGACCGTCTTTGAGCAGTCCAATGAACCATTTTTTATCTTTTTTCGTCTCAAACGGCAAAAATTTCAAATCTTTTTCCATTTTTTCCTCATTTTGAATCGGCTATCGCCTTTAAATTGTCAATTAGTCTTACAGCATGCAATTTTGTCAATGCACGCTCCAGATATTCATCAAACCATTCTTGTGATTTTTCAGTTTTTCGTAAAATACAACCGTAAATATTCGATCCAACCAATCCTTTGATGTAAACCGATGGGTCTGCAAAGATTGCTTCAAATGTATCATCAAATTTTGGATTACCTAGATCGTCCTTGCTAAAAAAAGCCACATGGTACATGTCTCCGACTGTCGAAGACCCCACTGGCTTTCCTTTGAACGACTCTTCTTTGAATTTAAAATATGATAAATTCAATTCGTCATCATCATCTCCTGGTAGAAAATAAAAACCATCGTAGTCTTCTTTAGCCATAAGACATTTCCTTTTCTAATTGTTTTTTATTTTTCTTGCGATCATAACGAACAGCACTTACTGCTACTCGCATACGATATTTAGGTGAGCGCAAATCTTTGGCTACGAGATTACGAGGTTTGGTATTTTTGATTCTCATTTTATGTACATGTATGCTGCAAAAAGAAATATTGATAGAATTATAAGTTTATAGGTAACAAAAGTAATAAACGCCATGAGAGCCGCAAATGTAACCCACAAAGGCGCTGTGATTAAAAGAAGAAATGTTTTCATGATTATAACCGAACGATAATACCGACAAAGTAAATAAAGAGAAGACCACTATTTACAGCAATCATCGCTTTGTCTTTAATCATAAAACCCCAGATTAAAAACAGAAACGACCCAAGATTTAATAATATAATATTTAATGGGTCAAGTGATAATGTCGTACACGCTGCACCTGATATTGTAATAAAAGTGGCAACCCATTTAATTAATGTAACATTATCTAATTCGTAAATCTTCGAAAACATATTCATATCCTTTTTCATTATGTCCTATTGTAACATAGAAAAAGGCATCTGTCAACCCCGTTGTTGCACAAAAACAACACCGTAAATTAGTGAGTACTTACTTACTTTTGATTCGCTCGATTATCTCTTTTGCCTCTGTATAGTTTGGATCCGCAATTAAATATGATTCTAGATATTCCTGCTGCAATATGCGAATCAATGACTCCGCAACCAGTTGTTCCATCGGGCTCAGTTCCATATACCAAGAAAGAAACTGAGCCTCATCCTGACATGCCCAGATCGTATTGAGCATCCTCAGTTGGTGGCTATTCAGACCATCGATTCTCATTCCCATGTGCGATGCCTCTCGGCTACCCATTCACGACCATCGTTTTCACAGATCATCCAGTTTACATCATCAGGGATCTCTACGATTTTCAGTTCAGAGTACTTGCCGTTTGCCGCCGTCCCAAGCGCTTCCACTACCTTTACCAGATTCTCGTCATCCCGAGGAATATCACAATCCAAGAAATAATCTTTCAATTCCGCATCACGATAGAACATAGTAAACGAACCGTCTACTTGCTCGTAGAGCTTAAACCCTACAAGGTCTGCGTACATACGAATGGCTTCATCAGACATTCCAAACCCACCATAATCACTATTGATAACGATCTTCATTTTTATCCTTTCGATAATCGTTAAATCTTAGAAACAAAGAAAGAATCGTATTCAGAGCCATAAAGACCCCGAATACGATTAGAAAGCACTCGATCATAACACCTCGTGCCACACAGAATTATACCTTAGTACCTCTGAACAGTTCTTGGGTAACAGACATTCACACCAAAGTGAACCGTGTGCAAGTACCTGTACATCCACCAGAGTTCGCAATTTAAACAAGTCTTTTCTATATATCAGGGCTCTCATCGCTCACACTCATACCAAACTATACGCACAGAACGCTATGATTGCTAGTGAAATTGAACAGAGAATTGCACAGACAACATAGACCTTTGTAGTATTAGGGAATATTGTTTCCCATTCGACATTTCCAATATTCATATTCTTTACTTTACCATGACATTGATTAATCCAGAGAGTTCACAAGCCATATTCTGAATCTTTTCTTTTTGCTCATCATAGAATTTCTGGTTACGAGCAAACTCAGCTTTTTCAACCTCAAACTTCTTGAGATTCTTCAGAACAATCAGCATTGCATCTTGCATTTCTTTTTTAGTCTTACTCATATTACTTTTCTCCTATAAGCATTTCACAAGTATCTTCACCGTACATGTAAAGAAGGGTTAATTCTACACTCTTCCGTACATTGTAAGATTCACGAAAAGTACTAAAGGTTTCAGAGAACCATTTTGTATCACCTTTCATAGTAGCGTAATCTTCAGCTACTGTTAATAATTCTTTGGGTTTCATTATAGATTCCTTTTCTTCATAGGGCACACAGACATTATATGAGACTCTAGGGGATTTGTCAAGCAGGGAGAGAGGCAAATATGAGACTCTATTCGAATATTTTTTATGAGACTCTATATGAGACTCTAAAAGGGAAATATGAGACTCTATGGGGATTATTTTGGGACCCATAGAAAAGACGATGAGACTCTAATGAGACTCTAAGATACAGTGGGTATGAGACTCTAAAACCAATACTACAGCCCCCACCCCCCTACTCTACTTTAGCCGATAACCGCAGTAGACTCGGAGATGGCGTTAAACTTCGCCTCGGAGATTAGGGTGTATTTTAAATCCAAAACCCAAGCCATAGGTACGCCAACCTGTTCTGCTATTTTCTCTACGGGCATTTCGTCCATGAGCAATTCTTCGATTTCAATATAAATTTCAGACATCCGAGCCATCAGATACCTCCAACAATCAGAAAACCAACAGAGA